TCAAGTTCCTCGTGGCTTATGACGCCGACTCAAATGCGGTGCAAGAGTCCACGATGAACACCAAGATCGTGATGGAGCCTGGCTCTATCAGCGAAGCTCAGCTCAATCTCGCCTGCCCCAAGGAGGGTCCCAATGTCTGAAGATAGCAAGCTCCTGTTCACGTCGGGCGCCGACTGGAATGAAGAGCTCCTCCGACGCTGCTGGGAGGAGTGCAAGGTCATCGCGCAAGAGGACATGCGCCAGACCTACTACGAGCCTCAGATTGAAGTGGTCTCGGCCGCACAGATGCTCGAAGCTTATACCTCAAGCGGCTTGCCGGTCTGGTACTCGCACTGGTCATACGGCAAGGAGCTGGTCAAGTCGGAGGCAGACTACAAGAAGGGCCTCATGGGCCTGGCGTACGAGATCGTCATCAACTCGAATCCCTGCATCGCCTACCTGATGGAGGAGAACAACGCGTTGGTCCAACTGTTGGTCATCGCGCACGCATCGATCGGCCACTCCGCTGTCTTCAAGAACAACTTCATGTTCAAGAACTACACGGACGCGGCGGGCATCGTCAGCTACCTGAGCTTCGCTCGCCGTTACATCTTGATGTGCGAAGAGCGCTACGGCGTTGACGAAGTCGAAGCGGTGCTTGACGCGTGCCATGCACTGAGCCTGTACGGCACAGACAGCGCTAAGCGGAACCGCGCTCTGAACTCTGAGCAAGAGGAGAAGAAGGCCATCGAGCGCTTTGCTCAGCAGCTGTATGACTATGACGCTGTGTGGCAGAAGGTCGGCAAAGGCTTGGTCGACAAGGCAAAGGCTGACCAAGCACCGCCTGCCGAGGATGACGAAGAAGGCTTGCTCGCAGAGCCGCAAGAGAACCTCCTCTACTTCATCGAGAAGCACGGCAAGATCCCAGCGTGGAAGAAGGAGCTCATCCGCATCAACCGGATGATCGCTCAGTACTTTGACCCACAACGCAAGACCAAGGTGCTGAATGAGGGCTACGCTACCTTCACTCACTACTACATCCTCAACAGGCTGTATGACAAGGGCCTAATCGACGAAGGTTCGATGCATGAGTTCTTCCGAATGCACTCGGGCGTCATCGCGCAGCGTGCGCAAGCCGCCTTCAACCCGTACAAGCTCGGCTTTGAGATCTTCATGTCCCTCAAGGCTGCCTGCGAGGATGGCTGCAAGGACCCCGATGACGAGCCGTACCACGGCCACTTGAAGGGGCAACCGTGGCAGGATGTCTTGCAAGAAGCCATGATGAACTATACCGATGAGACCTTCATCCTGCAGTTCTTGGCGCCGTCGGTAGCGAAGAAGCTCGAGATGTTTGCGATCCGTGACCACGGACTCTATGACGAAGAGTACCTAATCACCGAGGTGGCTCGTCCTGAGTCCTTCCGTGAACTGCGCGCTAAGCTGGCCGCACAGTACCACATCTCGCGCTACAAGCCTGACATCCAGGTCATCGGAAACGACGATGACGTGCTAAGGTTGAAGCACTTCGTTGTCAACAACCGCCCCCTCAACGAAGAGCAAGCCAATGACGTGATCGCGCATGCCTCCTACCTTTGGGGCGGCACGGTCAAGCTGACGATGTACATCGATGACGGCGACGGTGAAACCAGCGTGCCGCATGTCATCATGGCCCTCAACGGCGCAAGGGTTGAGAACAGCATCGATATCGGCTGGGGCGTGTTTACATTCTGAGCGTCGTGATGGCCGATAGGTTGAGTAGATTGTGCCGCAAGGAGATGCGCCTACGAGAGCAACAGCTCAAGCAGGCGTATGAGCTCAAGGAGCTGCTTCGACAGCTCCGCGAGGACATCGTCAAGCTCCAAAGGCTGCAAGCATGAACTACGAGAATCCCACACCTGTCGCGGTCAACATGGTAAGAGTCCTTGACAGTGACCTCAATGTCATCGGCCTGCTGGGGATCGAACGGGGCATCGAGCCACAGCTAGGCGGGCTGGCGATGCCTGGTGGCTACGTCGACAAGCTTGAGTCCATCGAGCAAGCCGCTTCGCGCGAATTTGCGGAGGAGGTAGGCATCTCCTTCTCCCCTAGTATGTGGAGGCTGTCTCACTCTGAGATTACGGCTACAAACCGTGTGCTGATCTTCTGCGAGGCAATAGTATGCATTCCCGAGCCGAAGATCGCTGAGCTCAAGCCTAACCGAGAGGTGCGGCGCTTTTGCGTGCTGACACGCGAGTCAAAGCTGTGCTTCCCGCTTCATCAGAAAGCTCTCGACGCTTACTTTAACAAGCAGGTGCATGATGATCGCTGAGTTCAAGGGTGAACACCGTTGGCTGAGCAACTTTTGGCCTTGCACCGTCAAGTACAAGGACGTGCTCTTCCCGTCATCGGAGCATGCTTATGTCATGGCCAAAGTCGAGCCGCACCTTTGGCCCGCGGTCTTGGACCTGGTCCTTGAAGCAAAGACAGCGGGTCAAGTCAAGCGGCTCGGGCGCAAGCTGCCGCTTCGACCTGACTGGGACCTGGTCAAGGTGCAGGTGATGCGTGACATCCTTGAAAGCAAGTTCTCAAACACCGGCCTTGCGGCGATGCTGCTAACCACGGGTGATGAGGAGCTTGTGGAGGGAAACCACTGGGGTGACACCTTCTGGGGCGTCTGTGACGGCGTCGGTCAAAACTGGCTAGGTCGGCTGCTGATGGGAATCAGGGCTGATCTGGCAAGTAAGCGAGCGTCTCCCGAAGCTCCTTAACCACTTCGTGCAGCTTGTCGGCGATCCGACGAATGCGCGCCTCCACGCCCGGATCATCAATGTTCCGAGCGAGTTCATGCAGCGCAATCACTGCGCTCTGGAGCGTCAGCAGGTCTTTCATAGAAGTATTTAGCCAAGACCTGTTTACCTGGACATTTGAAAGGGATACAATCATTCCTATCGAAACTCGGATACTTAAGGAAGCGAAATGAAGCTGCTCGAGGAAGAGATCAAGTTCGAAGGCAACCTCCCCCAGGATGACCGCTTGACCTTCAAGCTGAAGTCCAACCCGAAGATGTTCGCGATCCTGTCGGACGGCATCTACACCGACAAGATTATGGCCGTCATCCGCGAGCTGAGCTGCAACGCTCGTGACTCCGCGGTCATGGCTGCCATCGCCGACCCGGATCCTGCTCGCAAGTTCGGCTTCATGGTCAACGTGCCGACCACGCTCGACAACAACTTCTGGGTCGAGGACGTCGGCCTGGGCATCGACCCCGACCACATCGTCGACATCTTCTGGACCTACGGCGCATCGACCAAGACCCACACGAATGACGCCATCGGCGCTCTCGGCCTCGGCTCGAAGAGCCCGTTCGCCTACACGAAGAGCTCGTTCCTCGTCATCAACCGATACAACGGCGTCGAGTACAAGTACTTCTGCTTCATCAACGAAGGCGGCGTGCCGGACGGCAAGCTGGTCTTCCAAGCTCCTACTGACTTGCCTAACGGCGTCCGTGTCGAGCTCGCGGTTCGCATCGATGACATCAAAGCCTTCCGCCAACGGATCATCCGCTTCTACAGCTACTGGAACCCCGCTGACCTGCCCACCTTCCAAGGCGATACCTCGGTGGTCAAGGCCATCGAAGAGGCCCGCGGCAACCCGATCTCTACCGGCAGCGACTGGAACCTCCGCAAGTACAGCCATGACAACGCCGGCCCGGTCGCCGTCATGGGCGGCGTGCCCTACCGCATCACGGCCCAGTCCTTGCCCCGTGTTTCAGATCGCGCTCGCGCCATCCTGAACCAGCCGATCACGATCACCTTCCCCATTGGCGCCTTGAGCTTCCAGGCTTCGCGCGAGGAGCTCAGCTATGACGAGCCGACGTGCAAGGTCTTGAGCGTTGCATTTGACCGGATCGCTGGCGAGCTGGTTGAAAAGTCCAAGTCGGACCTGCACAACATGGACTCGCCGAACGCTTTCCTCAAGAAGTTCAACGAGAAGTACCGCCTGCTGTACGAAAGCTTCCCGTTTGTCGCTCAAATCATCATGGGCGAGACCTTCAAGCTGGCCGACGGCCGCGAGGTCGTGCCGAGCAAGCTGCGCACCGACCGCATTCATGTCAGCAAGGGAGAGCACCTGCTATTCAATGTCCAGTTGATCTCCGCGGACTACAAGATATACGTCAAGGGGCCGCAGCGCTTCGGCCTGACGGCGATCTCCTTCGTGATGGTGGAGCATCCTGGCACGGTTGACCCGAAGACCAAGCGCACGGTCGGTGCCCAGAACAACACGATCGACTGGTTCTCGCCGGCGCTCGAGCCGAAGCCGTTGCTGAACGTCAACATGAAGCGGCGGGCGGCGAACTACCTGCATGAAGGCCACAAGGTCACAAACACCAACTTTGACCTGTACACGCGCGAAGGCAACATCGCCTTCATCATCAATGACCTAGGCGAGCGTGGCTCGGAAGGCATCCGCTTCTACGCTGAACAGTTCAACGACCCTGACCTGATCCGAGCCTACCAGAGCGCCGCTCTGTACTTCATCGACGGCTTCGGCGGCGGCTTGAGCGCAGCGGACACTCTGGTCAAGTTCAGCGAGCATGTCAAGGGCACGATCGCGGACGGCGCTAAGGTCGTGCTGCTGAGCACGCTGCCGAAGTTCAAGTTCCCTGAGCCACCGAAGCGTGACTTCGTAGCAGCAAAGAAGCCTGCGCAGAAGGGCACGATCGAGCAGCGCTTCGACATGTACACCTTCCCCGTTGACCAAGCCGGCAAGCACATTCAGCGCGAGCTCTACAAGCTGGATGGCCTGATCAACCTGAGCTTCTACAAGCCCACCCACAGCCGTGACTATGCACGTCACGAGCTGAAGCGGCCAATGCTGTACGTGCCCACCGTGCACGGTCAACCGCTGGGCGTGCACAAGCAGTTGATCGAGAACGAGCTGGTCGGCGCCTTGTTCACGCTCGGCTTGCTCGAGCCTTTCATGACAGACGGCAAGCCATTGATGATCGGCTTGCTGTCTGACCGGCAGCAAGAGGAATGCAAGAACAAAGGCGTAGAGCTTGTCGACATGGCTGAGCTGCTCAAGCCGATCAAGGACATGGTAACAGCCGACGCCGGCTTGCTCAAGGCAATGCAAAGCCGGTTAAACGCCCTTGACCGGTCGGACGGCGCGCGGATCGCTAAGGCCTTCATCAATGAATCCAAGTTTGTCAAGGCGATGGGGCCGCTCGGCCCGAACAACGTCTTTGTTAAGCTGCGGGGCATCACAAACGTGGTCAAGAGCGCGCTGATCGGCAACACGAAGCGCTCGGCGCTCGTGTACGTGGTCCACACGATCGAGCGTCAGTTCGATGACATGCGAACCCTGCTAGAAGGCAAGGTGCGCCTTGCCGACGTGCTCAAGGCTTACCCGCTGCTCGAGCACCTGGGCGATGAGCTCTACGATCGCAAGGAGCCCTTCTTCCACCAAGTTGTTGCCTACTTGGTGGGTGTTGACCGCACGATCGCTGAAGCTGAAGCCCAAGCACGACGCGACACCGAAGCTGCTTACTGGGCCGAAGCTTTGCTGACCGCTTAAATACATCACGGACTTGTTTACACCGGATCCGCTTCAGTATACAATTCACATACCACAACACGGAGAGAGCCATGGCAATCGATGCAAAGAGCGCGCCGCAGGTCTTCTGGACCAAGAACGCAGTCGGTCTGACCCTGATCGTCAACGGAGTGCCGGCGGTCGTTGACACGACCAACCCGAACTTCGACCTGATCGAGCAGGAGCTGCGCGCCGGCAAGTACGACCGAGTCCTGGCTCTCGCCAATGTCAAGCGTACGGTCGCCGAAGCGATCACCAACGCTAACGCTCGCGTGCGCTTCGTTGATGGTGAGCTCTACTGGGAAGGCCCGAAGGGCCCCGAGAAGATCGCCGGTCCACTCGTGGACCGCATCATCGCCTCTGTCCGCAACGGCAGCACGGCCGAGTCCATTCAGCCGCTGGTCCTGCTGCTGCAGAACATCAGCCGTAACAAGAAGAAGGACCTCCGCGAGGAGCTGTACCAGTTCCTGATGAGCGGCAAGATGCCCATCACGAAGGACGGTTGCTTCCTGGCCTACAAGAAGGTCGCGCGAAACTTCAAGGACATCTACACCGGCACGCTGGACAACAGCCCCGGCAAGCTGGTCGCCATGGACCCGGACAAGGTCGACGTCAACCGTCACCAGACCTGCTCCGTGGGCCTGCACTTCTGCTCGCGCTCCTACCTGAGCCAGTACCGCAGCGATGTCAGCTCACGCACCGTCATCGTCAAGGTCAACCCGCGCTTCGTGTTCGCCATCCCGACGGACTACCAGAACACCAAGGGTCGTGCCTCCGAGTACTTCGTCGTCGGCGAAGCTCTGGGCGATGCGGCCAAGGACGAGCTGTTCCTGCAGCCCTTCATCTTCGACGAGAACATGAAGGACGCCGCACCGCAAGTCAAGTTCGTGGAGCAAGGTCCGGAAGGCGCCAAGCAGAAGGCCCGCAAGAACGTGGCGCAGCCGAAGGAGACCGTCTCCATCGGCAACCTGAAGCCTTCGCTGAAGGTCCTGGCCGAAGGCTACGGCCTGGCAAAGAACGGCAAGGCCTGGGTCCGCTTCCAGGACTCCAAGGGGCCGCTGCCGGCTGAGAAGTACACGATCGCCTTCGAGCAAGACGGCACCTACATCTCCTCGATCACTGGCAAGCCGGTGCCGAAGAGCGACCTGAAACAGCTGTCGGTCGAGACCAAGTCGGTCCGCTCTGCAATGGTCCGCGCCGTGGCCAAGCGCCGCGGCCGCGCCTAAGGAGACGCTCTGTGAAAGCCAACAGCTGGCACGGGCGTCTCGCCTTCTATTACCACAGCGCCAACCTACACCCTGAGGTGCAGGTGGACATCTGCACCTACTCACACTGGGTGTTCTGGGGTACGGTCAAGGCTCTGCTCATTACAGCCTACGGCGGCCTCATCGCCTTCCTTGCAGGTCATGACATAGCTTGGGTTGCAGCGCTTGTGAAACTCAGAGCTTTGCCTGACGCCGGCGACTTGCTCGCAATCGTCCTGGTCCTGCCGCTCATGGCAGCGGTCTCCCTCTTCGTTGTCGGCTTTGTCTTCGGCAGCTACCACTATGGCGAGTGGAAGAAGGCCAAGCGAAAGGCCAAGAAAGCCGTGGAGCCCGAGCCCTACGAGCCCGACTTCTTGACCAAGCTCTGGGAGTCCTGGTCCGGCAAGATGTGCTTCCGCGTGGACTTCTCCGACCGTACCGAGCTGCCTACATGGGTTGACCGTACGCGCAGCCGCCGCTACTACTGATCCTCCCTCCGGCGTCATGCAACGACGCTTTCACCGCCCGGCCTAACAGCTGGGCGGTTTTTTCTTGCGCGCTTGGTTTACATTCTGTAGAGGTCCGGGTACAATCATAAATACCGCCTGCAAGGCGCCAAAGCGGACGTAGGAAGATAGGTTTAGCCGCACCTGCTGGAAACTAGAGGAGAACATCATGCAGCATCAAGTTCTGGTACTCGACAAGTCTTGGACCCCTCACGAGTGGATCACCCGTGACGAGGCCATCATGTGCGAAGCCAAGGGCCAAGTCCTGGATCACCTGGGCGATGACCTCATCACCTACCGTGGTGGTGACAACTCCGTGACCAAGTCCCAGTCCGAGCTGATGACGGCTTCGATCATCGTCATCAAGGGCGAGTCAACGGTCAAGCGGGTTAAGCCGTCTGCGCTGACGAACTCCTCACTGTTCCAGCGTGACCGCTACATGTGCGCCTACTGCTCTGGCTTGTTCACGAGCCATGACCTGACTCGTGACCACATCATGCCGGTGTCGAAGGGCGGCCCGGACGTGTGGATGAACGTGGTCACGGCCTGCAAGGCCTGCAACAACCTGAAGGGTGACTTGCTGCCAGGCAAGCCGCTGCCGCATGGACAGTACAGCCCGCAAGGCACTCGGACCATGGATCCGCTCTACCTGCCGTACATCCCGTGCAAGGCCGAAGCCATGATCATGCGCAACCGCAACATCCAGGCTGATCAGATGGCCTTCTTGTTGGGACGGATCGCCAACAAGGACCGCAGCCGCGTGTACCGTGACTTGGCTCCGAAGTTCATCACGAGCTGAGTTCAAGCTCGGCTAAATAAGGGTGGCATTTGCCACCCCCTTTATTCTATGCTAGTCGAAGATGTGTTCACCAACCGAGATAGGTCACCCCGCACCGCTGCGCTAAAGCTTCAGCAGGCGATGGCTGACTACCCGCTTGACCTTCACATCACCCTCGCCCCCACAGAGGTGTACGGCAAGGCTAAGGAAGCCGGTAAGGCTGGCGTACGGCTCTCCTACACAGACACACACGGCTTAGTCAAAGGCTGGGTTGACCTGCTACCGTCACCGACTCTACCCGAAGAGTATGTCGTCGTGGCGGCTGCGAGCGGTAGCGTCTTTTCGGGGGAGAAGTTTGACATTCCGAAAATCTTCAAGGTCATGCAGCGAGACTTCATGTTCAAGGTGTTTGAGCAGCAGCTGAAGTCAGCCTTAGGTGTGACATCAATTGACCAACGGCAAGGCATCGGTGAGGACAACGACTACGTTGCGCACTGGGACATCTTCCCGCCGTTCAACCTGCCAGGTCACCAGGTGTATGACCAGTACATCGTCTCTCACATCAACATCAACATCACCACCCATTCGACGGTCCGAGTCTGGATCTATGATGTCAACGGCGATGACGCCGCAAAAGCCGAAGCAACCGACCTCCATGAAGCGCTAAAAGAGGCCGCGGAGGCGATCAAGCAAATGACGCCTGACGACATGCAAGATCCAAGCCACAACCTAAAGCCATATAAGCGGTTCTGACAGCTAAATACTAGGCACGGCAAGCTCGCCGTTCGGAGACCGCCATGTGGGACATCCTCACCTTCATCCTTAACTTCCTCACCCACCCGTTCCTGGTGGGCGCATTCGTCGGCGCTGCAGTCGGCGCCTGGTTCTACCGCTGGATGCTGAAGCGTAACCCAGCAAAGCTCGAGCAGTGGGCTCAAGAAGCGAACGGCCTGGCCGCTCTCGCTAAGTCCAAGTTGGACAACAAGTAACGGTACAAGTAGGATTGTTACACTTTAGCCGGTTTACAACGACTTCGACTGTAAATACAATTCTACCATCATGAAGAACACCTCCCTATCATATTTGAGCTCCTCATCGCTTTATAGCGATGGAGGCTTTTGCATGATCGGGTAAGACAGAACTTCTACCTTCACACCTAGCAAAAGCCTCCGACCGAAAGGTCCGAGGCTTTTTCTCATTGGTGTGACGCTCTTTAACAATTCGCGCTTTACTTTTGGGGTCGTAGACAGTAATGGCTTCTGCCCGGCCTGTAAACCCGGTGTCCCTGACCAACAAGGTTCGATTCCTTGCGGCCCCACCAAAAGTAATGGATCAGCTGGGTGAGACGAGCCCAGGAGCCAGTTTGGGCTCCCGCGAAAGCTACGTAGGTTCGACTCCTATCCTGATCCACCCGTAAGACCCTTGGAGGTATAGACGCCTATGGAGAGCGCCCGGACTGTAACCCCGGTACTTCGGTCATGAAGGTTCGATTCCTTCTACCTCCACCCACCGCCCTGGTGATGAAATCTTGGTAAACATGTCCGCCTCAGAAGCGGAATTCTGCGGGTTCGAGTCCCGCCTAGGGCACCATATGCACACGTGATGGAATTGGTATACATCACAGCCTCAGACACTGTGGCCTTCGGGATTGGGAGTTCAAGTCTCCCCCGTGTGCACCTAAATAGGCAGCATGAAACGCGGACCTAAACCAGCTACACCAATTTCAACGGCACACATGTGTGCTTACGACTGTGGGCAAACTGCCCTATTCATTAGTGCAAGTGGAAAGTACATTTGCTGCAAGAGCGCTAATCAATGCTTAGCAAATCGAGCTAGAAGCAGTGCTACATTGAGAGCTGGCTATCAAGCAGGAAGACCTACTGCAGGGCCGATGCGCGAAGATAGAATCAAGGGCGGTTTAATGGCCGCACGTATTGCAAAAGACAAACGGCAGCACCACTTAACAGATGCACCATGGCACGAAGTTCCTAAGAGCTGCTTCCATGAGCGCGTGTTGTTAGAGCAAGGCGGCATTTGTAAAGAATGCGGCCTTGGACAAACTTGGAATGGCAAGCCCTTAGTGTTTCAGCTTGATCACGCTAATGGTGATAACAAGGACAATCGGCGTGAAAACTTACGCATGATCTGTCCCAACTGTCACACACAAACTCCAACGTGGGGTTTTAAGAAACGTACTTAGTCACGCGCCCGTGGCGGAATGGGTAGACGCGGCAGACTCAAAATCTGTTGCCGCAAGGCGTGTCGGTTCGAGTCCGACCGGGCGCACCAAGTGTTTACAAGCGGATCGTGATGATGTACAATCATTCCATTCTGCCAACCGATACTTAGGAGCACAGCATGACCTTCCCGACACAAATTGTAGTCACAAAAGACGGCGTCGAGGTGTTCAACGCGGTCGCAGGAATTCATCGCGGCCAACCGCTGACCTACCCAGGCTGCGAGGACTCTGCTGCGCGAGGCTTCATCTGCTTTGCAAGCCCACTCATTGGTTGCGCTTACCACTACACCAGTTACATCGAAGCCGCTGAGCGCATCGCCCGCATGGGTTACATTACGACCATCACGGAAGCCGGCGCCGACAAGGTGATTCAATGAGCTGCGTTCACAACTACAAGCCGGTCGAAGGCGTCCGCGCCGTCTACCGCTGCCCAAGCTGCGGCATCTTTGCGCACAAGAGCAAGGCTCGCATCGGTCATGGCTCAAGCACCGAACTGACACCCTACAAGTGCCACCGCACAGGGTGCGATCAGCCGGTTGTCGTGCTGTACCCGGTTGTCAAGGGACGGAAGCGCTCACAACCTAGCTGCACCTTCCACCGCAAGGACCAAGAGATCGCAGAGCTCGGGCCGCTGTCCGACGCCATCCGAAACTTCAAGCGGTGAAGCTCGAGTACCTGACCGATAAGGCAAGGCACCTCATCTGCTTGCCCTACTCAATCGAGAACCTGCACCTGATGGCGCAGGAGCTCAACATCGCTCGCTGCTGGTTCCACAAGGACCACTACGACATTCCCAAGCGCCGCATCGCTGAGATCGAAGCGAAGTGCCGGATCGTGACCAGCCAGGACATCGTCCGGATCGCGAGGCACGGTGGCGACTAAATACCAGCATGAAGTGCTGGCATGAACTGACTATCCCGACAGCGGGCGCCCTAAGACCTGGTTGGACGCTCCCCGCTGACCCCAAGCCCTGGGCTATCTATGACCCTACGCTGACCGACATCTTCACCGATGATTGGTTACGCTGGATGACCTTGATCGGCCTGCCGGTCTGCCAGGCTATCTTGTTCTACAAGCAGCCTTGGGCTCGAAGCCCCATCGCGCACATCGACATGAGCACGCCGACTAGGCCGAAAGCATTTGCTTTTAACTGGGTCCTAGGCGGCAAGGGGAGCAAGATGCTGTGGTACACAGGGCATGAGGGCAAAGCAGGTGCCGCAAGCCTGACCATGGTCGAGACAGACTACCTCTCATGGCCTAAGACGGAGCTCACGCTTATTGACAGCCATGAGGTCAAGCAAGAGCTTACGCTCGTGCGCACGGACGTTCCGCACTCCATTGACGTGGAGGCTGAGCCTCGGTGGTGCATTAGCGTAAGGGTTCCTGACAGCGTCATTGGGGCCTCTTGGAACGAAGCTGTAGCTAAGCTGCAGCACCTCATCATCGGATGATAAACCGGGCGGGCGTCCGGGGCCGCCTTGAAAGCGGTACGGTTCGGCTAGTACCCGGGCTGGGGTTCGAGTCCTCTGTCATCCGCCGCTTTATATCACCTTGGCCGAAAAGGTAATATAATGCAAACACATCACGCCCTCGTGATAAATGCAAATTGGTACAGCTACTAGCTTGAGATGCTAGATTTTTGCGGGTTCGAGTCCCGCCGAGGGCACCAAGGTGACATGCTGAAAATTGGTAGACAGCGTCGCGGTCAAGTCAAGACGGAGAGGCCTTATCACCCTCGCATGCCCATGGCAGGAACCGATGGCATAAGCTAGCATGACAGACTATGCATCGTAGGTTCGAGTCCTACTGTCACCTTACGGAAGATGAACCGGACAGGGTCCGGACCTGCTTCGAAAGCAGTGGGAGTCACAGAGATGTGGCTTGGGGTTCAAGTCCTCCGTCTTCCACCGCCCCGTTGGCGAAATTGGTAGACGCAGCAGGCTTAAACTCTGCCGCCTCGGAAGAGGCGTACCGGTTCGAGTCCGGTACGGGACACATGGATAGTTAACCGGTTAGGTGACCGGACCTGCTTGGAAAGCAGTGGGATTCTTCGGTAACGAGGGATTGGGTTTCGAGTACTCAACTATCCGCCATGATAGCACACAACGACATTACCGGCGATGCCCTCAAGTCCAAGTCAACTACCGACTCCTACCGTAGCGGGTGGGACCGAATCTTTGGCAAGAAGGCTGAAGAACAAGAGCCAGCTGCAGAAGCACTTGGCAAGGAAAAGCGGTACATTGTCCGTGTTGGGCTTGACGCAAAGTACTCGCCCGAAACCGCCGCAAGGCTAATCAATGCAGAGTACGGCACGGTGCTTCGCGCGTCTGGTCAAAGCTTGCTTATCACGCTGCGTGACGCTCCCGACACGCTCAACCACCTGAAGGAGGCTACAGGTTGCGCTGTGTCCGAGGAGGTGCTGTACAAACGGCCTGACGCACGCTTACATGTACGGCTCTACGACGACCCGCTCGAAGATCATCACGACTGAGTAAAGCGCGAATTCATGGAAGGTTAACCAGGTAGGTGCCTGGACCGGATTGCTAATCCGAGGGTCTCGCTCTCAACAAGCGGGATGGGTTTCGAGTACTCAGCCTTCCGCCATCTTTTTGTCTCTCGAGTGTTTACACGGAGGCCGTACTGGTGTACAATCATCATATCGGCAACAGTGATACTTGGAGATGCAAGATGCTCAAATCGCTCAATGATTCCAACCTTTGCGCCCTGCATGCAGGCGCCACGAAGGTCTGGTACTACAAGCCCGCGGTCGCCCGCTACATCACCTTCGGCGAGGTCAAGGTTGACCCGAAGAACCTGGAGGCAACGCACGTGCTGTTGGGCTCCATCGCCGAAACCCACCTCGAAGCTATCTTCGGCTCTCTCCAAGGTGAATGCTGGTCCCCGAACGGCGAAGCCCGCGAGCTAATCACGAGCAAGGAGCTGAACCACACCTCGATGTCCGTCGGTGACGTGATCGAGGTCAACGGCCGCGCCTACGAGTGCAAGCCGTTTGGCTTTGCGGAGCTGGTATGACCTACTCATCCATCTGCTGTGCCTCTAACCGGGGCGGCTGCGGCCACACCTTCACGCCGGCGCGCGAGTTCCAAAAAGCTTGCTCCCGTGACTGTGCTTCGCGCATGATCGGCCAAGTCACTGAAGAGCTGCGGCTGGCTCGCCGGCAGTACTACATCGAGCGACAAGCAACGCTCTCAGATCTGGTCCCTAAGCCGAAGCGCAAGCGCGCTCGTCGGCGCAGGAAGTAGCATGAGCAATTCGTCTGACATGCGACGAGCTCTCCTCATCATGCAGCAAGCCTGCATCGATGATGGCCATGAGCTGACCTTCAAACGAGTCAAAGCGCGGACAGTCAAGGTCACAGTGGTCAACGCCGGCGACACCTTGACGATGACCTGGGAGGCCTACAAGACAGGCTTCCTTAGCATCGAGTGCGGTGACCAAAGCCGCATGTATCCAGTCGGGTACGATCCTGTTCCCACAGCGGCTGCTGAGCTCAGGGCGCTAGACTGGAGCTTCAGGGTCATGCGCGCTCCGACTTTGGAGCTAAAGTCTTTCGTGAGCGAGCGTAAGGCCAATGCGGCTCCGACCAAGCATGTCATGAACAAGCATGAGCGCAAGCTCATGACGCAGCTGCGGCAAAGTCAGGCAAGACCGAAGCCGAGGTGCGGCGGGACCCGACCGCCCGCCGGCAGCTGGCCGAGGCTCGCAAGCTTGGCAACAAGCCGGCGGGCGACCACGTGTTCGACGGTCGTAACTGGCTCACGCCTCACCAAGCGGCCAGCCGGGTAGTCGAGCGCGCTCGCCTGAAAGGCGTCACCAAGCCGATCTACGCTGATGAGCTTGCCAAGGCTCTGAAGAGGGCAAAATGAACAACACCCACCGCATCACGTACGTTGTTCACGCTCTCGTAGACCTGGTTCAGCTCAAGCTGGAATACTCCATGGACCAGCGCGAGGAGGCCGAGGCTTTAGCTGGCTCCTTCAAACGTGTCGGCTTCCAGGTCCAACTCGGCCGTGTCATGTCACCTACAGCGGCAACACCGTGCGGGAGGAGCTGGACATTCAGAGCACTCCCGCGCTCACGCTCACCCAAACAAGGAGCTCATGATGATCTACCAAGCCTGCGGCGCTATCACCGCCTTCTCCCTCCTTGCCATGGGCCTGATCACCTTCGATGCTCTCGACGGACCTGTGTATGACCGACTCAACACGGCTCTCAAGCGCCTGAACGGGCGCCATGCAGGCATCGCCCTGCTCTTGGGCTGCGTCGCCCTGCTGAGCTTTTTGATCGCTTTGCTTGCTAAAGGAGCAACACCATGAGCCAAGACTTTGACGAGATCAACCCAGCACCCGAGGTGTCCTACATCCCGCGCTGGTCCTTCACCTTGAGCAAGAAGGACGCGCTGCTGGTCCTCAAGGCCCTGGGTGGCCGCTTGACCGATGTCGAGGTCAAGGAGGCCAAGGAGCTTGGCGACCGCTTGACCGAGCTGCGGCAAGCCACCGGTCAGGACTACCAGAACTCCTTGGACCGTGCGGCACGCGCCGCGGCTGAAGGCTTCACCGGCAAGCGGAACGTAGCTCCAAAGAGCTGAAAGCCGTTTACATCACGGTCCGAATGGGTGTACAATCATCTTATCGACAACAGTGATACTTAAGGAGACGGCATGAGCCTCCAATTTGCATTTCTCGAGATCGCCTACGACAATGGCTGCGTCAATAGGTCCATGCCCGAGAGCAAGGTCCTGGACAAGATGTGGGGCGTTGTACGCCTCAAGTTTGACTCGAAGGTCATCGCTGACGTCGACAAGGAGCTCTCTGCCATGCCTCGGCACGCTTTGGAGGAGCTTTGCTCTGGCGAGGAGTCCGAGCAACCGAGCGTGTCGCAAAACGCGCGCGACATCCTGGAACACGCTTTCAACCACATGGTGTGATCATGAGCCTCCTGTCCCTCTACCTCTGCCTCAGCTTCGTGATGTTCGGCTTCCTCATGGTGATCTGGAACCGCAGCGACCCGTTCAACCTCATCCTCAAGGTAGCCTTCGGGCGTTGACCGGGCTCGCCGCCTTCGTCGTCCTCACCCACTTCGGCTACATCATCAAAGCCTGACAACTTTTTGTTTACAACTTGCTTGGCAGGTGTTACTATCTAGACCACAATAGGAAAGGAAATCCCGATGACCCACGTGCTGAACTTCAACGTCTTCAAGAAGGCGATCCAGAAGCGCTTCGCGGAGATGACGGCCAACAACGCCGCTCTGTTCCGCGTCAGCATCCCGAAGGATGAGACCGGTGCCAAGAGCGACCTGCTCTGGAACACCTACTTGGGCGCCTTCCCGGAAGGCACCAACCCGATGTACCGTGAGCGCACGGAGCACGACTGTACCTGCTGCCGCCACTTCATCCGTGACGTTGGCGACGTCGTGACGATCAACGCCGACGGCTCGCTCACGTCCATCTGGGACATCGACATCGCCGCCAAGGAGCCGGCTTACCAAACTGTTGCCAACGCGCTGTCCGCGACCGTCAAGGCTCACGCCATCGGCGACGTGTTCCTGCACTACCTGGACAAGGCCGGCACCGACCGCAGCTTCGAGCAGCTGGTCAACGGCGGTCAGCAAGCCTGGGATCACTTCTTCGTCAACATCCCGCGCGCTTACGTGGTGGGCAAGGACCATGTCGCGACCAAGCTGAGCGAAGACCGCTCGGCCCGTGACTCCCTGCACCGCAGCCTGACCGACCTGAGCATCGAGAACATCGACGCGGTGCTGGAGCTGATCACGCAGGGCTCGATCTACCGCGGTGACCAGTTCAAGGGCGCCGTCACCTCCTTCCGTGAGCTGAAGGCCGCTTTCGACAAGCTGTCGGCTGACCGACAAGCGCTCTTCGCCTGGACCAAGTTCAAGGCAGCAGGCGCACTGTGCGGCTTCCGCACTTCGGTCATCGGCACGTTGGTCGAGGACTTGGCCATGAAGGAGCTGGATGACGCCGTCAAGATCTACGAGTCCAAGACCGCCCCGCAGAACTACAAGCGTCCGACGGCGCTGGTTACCAAGGGCATGATCGAGAAGGCCAAGGGCGAGCTGCAGAAGCTGGGCTTGGTCTCGGCCCTGGAACGCCGCTTCGCAGTCCTGACGGACATCACGGTCAACAACGTGTTGTTCGCCAACCGCGACGCCAAGGCGACCATGACCGGCGACGTGTTCGATGACCTGGTGGGTGACGCCAAGGTCTCGACCAGGTCCTTCGACAAGATCGAGGAGGTGGGCATCGAGAAGTTCCTGAAGGACATCCTGCCGACGGCCAAGTCGATCGAGCTGCTGTTGGAGAACAAGCACACCAACCGCCTGGTCAGCCTGATCGCTCCAACCGACCCGACGGCTGGCAAGCTGTTTGCTTGGGACAACTCCTTCAGCTGGTCCTACACCGGCGACGTGACGGACTCGATCAAGGAACGTGTTAAGAGCGCCGGCGGCCAAGTGGTCGGCGAGCTGTGCTGCCGCCTGGCCTGGGACTACACCGATGACCTGGATTTCCACATGGTCGAGCCGGGCGGCTCCGAGATCTACTACGGCAGCTACCGGCTGAAGGGTGGCCGTAGCCTGTCTCCGTGCGGTGGCGAGCTGGACCTGGACGCCAACGGCGTTGACGGCATGAAGAACGAGCCGTGCGAGAACATCTACTACGCCAACCGCAACCGCATGAAAGAAGGCGTCTACGAGCTGTTCATCAACAACTTCGTCAAGCGGTCGACGGACGGCAAGGGCTTCGGCGTCGACATCGAGTTCGACGGCGTGACCACGACGATCTACTACGATCGCGCGATCCCGTCTCGGTCGAACCTGACCGTGGCGAAGATCAAGTACTCGAAGAAGGACGGCTTCACGATCATCGAGTCGCTGCCGAGCACGAGCACGACGAAGGATGTCTGGGGCCTGAAGACCCAGACCTTCCAGCAAGTCAACGTCGTGATGCTGTCACCGAACCACTGGGATGACCAGAAGGGCGCCGGCAACAAGCACTACTTCTTCATGCTGCAAGGCTGTGCCAATGACGGCACCGCCCGTGGCTTCTACAACGAGTTCCTGACCCCGGAGCTGAACAAGCACCGCAAGGTCCTGGAGATGGTCGGCTCCAAGCTGAAGGTCGCCAAGGCGTCCGAACAGCTGTCGGGCCTGGGCTTCTCGTCCACGGTACGCGACACCGTGGTCGTGCGTGTCAAGGGCGCTCTCAACCGCGTCATCCGAGTCGCATTCTGATCCACCCGTGCAACACTGAAAGGAAGCACATCATGACAACCAACATCGACAACCTGCTGCTGCAGGCCTCCCGCCAGAAGTGGCGCTTCGACACGCCGAAGGGCGCGCTGGCCATCGAGGACCTGTGGGACCTGCCGCTGACCTCGGGCACCGGCAAGGCCAACCTGGACGACATCGCCAAGTCTCTGTTCCGCAAGGCCAAGGCCGACAATGACGAGCCGACCAGCTTCGTCACGGCCAGCGCCAAGCCGGCTGACGTCGTCACGCCGCTGAAGCTCGAGGTCGTCAAGTACGTCATCGACGTCATCTCGACCGAACGCACGGCCGCCGCCAACGCCGCCGCTCGCGCCGCTCAGCGCCAGCTGGTGATGAAGGCCATCGACGACAAGAAGGCCAACGCCATCAACGACATGTCCGTCGAGGACCTGCAGGCCCTGCTGGAATCGCTGAAGTAAGCTTCGGCCTGGATGATGTGTTTACAAGGCTTGGCTTTGTGATACAATCATCCTACCGAATCCCAAACAGCGAGACTGCCATGCAATACCCAAGCAACCTGTTCAACTTCAGCAAGCACTTGGGTATGCTGGTAACACGTGCTGGCGTCCTGCAGCACGCCGCTCGAGGCCTCCCGATCTTCGAGCCTGTCAATGACCGCACCGCCGATGAAGGCATGCACGTCATCTCGACAGGCTCGGGCGAGGAGGCCTCGTTCTATGTCAGCCATGTTGACAAGAAGCATGACGGCACCGTCAAGAGCTGGCTGCTGAAGCCCACGCTCGACACCGTGATCCGCCTGCCACAGCTCAGCAAGGCCAAGATTCTGGTGGTCGCATGAGCTCGTTCAAAGAGGCGTTGTTGGTTCTCCCTGAAGCGGACCTGGTCCTGATGGCCGAGTCCCTGCTCGGGAACGAGCTGTTCAGCATCGTCGTTGACGCTGAGACCAACCCGCTGGTGCTGAAGCACCAGAGCCACACAGCGCTCGACGAGCTCAGCAAGCGGCCGTACGTTCAAGCATTACCTGAAGCCAGCAAGGTTAAAGATCCTCGAGCTGGTTGAGCAAGCACGTCATCCCATCGACGCAACCGATGAGTAACCAGCCGATGGAGGCTATCATGTAGCGCAAGCTATGCATATGATCACACAATAGAGAACTCATCTTTTATACTGTCCAGGAAAGATGGTTGGGCTTACGTATATGGCGAAAGCCTGGGCTTGACACAGGACTTTCCAAAAGCGCGCCCGTGGTGAAATTGGTAGACACACCAGGTTTAGGTCCTGACGCCAGCAGTGGCGTGCCGGTTCGAGTCCGGCCGGGCGCACCATGAGAGACAATCTGTTCACCGAGATCTTCGCCGACCTTTCGAGCCCGCCATACGTCGCGTTCGGCGGCAAGGCTCCCGAGCCTCAAGAGCCTGGGGCTCACGCCATCGCGGACGCAGTCTGCGAGATGCTGCAGGCTCGCATCCAGCTCCGGCAAGCTCAAGCCAAGGTGCCGAGCTACACCGGGCAGTGGAGCGACCAGGACTACTGGCAAACGGAGCTCGGCCAGTATAACGCCGCATGCGATAAGCTGGCGAAAGCCTTGCGAAGCGGGCCGTGAACCGCGCCTTCTGCCTCCAGCTGCAAGACGCATTGCTGACGGCAGGCTATGATGACGCTTCGCTGAAGTACCTGAGCGACAGCATCGCGACCTTCACGCTGTCGCACAAAGGCGTCATTCGGCGCATGGGCATCGAGGTGACGGTTCCTGGGCACGCTCGTGTGCATGAAGGGCATGACCCTGACAGAGAGCCGCTCCTCATCGACTACGAGACGGTCGCTGAGCTTGCAACCGCGATCTTTGACCGTGACCCAGGCGCGCATGACGTGCCTGACTTCAAGCACTTCACAGGACTCAACGATGAAACGTGAACAGCTGCTGGCGCTTGATACGCTACTCAGCTCCTACAAGGACAACCTGCACGCGATGACCTCAAAGGCCATGGCGAAGATCGAGTACGCCAAGGTTGCGGTTCTCTACGAGCTGTTCGAGCTCGCCACCGACGAGCAGTGCGAGGGCTTCCTCAACCTGTACAAGGACGGCGTGACGGACAAGAACATCATGACCGCTTTGGCGCTGTGCGAGCGTACGGTGACCGACATGCACAAACGGCCGCTGACCTACATGGTCATCAACGGCGTGCACCACAAGCTGGTGCATGCATGATCAGCGTTCCCTCAAACCTCTACGACGCCATTCACGAGCTGTTGACTGAGCGGCACTTCCGGTTTCGGTCGATCAGCAGCCCGTATGCCAGCTTCAGCTTCAGCACGCCTGAGCTCGAGCAGGCGGCTGGGCTGCTGATCACCGACAAGTACGGCGCCGCCGTCATGACACAGTCGGTCGAGGGTGAGCATGCCTGAAGGTCCAGAGGTTAAGCGCAACGCCGACCTGCTCGACGAGCTAGTGATCGGCAACACCCTCGAACGCATCGAGTTGGTCTCAGGCAAGCTGCTCAAGAAAGGCATCCCAGGCCTTGACAAATTCAAGCCAGGCGTGGTCACACAAGTGCGGGCCCACGGCAAACTCATCAAGCTCACGCTTGACAACGGCGGCGAGCTGACGTCCACTCTGGGCATGAGCGGTTGGTGGTACCCGGCCTCCGACAGCATCCATGTCGCTCACAACAACCAGAAGGCCTATGTCGGCGGCGCTCTAGTGCCGATGCGTGACATCATCAACTCGGCGTTGAAGCATGCCAGAGTCCAGCTTCGCGGCGACTACGGCCTGCATAAGGACGAGGTTCACGCTGTCTACACCGACATGCGCAACTTTGGCAACATGGAGTACTGGCCTGACGGCATGCCCGAAGCTGAGCTGAAGCGCCGCATCGGCTTTGACCTGCTCAATGAGCTGCCGAAGCTGATGACCGACATGGCGGTGGCCAAAGGCACGGTCGTTGCGCTCAAGGAGGGCGCGCCGAAGCGGGTGCAGAACATGCGAATGGGCGATGTCGCTCTCGAGCAAAGCTTCATCGCTGGCTTAGGCAACATCTACCGGGCGGAAACCTTCTGGCTGACAGGCATCAACCCGCATGTTAGGCTGAAAGACCTCCCGACGGAGGACTGGCTGAAGTTCTGCGAGGTTGCCATGGTGGTGCTGCAGATCGCCTACATGTACAGCGGCTCGATGCGCTATCGCATGGACTTCATCCATGAGGTGACCGGCATCATCCTGCCTGCCGACCATCGTGGCCACTTGGCCTACGGGCGCACACATGACATCTGCAGGCGGCCGATCATCCGCGATGACTCATTTGCGCGCCCGCTGTGGCGCTTGGAGACCGCATGATGTCCTTAGACAGCACAGTAGAAACCGTCGAATTTCCCTCTAGTGTCATGACACTTACCCAGAAGCGCGTGCTAACGGTGCTGTCTAGAATCAAGGACCAAATAGTTAGCGATCATGATGACGCCCTCGCTTACTCTGAAGCGCTAAATGACATCCTCGATGAGCTGGGCCAAGCTGACTTCTTCGGCACCGAAGGGCAGAATGACCCACGCGGGGACCAACGCAACGGCCTCTGGACCATGGGGCGCGTTGAAGGCGTAGACCCGCGATGATCCGCCGCATCGGCTCCGTGGATGTGGGCTGGCCGCTTCGCCAAGCGGCCAACGAGATCAGGTACCTGAGCTACAAGGTCAACACGCCGAAGCGGTTTCAAACGCATCAGCTTCATAATCTTGCCGCTCAGCACCTGATGACGCACCTGAGCTACATCGCAGGCGTGCCGGTTGAGAAGCTCGACTTCGTCTACTTCTCAGTCTGCGCCGGCGCTGAGGAGCACGTTGACGAGCTCGACCTCGAGCGGTTCACGGACCGCACACTCGTTGTGCCCCTCATCCTGCCTAGCGGCGTCTCAACCATCACGGCCGACGGCGTCACGATGCAGGTAGAGCTTGACAAGGTCTACGAGTTCAACCATCAGCGGCCCCACCGCATGGACCTCGAGGATACCCAATCCGGGTGCGTTGTGCTGATGGTAGCGGTGCTGAAATGAGCAAGAACAAGCTCCTGGAGCTTCAACAAACGTTCATCGACCGACTTGCGCTTGACTATGACGTGGTCCTGCGGGACAAGAAGCTGCACGTGATGCGGGGCACACGGATCATGATCCACGCTGTCTTCATGGAGACCGTGGATCAGGTGATGCTGGCGTTCTTCACCGGCAACCCGATCTTCTTCGTGTGGTCAGAGGATGGGCCTGCTTACATCGCCAAGATCGGCGTTGAGCGTTTGCACAAAGAGCTCGACAAGAATCCGTGGAAGTAAATAAGAGCTGAACAGCGTAAACTGAAGGTAAGAAAAGCGGCGACACCCGGGTTCAATTCCCGGCACCTCCACCCAAGCACATATCATGTGTTCTTCGGTGGGGGTGACTTGGCGATCGACCGACGCGTAGTATGACCATAGGCGCTCGATAGGTGACTGCCGTAAGCAGCGCAAAGCATTACAAACGCAAACGACTCTGTCTACGCGATGGCGGCCTAATAAGCCTTCGGAGTTCGTAGCCGTACTTGGCAACAGAAACGGCTACACCCCTTCAGGATATACCCACGTCCTCTTACCGTCAACGACGGCAATTTTCCTGCCTGTAATTGTCTTAGACAATTTTTCAGCTGACTTGCGTCCATTTTCAGCTGCATTGGGATTCTTTACCCCTTTGTTCCAGGCAGGTTTCCCCGTGCCTTTCCCCTTTCGGCCTTCGCTGATAGCTTTACAATAGTCTTCAGACATTGTCTTGCCTGCATTCCATGGCAATTGACCTTTCTTGCGACCGACTTTCTGATTGTAGTACTTGGTATTGTACTCACAGTCCTTAATTCTGGCTAGTAGATCCCATTCTAGCTTTCGAATCTCTTCAATGTCGCTGATCTTAAGGATTCGACGCTTGAAGTCTTGAGGTCGATAGTGATATTCACCATTGAACCAACGCGACGATGAGGTGTAGCTGTCTGTCGGTACTCCTTCATGAGAGCCGATGTAGTACATGTTACGCAACGAGTCGCGCCAGAGATAGATGAAGCCTTGCATGAGTACTATGTATCCACTTAGGTGTAGCTGCCTAACGCGCGCCTTGGCCCGTTCTTTTTGCTGTAACCGATGTTTCTTTTTGGAATCGAAGTGGATATAATGTGCTCATGGACATTAAACCGCTTCGGCCAATCTTGCTGCTAGCACAGCAAGAGCTGGTCGACAAGCTCGATGACTCGTACGATGTACGCATTGAGGCTGTCTCTGAACCGAAGGTGCCCACGCTTATCATCAGGCAACACCGAAGAGCCATCTTCAAGGTCTACCCGATGAAAGAAGGTCGCTTCCGGATCCTCGACATCGAGGAATCAAAGCGCTTGAAGGAGCAGGTGTTTACCTATGTCAATGGAAAGCACCTGATGGTTAACCTCCTGATGAGCCGAATCGAATATCAAAGTTATGCCTTCTAATAAATGCCACGGCAGAACGGTATGTGGTAAAATGAATTTCGCCCCTCTTCAGGCCTAAAACCTGATGTCTCACCCAAAAGGTGAGTTGCTTTACTCGAAGCTTGCAGATGCACACCGAGTCATGCACACCATTTTCTTTTATCATCAACCAACTTACTGCTGCTGAGCAGGAGCGAACCTTAGAAAACATCGAACCGCCTAAACGTCAGCGCGGCCGCCCTGCAAAACCCGTTGAGGAACCCATCGCTCCCAACGCACATCGCCATCACCTGAGCGATGCCGACCCAGAGTGCTGCAAGCTAGGCAAGGATGACCGGCGCAAGATCCGCCTCGAGTACGCCGATCTCATGCGCACAGGCATGACAACCCCCAACGCAATCCGCAAGCTGTTGCGCCGCTATGAGGTGACCTACAAGGAAGCCTTTGACATCTGCAGGGCCGCATGAGCTATAAGCCAGTGCTTCGCTTTAGCAAGAGCGGCTACCAATGAGACACGTTGTCTTACAAGCCGCAGGCGGCAGGTGGCACGCCGTCTACAAGCTAGCAGCTGGGTCTTATGGGAGCGTCGGTGACGCCCCGACCCAACGAGCCGCGCAGGAGCTAGCTGATGAGGCCAACAAGGCTTATGCCGCAGAGATCAAGTTGATCATGCGGGACGCGAAGCTGCGGGGTCTAACCTTCATCGAGCCTTCAGCCGACATCTAGGCTTTGTAAATAGGAGCATGAAGCTCTCGCAAATCATTGAGTCTTATAAGTATGAGGCTCCAAGCCCTGACGCTAAAAGCGTTCAGGATGCTAAGCTTAGATTCAAAAAATTGATTGCAGCTGGAGTTCTCTATCATCAAACACGTAAAGAAAACGTTGAGTCAATCTTGGCTAACGGTTTCGTAAAGAACTCTTTCTTTAGCTTTAATAAAGTAAATCTGCTTAAGCATGAAGACTGGGTGACGCTTAGCGTGAAAGGCAGTGATGTCGCCGATGACATCCTTCCCGACCCCGAACACATGTACGCTAGCCATTGGATTAGCGATCTAATGACCGTGAATGGCTGGTCTAGCATAGAATTTGAGCGCGTCATTACTGTCATTGACAAAGATATCTTGCCGTGGATATTTTTTGGCATTCAAAAGAAAATATCTACTGGCTTTTGGCTAGTTTGCAGCAAGCCAATTGACCCCAAGCTTATTATCAAATGACTTTCAAGACCTTCCTCTCCGAAGCCCTCATCCTTGAAGGCGGCGCCGCTATCAAGGGCTCCCACCCGCTGACCCAAGCCGAGGCTCGGGAGATCGGCATGCAGGTCATCTGTGACCTCAAGGTCAAGCTTAACCTCCCGTCATCAGCTATCGCGCTTGTCGGCAGCGCCGGTTTGAAGGAGCCCGACCAGCTCTCAGGTGATATCGACGTCGCGGTGGAGGCTGATGTTACGCTCGTCAAAACCGCCGTAGAGCAGCTGGCTTTGAACGGCCAATTCCGCCACATGCCGGGCCTTAATGTCTACAGCTTTGCGCGGCTCCATGGGTCAAAGATAGCCCAAGTTGACATCATCCCTACAACGAACCTCAAGCTAGCGAAGTGGGCCTACTACAACGCCCCGAACGACCTGAAGCTAGGCTTGAAGGGCTCTCACCGCAATGAGCTGCTGTTTGCAATCGCGAAGTATGCGGAGTACAAGGTGACGGCCAGGGCGGCAGACGGCCAAGAGACGGCAAGGAGTAGGCTTGCATTCGATCTAAGCCGTGGGCTCTATAGGTCAACACAGGACAAGGCAGGAAAACGCGGGATCACGAAGTCCTTCAAGACCACGGGCAAGAGCCTGATCACCAGCGACCCTGACAAGATCTGCACCATCCTCTTCGGCTCAAGCGTGAGCGCGAAGCAGGTCATGACCTACGGCGACGCCTTCAAGCTAATGATGTCATCAAGCTTCCCGCACAAGGCACAGCTGAAGGAGATCCTGAAGCGAGCCGTTGAGGGCTTGGAAAGCAAGAAGCTGGTCGTACCTGCTGAGCTACGCCAGGCGTGTACAAGTAAGCTCAATGAAGCCAGCACGTTGCGGTCACGGGCTCTCTTGATCCAGCAGGCTATCGTTGACGCGCTGCCTAAGCACAATGTCAAGATTGAAGATGGCGGCAAGGAGGTCGTCGTCTATGATCACCTCGGCGACAAGCTCTACGACGTAAGCATCGCGAACCTCTTGGGTGATGATGCCGCTCTACCTCACTGGGTCGCGAACCTCTTGGGTGATGATGCCGCTCTACCTCACTGGGTCAAGCTACATGTTGCTTATGCGGAACGTACTGCGTTCTTGAAGATCATCACAGCGGCAGGCTTTAAGCGGAACCACGTTAACTACACGCAGGAGTACGAGCTTACTCTTGATGATCGACGGCTCATCGCAACGACTAAGCATCCGCTAACAATCTATGTGAGCACGCTTGACCGCTTCAGCGTTGAGCGAGTCCGAGTGCGTGACGTTGAGCAAACAAGAGAGGCCATCGCTTACTCTAAGACAGTCCACCTCGACGACAACGTGATCCAACGGACTATCGCCGACGGCCCTGTTGAGAAGATCTTTGAAGAGGTTGAATACAGCAAGCGCGTGATGCTTTCGCTTCAGCAGAAGTTCATCGGCTTTGAGACGCCTAGAGGCCGTGAGTTTGACGACGTCAAGATGAGTGGCGGCGTACTGCATGCATGCCTTAGATGCCAGCACTACAATTGGACATTCGGCGCATCGCACGTGCCGTACTCAGGCAACAGGGACAGGTTGAGGGTCACCTTGAAAGCCAGCGGCGGTGACTATGACACCGAATGCTCGTACATCATCCGCCGGGTGCCTAACGAAGAACGCATCCTGATGTTTGTTGACGGCGGCGCGCTCACCGACGGCGAGGACGAAGCTGTGTTTGATACTTGGGAGCAAGCTCTCAATAAGCTCATGTCAGAGCTAACTGCCATCTTCAGCGACCAAGACGAGTGATCAGAACTCGAGCAGGTCGAGCCTGAACGGCGGTTCCGGCTTCATGTCCACGGTCTTGCCGTAGTCACCCGTTGGGATGTCATCGGCCGCAACACCCTGCTCCCGCAGCTTAAACGGCGTCAGGTCGTAGGTCACGTCCTTGCGCCGCTTCATCGCCTCAGGCTCCTTGAGGAACTTGTTGTAGACGCTGCACTGGCACAAACCTACCTCTAAGCTGTTGGCCGTATAGAAGGTTTGGTCCTTCTTGAGAATCTTGCCGTCCCAGCCGTCCAAGTTTTGGAACTCAACCGGCACCTTGACATCAGGCATCAGAGTGTCTTGATGCTCAACGAGGAGGTTAATGAGCTTATTGGGATTCAGCTTGACGCCGGCGCTCTTCATCGGCTCAAACAGCCAGTCAAGCGTGGCGATCGCGCCGCCGCCAGCTGCGCAGAAGCTTTCTTCGTGCGAGTATGCGGCTTCCTTGAGGTTGGCGGCCATCATGACAGCGTTGCCGCCGAAGTACGGGCCTACACCTCGAGGCTCGCAGTAAGCCTTGTAAGCGTCTTCGAGGGTCTTCGCCTCGATGACCTTCTTCACCCAGCCGTTACGCTTGAGGTGAGCCATCCACTCGACGATGTCCAACGAGTCAGCCTTGCGGGCCGGGTCGTTGTACTTCTGCTTGCAGTAGTTGCGGCCTTCTGTCTGGATCGACGTGTGTAGCTCAGTCGTAGTCCAGATGGGATGCTTGTGCTTGCGGGCAAAGGCGATGTTGGCTCGCAGGGACTCGACGTAGTCCTGGTCATCGTAGACACGGTCAAAGTCTATGTGCGCCTTGGCTGTGTCGGTGATCCCGGTCAAGTAGGTCAGGATGTAGGTCGGGCCATACCAGTAAGACAACGACGCGTTGCAGACCTTGTCCTCGGGTGAGAGCTGGCTTGACGGAACGCCGATGATGTCGCGCGCCAGCATCCGGCGGTCAGACGGCGCTAAGACCAGCGGCTGGAAGTACATAACGTCCGGCGAGAGGGCCGTGGTGTAGCTGTAGGTCTTGTTGTAGTGAGCCGCAAGACCTCGGACGTTCATCTGCTTGAGGAAGTAGCAGAACTGGTCCCAGCGGGAGCGGTCAAGGTAGTTGAGGACTGTCATGGGTGCGGCTCAAATCCGTGTGCTTGCAGGTTGCCAACGCAAGACAGCAGCGTCGTCTTGCCGTCAAGGCGGCGCATGCCGTAGTAATAGTCATCCTTGCCGTGCACCAAGCCGTAGAGGACCCAGATGTAGCCGTCATCGTCGATGAACTTGGTGTCGAGCAGCGGTTCAACTTCGGCGACAATAGCGCGCCAGTTGCCTTTGCCTTTGCAAATGCAGTCAGTCATTGGCTATTTAGGGTAGCGGCCGGCGGTAGGCGGTGAGGGTGTCAATGACCGTCTTCCAGTCGGTCTCGGCGTCAAAGCCAGCCTTGTCATCTAGCAGGACGTTGAAGTAGAACTTCTGGTTAAAGCTTGCGTACTCGGTCTCACCGCACTCGGGATTGCAGTTGAGGTAGACGCAGTCCTGCTCCTTGGGAGAGAAGATGTCCTTGAAGATGTGGTCCTTGTGCCGCTGCATGTCTTCTGGGCTGAGGGAGGACCAAAGGATGATCCGTGACTCAGGGAAGCTGAGGATCAGCTTCAAGCTTTCAATCACCAGCGGGTAGTGAACGCCCAGGACCTTGCTGTCATATGACGGCACGAGGATGGTCTCGTGGATGTCAATCGCCCAGTAGATGCGGTCCCACTTACGAGCTGCAGCTTTCTTGTAAGCCAGCTTGATAACGTTGGTCAGCGATTTCATGTTAGAAGGGATAGGGCGGCCGTTTCGCAGCGCGCGCAATCATGGCAGGAGTCGGGTTGAGCACTGGGTTGAAGGTTTCGAACTTCATGCTGTGCATGTCAACCGAGGTGACGGTGCCGTCCTCGAGCTCGATGATGGTGCCAAAGCCCATGAAGGCAGCGCGAAAAGGTGATTCTCACGGCTGCCCCTTGCGAGGCAGGAAGACGATGACCACACGTTGTTCAGCCATGTCAGAACTCCAAGAGGTTTGAAACGACGGGGACTACCTTCTGGTGGACGGGGTTGGGCCTGTTGCCCTTCAAGTCCCAACGGTAGTTGCACCAGCCAAGGTGGACCGAACGTGGGCGCTCCATGAACTTCATGAAGTCCACTGGGTCCATGGCGTACCAGCTCTCAGGCCAGCTGAACACCGTCCAGCTGTTGCGAGCGGCGATGTCATGTAGCCCAGCGATGAACTGGTCCAGCACCGCTTTACGCTCGAGGCGGGTGCCGAAGAACGGCGTGCCCTTGTACCAGCCCATCTTCGGAACCACGCGGGACTCGTCCTCGATGGGCAGCGGAGTCACCAGCTCAATCGGCCGCCCGGCCAGGAGGAGGGCCTGCTCGTAGTCGGCCAGCAGCTTGGCGCATGCGGCTTTGGGGTCAGGGTCACGGCAAAGGTGGTGACGAATGTCGATGCTGCCGTAGTAGCAGGTCAGCGTGTCGATGTCAGCCAGGTCAAAGCCTGCGCCGGTGATCTCATTGAGAAGTCCCTTCTTGATGACGCCGGCGAGCGTGCGCCCGTCCTTGCGCAGCACCATTGAGCCTGCCTTGTAGGCCGAGTGAGCGTGCGAGTCGCCCATGACCAGGTGCCTAACCTTGCCCTTGGCGTAGGTGAAGCCTGGGTCAAGCACGTACTCGTCGGCCAGGATCTGGTCGCACTTCTCCTGGTACTTCTCCCAGTCGGTGGCGCGCCAGGCGTCGGAGCAGACCGGGCGTGTAGACTTGTAACGGCCACGCTTACCGTAGTCGAGCATCGGCCAATCAAGCGACACGATCTTGATGTGCTTGTGCTTGTCCCACATAATCCGCTGGAAGTACCACGCGGACTTGTCCAAGCCGATGTCGTAGACGTTGACGATGTTGCTGTCGACGAAGTTCTGCATCGCCATGTCCTGGTAGAGCAGGATGACGTCATACTGATCCCAAGCCGTGTACTCGGCTTCAGGCTTGCTGCCTTCATGGATGGTCTCGCAGTCAACGCCGAGGTTGACCATCTGGTTGGATCGGAGCTGAGCCCACGAGTTGCCGTGCGAGTGCTCGTCATCGGTCAGGCGTCGTTGCAGGAGGTCGATGCCGACCTTCTTGCCCTTAAAGTCATCGAGGGTCCAAATTGCCATGTCAGCGCACCTTAACGATCATGTAGTAGAGGAAGGGTACAGCCGCAAGCATCAAGAGGACAATGTCATCTGCGAGCCACAACCTGAGGCAAGCAACAGCGGACGCTCCGTAGAGCACGACAACCGTCAGAAGGGTGTTGCGGAGGGTAAACATGGTCTCGGATTGTAACACAGCTTTGCCCGCAGGTGAACTATTGCGGCATGCCTTTAGTTGCAATTTGCAGTACCTGAATGAAGGGGTAAGGCTCTTTGCTCTTAAATCGCTTCCAGTATTGCGGGTGAGCGAAGGCTGTGTAAGGGACCTTGTGCTTCTCAAGCTGACGCTCAGCGACCTTGCCTAGGGCAAACACGAACTGCGGCTTGAGATAGCTGTACATCGCACCTAGGTCAACAGGCGTGCCGTCATTGTCAAGAGCGTTGACCCAGAAGAGATCCTTCTCGTCAATCTTAGCGTCGCAGAGCTGAGCGTTGAGCCAACCTGAGCAAGCCTTGATCGAACAGAACGGCGCATGGTACTTGTTGACCTCTGGGTGGCTGGTCTGCTCACCAATGATAAGTACCTTGACGCCAGGTGTATAGTTACCTGCACCAACTGGCGCCTTGGTCTTCGAGCCTAGCCTGAAGCGAGTCAGCACCCTGTCACGCACTGACTCGTCCTTAGGCGAGGTAGGCTTAGGGATCATGCCGTTAGCCTGTAGGCGTTGCACGATCTCTTCAAACTCAGCACGGATGGCGTCAGTCATCAGAGCACCATACGAGCGAAGTAATTCAAGTAGCCTTCGTGAGCGTACAGCTGGCCGTCATGCCAGGCGATACCACCCTCTATGGCACTGTTCTTTGATGAAAAAAGCGCCATGCGCAGCTCACCGACCGGTAGCTCTGGCGCATGCACATAGGTTATATCTTGCGAGCCGTGCTGTGTCTTCAGCAGTTCAATGAACTCAGCGTCAGCCGTGAACAGTAGGTTGCCGAAGACTCGCCGGGACCGCGCGGCGATGCTGTTGCGCAGCACGTTGACGGCCCTGATGGCCGTGGTCACCGAGTCAGCGACTCGTTCGGGCACGACTTCAAACTCGCCCCACAGTTCATCAAAGGTCAGCTCTAATGGCTCACCTTTGCAAACCGTGATGGTAAGGTTGGTGACAGGACCGTCGGTGCTAGGAGCCGGGGTGCAGGCGATGAAGAACGGCTTGGTAGCGGAGCGAAAATACTCAAAGTAGTTCATGCTGCCTTCTTGAAGTTTGCCTTCACCCAGTCCGTCTTGATCGGCTCGGTAAAGAGCTTGGTGATGTTGACGTACAACGGCTCGCTCAGACTTGCAATCTTGCTGTTGAGGTCATCGACCGCCGAATGGCACTCAGCCTTCGGCACGTCGTAGCAGAGCGAGACATGCGGGCTGAGCTCGGGGTAAGTGTGGGTGCAACCCAGATCCTTGCAAGCAGCGTGCAGCTGCATGAGCTCAGAACATTCAAGCTTCAGCACCAACGTGCTCACGTCATCGGCTCGGGTGCCGTCTTCGCGAGGCACGGCGTCAAAGGCTGCAGCTCCGATGATCTTGGCCTTGAGCGGCAGCTTGTAAGAGTCGAACGCAGGCTTGAGCAGGTCGGGCTCGACAACCGTGCCCTTGCTGTAGACAACCGTGATGTGCAGCTTCTCGCTAGCTACCCTTGAACCTGCAATGCATGACAGGCTCTTGAACAGTGCACAGTGCTCGGCGTTGAAGTCTTCGACGTTGGCGCCGACATACGTGCCTCCGGGCGCGTCAGCCTTGTTGGCCAAGAAATTGAGGATGTTGCTCATAGCGGAATAATATCTTTCAAGCTGATGAATTTTGAGATAGTGTCGCGCTTTGAGTCAATCCAAGATTGCTGTCGAGCATAAAACACTTGAGAGAGGGTTAATGCGCTCGCACCGCTGCATTCATCAAGTACTACGCGCACGTGGATCACGTTTGGATCCGTAGGTGGGGTGGGATTGCTCAACGAATCATACGAGCCAAAGATCGCCGCATGCTCGCTGTTCATGATAGACGTGGTGCCAGCATAAACCGACCGCTTAGACAACTTAACGTCAAGCTTCATCGGCTCATCATACGTAGCTACGATGATGTCATATGCGCCGGTGTTAGTGCTGCCAAAGCCCATCCAATGGGCGTTGAACCGATGAGCTACCAAGTAACGCCAGACGTTGACTTCAGCGACCGTCTCGAGGTATGCATCCTCATACTGAGGAATGTCACGATCCTCCTTACGCCGGCTGACAAGCTTCCACTTATGCAACGATTCAGCCGCGGCTGTGACGCTCGACTTAAGCTCGCTGGGTACTTCAATTAGCATTGCTGTGCCGACAAGGCTCACAAGGCTTTGGCAAGCCACACGATGACTCATCGTCAGCGGCTTCAAATCAGCAGCTCCTGCGCGCTCATGTTGACCATGTGCTTGCCCAGGTCTTGCGGGCCGAGCAGGACGTTCATCGGCAAGTCCTTGCTCGACATGGTCTGCCCAACCGGATGACAGATCATGGTCAAGCGCGGGATGGCCAGGTGAACAACAACGCCGTTGTAGTCCAAGTCCATCAGCTCGACAGCTACAGCTTCGTAGCGGTTCAGCCTTGGGTGCATCAAGTAAGCCTTGAAGGCCGAAGAGGCGCATTGAGTGATCGGCACCGTGTCTACGGTGCGCGTGTCGTCATCAACGATCAGTATGTACCAGCTCGCAGGCACTGAGATGACCGTGCCGTTGATCCGAGCGGTCACCGTCGGGCCGGTTGTCTCCTCAAGCATGTGAATCGGCCTGAGAAGAAAGTCATTTACCTGCACGTCGTAGAACCAAGCGTACTTAGGAATAACGGGTGTTGTTACGTCATCGATGGCGAACGCAAAGCCGTAGTCAGGAAGAATTTGCATGTAGTCCTTGGATTATACCGCTAGAACGAAACGAATTGAAAATTCATGCGGTGGTTTGCGTGGTGGTTAACGCTAATGACGGCGGCTTGGTAGAACATCAGCGAATGCTGATCCATCGTAATGACGTGCACCTCGCTAGGATGGAAGGTCCGCACCTCTTCGTCCGTGACCGTGTAAGCCGAGTAAAGCTGATCCACCGGGATGACAGCTCTGAAGATATGAATCTCATACTTGTCCTGCACCGTGAAAACACCGCACCTGGTGAGCTCAGAGGTCAGCAAATCGAGCCCCGATTCCTCGTGCACCTCGCGCACGGCAGCGTCCTCAATGGCTTCGCCTGGTTCTACCTTGCCGCCGATCCCGTTCCACTTACCTGCGAGGTAGTCAGGACGATTCTTCTTGATCAGAGCCACCCGTCCGTTAGGGTCAAAGGCGAAGACCATTGTGTAGAGCTGCATGGTCAGACCAGGCGCTTGATGGCCGCTGCCCAGATCGCGTCTACCTCTCCTTGCGTCAGGCCGACGTCGAGGCTGTAGACCTGACGCTCAGCGCCTGGCTCAGCCTTCGCAAAGGTGCCAACCAAAGCCAGCGGATCTGCGAGCGTGTTGATCATGACGGTGAACGGCGTCTCTTGCTCGATCTGCTTGATGGCCTCAGGCGCGGGCACGAGCAGGACAGAGCCTTCATCTGGGTACTCAGCGACCCAGGCGTGGACGGAGCCGTCGGCAAACTGCTTGATAGTGAGCTGGGTCTCATAGTCGCCGCCGAGGATGGCGACTGCTTGCTTCAGTTGGTGGAGGTCGAGATTGAGGGACATGGTGGGTTTCCTTGGTTAGCTAAGCAGCCCTGGCTTGGACGCTTCGGTGTACTTGACTTTGACAGGCTTGGAGATGGGGTATCCAGCCTCCTGGTAGTACTCTTTCCGCTTCTTGAAGTGCTTTTTACTGAACTTCAGCTTCGAGTGCACGTCATAGACTTCGATATGTTTCTTGTCACCCTTCTTTCGCAGGCCACGACCTACAGACTGGATGCACTTAACGAATGACTTGCCGGTGTCGATAAGCCATTGGCAGAAGATGCGGTCGATCGAGATGCCGGTCGATGCGATGCCGACGGAGGCGATCAGGATGATGTTGTCCCGCTCGGCGTACTCTTGGTAGTTCTGCTTCCGCAAGTCATTTTCAGACTCACCAAAGAGGAAGACAGCGCCTGGAATCAGCTCCTCGAGCGCCTGCCCCTGCACAATGCTGTTGACAAGCACCAGCGTGTTGCCGACCTCGTCGCGCTTCTGCATGATCAGCTTGGCGATCAGCTCAAGACGGTCGGTGTTCTTTGAAAGGTAAGCTCGCTCTGACTGATAGTCAGGGAACTCCTCCTCTACCAGGTCCTGAATCTCGATGTCGGTGATGTTGATGCTTGACAGGTAGCCCTGGCTGATCAGCCAAGCCGCATCAACCGTGACATGGATCGGCCCGATGGAGGTCCGCAGCGAGTACTGGTCTGTCTCAGGCTTCGGGAAGGTGCCGGTGACGCCGTAGCGGTAGGCGATGTGCTTGCCGTGCTCGTTGATCAGCTTCTTGATAACATCGGCCTTAGCGCCGTGAGCCTCGTCTACGATGACCGCTTGGAAGTAGGCCATGTAGTGCGGGGCGTTCTGCAGGGACTGCCAGGTAGCAACAACGATCGGGTGGTCGATGTTCTTCTCGCTGCCTGAGTAGGAGCCGATGGTCAGGTCACCCTTGATGTTGACCAGCCTCTCCTCAAACTCAGTCACTGTTTGGGTGATCAGGTCGCCTGACGGTACGATGATGATGACCTGAAACCCCTGCTTGGCAAGCAGGTACGCCATCGCGGCGCACATTGAAGTCTTCCCTGAGCCCGTAGCACAGATGCCGAAGCCCGAGCCTTCTTGCAACAGCTTGTTGATGACGTTGAGCTGGTACGGCCTGAACTTGAACTCGGTCTGGAACATGTCCTCGGTCGCCACCTCGGTGATGGCTTTGACCGGCAAGCGCCGATCATCGAAGTCGATGTCATACTCCCAAACCACAAGGTAAGGGAGGATCTCGACAAGCAGCTTTGTGTAGGTCTTGCCTTGCTGGTCCATAAAATGGACCTTGCCACTCCACCTGCCCAGCTGAAATTGAGGCATATAACGGTAGCCTTCGACATAAAAGCCGAATTTGTTCCAAAGAACTTCAAGATGTCCGGGATGCAAACCACCGATTCGGCAATTTACTTCATCATCAATGACAATGGTACATTTTTTAGACATCGTGCCTACATTCTAACTATATAGTTGGTATGGATGCTATTTATTTTGTCTACGTGATCGAGCTTTTGGACGGAACACCGCTGTACTTCGGAAAAGGTAAGAACAATAGGCCTGATGATCATTTTCACCCTAGAGCTACAAGCTACATCGCAAATAAGATCCGTAAAGAAGGAAAAGAAAAAGTTCAAGTACGAAAGCTGCATGAACAGCTTGATCGCGATACAGCATTCGCTCTAGAGATGGCTTATATTGCTAAGCATGGTAGGAAAGACATCGGAACAGGAATTCTTTATAATCGGTCGATTGGTGGTGAAGGCAGTCGTGGTCATCGGATGACACCTGAAGGTATTGAACGCCTACGACAGCTTAATTTAGGGAAGAAGCTGTCAGTGGAAACTAAGGCTCTTCTTAGTAGCATGTTTAAGGGCCGTAAATGTACATGGGGTAACAAAATCGCGATCAGCTTAACAGGACAACAGCACACAGAAGAACGCAAGCGTAAGGTTTCAATAGCAGCTGTTACCCGATGCTCTAAGATGACAGCTGAGGAACGGAGGGAACGAATGAAGAGGGTAGCAGCCTGCATTGATCGAACGAAACCAAACCCGATGGCTAAGCGTTGCTCAGTCAATGGCATTGAATACGCAAACGTTTCAGAAGCCGCCCTAATGCTAAAATGGTCTCGAAGACGAGTAAGAGATCATGAGACCTTTTCTTACTTACATAGTATCTCATAAATAGCACACCAGTCATTTTTGAACGGAATATGCTGCCTCTATTTAGCGAGCTCCTAGAAGCGAGAAAAGACGTGTTGCGTCTGCAGCAGGAGCTCATCGAGATCGAGCCGCGGTTGCATTACAAGGTTGTAGATGATCAGCATATCCGTGTCGATGTCAAGTTTAGAGGCGAGACCCAAACTATCCTCTTTAGCATTGCTGCTTACGAGCCGTTTTCAGCTACGGTCGATATTTGCGACATGACCGCGAACGGTAAGTCTGTCAACGGTTTCTCGGCTTGGACTGATCATGCTGGCTTTCACCGCCATGTTAGCCGAATGCTCCCGACCTTCGGTAACCTGCAAGATGGGAAGCTCGAAGAAGGCTTCAAGCATGCCGTGGCTGCCGGTGTCCTGGCCGCTGCTTCGCTGACCGGCAGCACGCTTAAGGCTCCCGCCCATGAGCCGGTCTCCGCCGCACAGAAGGCCGAGAACGACTCAGAGACCAAGCGCTTGACCATGAAGCAGCACATGGCTCAAGAGGACAACAAGAAGGAGGCTCGTGCTAAGGAGCTGGCTTCGATCGTTGTCGACAAGTACAAGGTCACCGATGACTTCGCCCTGAAGGTCGCTCGCCTCGCCGTCAAGCATGAGAAGCCGACCTTTCCGAAGGCGGAAGACATCCTCTCGGTTATCGGCATCGAGAGTTCGTTCAAGCCTAACGTGGTGTCAGGCTTGAAGCATGACCCGGCTGTAGGCCTGACACAGATCCGGCCGGGTGTTTGGGGCATCGACCCAAGCAAGCTAAAAGGCAACATCGAGAACCAGGTCAAGATTGGCGCCAACATCCTCAAGACCTACTACGACAAGGTCAAGTCGGTGCCTGACGCGCTGCATGCTTTTAACATCGGTATGACCAACTTCATGAAGAAGAAGGGCCTAAACCCGAAATACGTGCAGAAATTTGACGCCGAACGCGAGCTGTATGAAGCCGAAGATCCAGAGCTGCAAGCTTTGCTCAAGTGGCAGCAGGAGATCGCTGAGCACACTGATGTCAAAATCACGATTCCGCGGTCGAAGGAGGGCTTGATTGTGACTGGCCCCAACAACCTATTCAAGTGGTTGCTGGTCATCAGGGCCAACCCCAACTATGAGAGCGGCGCTGACGTTGAAGTTTACGAGAGCGGTGCCAAGAATAAGACTCGCCTGGCGTCACATGGCTTAGGCGAAATTATCTATGTGCTCAGGTCATACGAAGAGCTATGCGAACTTCTGCCAGCTGATCAGCTGAGTAAGTGCACGGCGACGCCGTGGAGTATCAAGATTCCAGGTCCGAACGGAGACAAGTTCATCATCAACTTTCAAACGCCCGATCAAGCCGATGCAAACATCATCTACGAGTTCGAGCACAAGAAAGGCAACAAGGTTCTTGATGGTGATGCCGGCTACTATGCCAAAACCATCGCAGCAGAGCTGAAACGCTGCTTAGGCTAGTAGTTAGCCCAGTCGCGCTCAACTTGAGCGCCTTCAATGATCTTGATCCAGCGCCTACGCATACGGTCACGTTGCGGCTTTGAGAGAGCCAGCATCATCGAGCCCATGTAGACCGAGTCGCTAATGTCCTCGAGGATCTTGTCGACCACCGCCTCAGCGTCATTGACCTGAGGCTGGTCAGTCATGGCCTGCTGCCCAAGACGGTGCCTGGGGTTGCTGTGGTCCCGGACCCAACTGGAGCGTTGCTCAAACCGGCCGCAGAGAAGACGTTCAAGCCGTCAGGCGACAGCACTTGAATCTCAAGGCCGGTGATTGACGACGGCACGACGACAGCCTTCGCGTTGAAGACCGTGGTGATGTGCGTCTGCAGGTCAACAACCGCTTGCGAGCGCTCGAGGCCGTACTCCACGTGGATGACGACGATCGAGGAAGGTTGGATGTAGAAGTGGCTCATAGGATGACGTGGTCCGCTTGGGCGACTCGCAGCTTCGTGATGTTGCTGAGGGTCCAGCCCATTGACTCAAGCGCCGACACGATTGCTTCGAGGCTGCGCTTGACATGGTTGACTTCGATCAGGATGGTCTTGATCTCAATCGCCAACGGGTCGCTCTTCACATACTGTTTGAGCTCCGTGGCGCCGAGAGCGCGAGCCCCTGACTCGATGTACTTGCGGTAGAGCAGGCCTTCTTGCTCTTCCGCTTTGGCTTCGACATACTGCTCGATGGTCTTGCACTCTTGCAGCAGGAGGTTGTACATCGAGAGGTCCTGTGGGTGAGCCTTGCAGAGATCCTCGAGCCTGCGGCCCGACATCTCGAAAACAGGAGCTGATGATTGAATCACCATCTCGTATGTCGCCATCCGCTCAGCAATCTTTGAGAGCGGTTGGTTCTTCAGGCTACCCGTGAAGGACATTTAGGTCGGGACTCGCTCGATGCCGAGGAGCGCCGAGCCGGCGACTACCCACATCTTCTGCTTGCCAAAGGCCAGCGGCATCGCCGAGCCAGCTGTCCAGCGGATGATGTCACCTTCCTTGATCGCAGGCATTTGAATCGGCAGGCCGTTGACCTGGTCACGCTTGCCTGGCCCAACAGCCAACACGATGCCGCGCGACGGAGCCTTCTGATTCTCGATCACAGTCAGCACGCCTTGCTGGCCCACCTTGGCGTCGGAGTAGAGCTCGTTGCTGTCATGGGCCAACGGCTGGACCCAGACTTGCTCGTTAAGAGGTTGCAGGTTGATGCTCATACTTTCCTCGCGAAGGTGATGTCCACGCCCAGGCCGCCGATCTCAGCCAGCACGAGCACCTGGTTGCTGTAGAAGGACTTCTTGATGGCCCTACGGACGCCTTGCAGGGTGGACCTGACTTGGTAAGGCGTGGCGCTGGGCATGACGCCCACTCGTGCGATGATCACGTCATCTGGCTTGTATTCGATGGTCTTCATGTTGCGAGTCCTTCTTCGGGTGTGTCTTCAACGTCAAGATCGAGCGAGCTGAAGCGCTCGTCAACGGCTTTGAGCTTCGGGTGGTTGAGGCAGAGCTCGACGATCTCAGCCGTCAGCTCTTTGTCCATGAACTTGCGGCTGACGCCTTCATAGTCCAGGGTGTTCCAGGCCGCTGACTTGGTGATGACCTCGTCTTCGCGGAGACGCTCCAGCAAGCCGCTGGTCGGGTCCAGGCCCACATCGTACGGCACTTCGAGCTCGACCTTTGAGCCGATGAGCGAGAAGCGCGACTTGAAGGTCTCAGCCTTGAGGCGAATGCCGATCGTCGTCTTGTTGCCCTTGGCGTCCTCGTCACGCAGCTTGAGCTTGGTGATGATTGGGATCTGGCTGCAAGCGTAGCGCAGGGACGGCGTCACAGAGTACATGCCTTCGCCCTTCAGCGGGTCGGCTGAGTAGACGTGCGCGGTTGTGACCAGCGTCATGTTGGTCATCTTCATCCGGGAGACCATGGTCTTCAGGAAGTGCTTGATCTGCTTGGCTTGCTGACCTTGGTCGCCCTTCTGGTCGCCCTTGGAGAAGTTCTCGTTCTCCGCTTCCGTCAAAAGCATAGACAACGAGTCGATGCCCACAAAGACTTTGGGCGCCTCTGGATTGTACTTCCCGTAGTCCTTGAGGTATAGACCTACGAAGTCGGACAAAACATCGACCACGTCGTTCACCGTCACGACCTGCACAGGCTGGAAGTGATCCGGGCTCACGTTGACGCCGACGCGCTTAAGGTAGTTGTAGTCGAGCGCATTCTCGGTGTCGATGGCGAGCACGTATGCACCTTCGGCCTGAGCCTGCTTCATGCCGTTGGTCAGCAGGAAGGACTTGCCCGAGTCAGACGGGCCAGCCAGCGCGGTCACGCGGCCTTGCGGGAAGCCGAAGCGATAGCTTCCCGAGATAATCCGGTTCAACGCATAGTTGCCGGTGCTGTACCAGAACGCCGGCGGCTTGGCGTCCAGGTTAACGTTCTCGAGCTTCGAGGCGTTCTTGCGAAAGTCCTTGAGGAATTTCAGTGTCATTGGGCGAGGTTGTTGACGAAGGCCACCGCGAGAGCGAGGCCGCTGCTGTGCACGCCATACGGGCTGTGCGTCAGCGTAAAGGTTAACTGTGCCGAAGGTTGGCTAGCCGAGAGCCCATTGCAGGCTCCTGAGAGGGTGTTCATATGCTATGCTTCCAGAGAAGAGAAAGGGAGGCCGAAGCCTCCCTCATTGCGAGCTTACTTAGCTGCGCGGTCCTTGTTGATGCGAGCCAGCAGGGCGCGGGCGCGATCGGAAGCAGAGCCGCCTTCAGCCGGAGGAGCGCCGTCAGCGGCCGGAGTTGCGGCCGACAGCACTGGGGTTTCCTTCGGAGAGTCCACGTTCGGCGAGCCGGTGGTGTCGCCTTCGCGCGAGTCCTCGTAGGACTTGCCGGTCAGGAAGGCCTCGATTTGGGCCTGCATGACATCAGCTTCCACACGAGCGAAGCGGAACTTGTTAAGGTCCACCAGCTCCAGACGGGAGAGGATGTTCTCTGGGATCGCCGAAGCCTTCCGCACGAACTCCGAAGAGGAGTAGTCGGCGTACTCGCCCTGCTTCGTCTTCATGATCTTGAAGTCGAAGCCTTCCAGGAGGTCATACGGAGCGACATCGAAGTCGCCGCTTGCGATCGAGGTCTCGACACGCTTGAAGAGCTTCGGGCCTAGGGAGACCAGGCGGACCGGGTTGTCTTCGGGCTTGATCGGGTACTCGAACGGGGAATGCATCACCAGGCCGGCGCCGATGTAGTCGATCTTGCGCCAGAAGAGCTTGCCCATCTTCTCGTCGCCGAGCTCGTTGTAGTACTTCGCCGAAGCGGCGCACGCCGGGCAGTGAGCCTCGTGGCCGTCATGCATCTTCAGGCAAGCGATGCGCTTCTTCTTGCCGTTGATCGTGAACTCGTGGTACTTGTTTTCGACGATGAAGCCCAGCGGGTTTTCTTCATTTGCGTCAGGGAGGAAACGGAAGAGAGCCGTTTCACCGAAGCCCATCTTGTAGAATGGGTAGAACTTGTCCCAGAAGCCGGTGTTTTCGTTGGAACCACCGCCAGTGGTGCGCTTGCCGAATGCAGCCTTGAGTTGGTCGAATGAGAGAGCCATGATGTTTACCTGTTACCTTATAAAAAGATCAGCAATATCAGTTATGCTGAACGCTATATTTATAGCCGAGTTGATTATATGATCCTTCCGTTTGCCCATGCATTTTGGAAAGAGCGGGATATTTACCGTGCTTCAATGTCAGCCAAAAAGGCAACGAGCTGCTCGAGCACGGCTTGAATGTCAGGCCGAATGAAGTGCAGCTGAGCAATAGCCGAACGGGCGATAGCCGCATCCTTGATCCCATGCTTAGCCAGCATCTTGCGAGCACCGTGCTTTGCCGATGCGATGACCTGCTTGCTAGAACAGGCGATACAGTATGACCTGCCTTCAACGGGAGTCGTCTCGCACATCACGCACAGCCCAAGCAACTTAAGTCGTTGATAGCGCCCTTTATGCGACTGAGACTGATTCTGGTCTTTGCTAACCTTTTGGGTACGGCGATCACCCGAATCGGGCTTGATAAGTTCAACGCTCATGAGCTTGTCCAATTAAGGCAGCCAATCTAGTTGATTGGGCGGGTACCAAGAATCATTATATACTCAAATGCCCGCTCAGAGGCCATTTTGGCCAAGCAACTTTAGAGGATCGCCATCGGCATCGGCTCCATGTCCCTGCCTGCATACTCGCCCATGCCCAGCTCCTCGCCCGTGCCTTGACGGCTGCGGTACAGCCGATCGAAGGCGTCATCGTCGTAAGCGGTTACGTACTTGAACAAGCGCGTGATGATCAAGCAAGCTGAGACGCAGTCATCGGTCGCGCCCGGTTTGGCAGCGTAGATGCCGTCGGTTCGGCTTTGAGCGTAGTTCTTGAACTCGTTGATCAGGTCCTTGGAGCGGACAGTCATCGAGCCTGACTCAAGCAGGCGCTTCAGGTCTTTGGAGGCCTCCTTCTTAGTGGAGGCGTTGGTGTTCATGCCGAGCTTCTCACCAACGCTGATCAGCTCGCCTTCGCCTGGGAACTTCTCATCCTTGTAGTAGAGGGTCGAGATGACCTTGCCGCATGAGTTGTTCTCGTAAGACCACATCAGCTTAGCCTTGTTGCTGGTCAGGTAGTTGATGATCCACTTGATCTTGTCGAACAGCTCCGCTTCACTTACCTTGTTAGAGCGGAACTCGGCTACCTGCACAAGTCTAGTGTCAAAGACCTCGACGACGGACGAGTCCTGACCCAGGCCCTCTGCCACGTCACAGCCAACCAAGTACTCCTTGCGAGGGTCGATGCGTTCATAGAAGTTGAAGCCGTTGTCCTTGAACAACGGGTCTTGGGACTTCCAGCTGTTAGCTATTAGTGAGCTAATCAGCAGCGGGTCATTGGATAGGAACTCGCACGCGTACTCTTGGCGGAACATCAGCTCGCCGACCTTGGCGATCATTCGCTTCTTGTAGAGGATGCCCTCCTTAGAGGTTTCATCGCCGGCGCCCCGGTCCGGGTGGTCATACCACGGCGCAAAGACCGGATGGAAGTTGATGTCGATCTCCTCTTCGTCATTAACGACCGTCGTCTCTTCAGCCATGCCTTGCCGCCACAACTGAGCAAACATGTCCGAGTCGCCGTTAGGCGTTGAGGAGATGATGCATCGGCCACCTGTTGACAGGGTTGGCGCAAGCGAAGTCCACATCGCTTGCTGGATTTGCCGGTTGACAAAAGCCAGCTCGTCAATCATCAGGAGCGAGATCGAGCGACCGCGACCCGTGCCTTCGGTGGTAGCCGATGACTTGATGGTTGAGCCATTGTCGAGAGCGATCTCGTGGCGGTTGAAGTAGATGCAGCCTGGCTTGAGCCACATCGGGAGCTCTTCATAGGAGAACCGGATCCGGTTCAGCACGTCCATAGCAGCGTCATTGTCCTTGGACGCCACCAGGATGTAGTTGGAGGAATCTTCGCCGGCGGCTACCGATGGGTCACGATAGAAGCAGGCAAACCAGAGGAGGAAAGCGGCAATAACCGTGGTCTTGCCCATCTGCCGACCCAGCATAACGATGCTGTCCTTGTGGTTCATGAAGGACCTGACGGCCTTCTCTTGATAGTCGTACATCAAGAACGGAATCGAACCTCGGACCGGGTGCTGCACCTTCATGTACGTGCGCATGAAGTAGATCGGATCATTCATGCAACGAGCCAGCTCCATGACCTGCTGGTGGGTGTAGTTTTCTACCTGGTTGGGCTTCTTGATGAACTCGCTTTTCATGCGGCTATTTAGCACGCATGAAAAAAAAGGACCCGCAGGTCCTTTCAAAATGTAACTGTTGAGGGTTGAGTCTGAGCACATAGCAGCGTCAAGCACTACTTGCTCAAACCCGCGCTTCACCCACTTTTCATGGCCTTCATCAGGGTTACGAATTCCATCGAAGGCTCTGTGTTTGTGCCCCATATGTAAGAGTAAGCACGCCATACAGCGCACACCCCAAGTCTGTCCGCCGGTTGTAAACTCGAGCGAAACACAGAGCCTCGCTCACAGGGCCTCAAACGTGACGAAGCGTGGCAGGAACTCGGTGTGGATGACGTTGATCGGCTTATCCTGCACCAGCGCGTCAAGCTCATCATCGGTGAAGGTAGACGGGCTAAGGGTGAATGCAGGGCCTGAGTTCTTGGTGATAATCATCACCTTTGACGGGCTCTTGTAGAGCACGGTGCCAGGGGTCGCCGTGACTTTCTCGACACGGACACCGTTCTCGCCGTCCTCAGTCTTGAACGGCGTGCCGTCATGATCAAGGGTGTACTTGTAGTACTTGTTCTTGCCCTTCTCGACGCATGCGGACTCGACGACCTTGCAGACGCACCGGTCTCTGGGATGACCTTTGGAGAAGAAGACCACCTGGGTGCCTGTGGGGTACAGCTCGAGCGCCATGACTGACTCCTAAGTTTCTAACTAACGGTTAGTTAGATTGTAACCCAAGAGTCAGCTCGTGTAAACACCTATTGCGGGCACGATGTCGCCTTGAGGGCGGCAGCGGATGTCGGGGTCGCCCACAGCTGTGGGTAGCTCACGTTAGCTGGCATCGGGAAGGTGACGCTTGTCTGGCGCTGGACCTCTGGCAAGCTCGACTTGAAGGTTTCAATGCCGGCATGCTTGCCATCTTCGTGCTTGAACAGGAAGACCTGCGCCTCGCCGGTCATGATGTCCACAATGACCTTGTAGAAGGCGTGCGGCACCACGACACGGTTCTTGCCGATCGTGCTGTCTTGCACGCCATAGACTGGACCCACGTAGATAAGCAGCGGGTGCAGGCGTGAGACTGACCAGCTACGTGTCGTGCTTTCAAGGGCTTTCCACACGCCGCGGTTGAATGACGGCAGCTGAGGTGCCATGTTGGTTAAGTAGAACGACTCGCGCTCTGCCTCAACGTCCCAACGCATGTCGCTGTTGTTAGCCATGTGGCCTGTGTCATAGCCGCTCTTGTTGTAGTCAGCGAGCGATGCACGGTCAGCCTTCTTGAGGCTTTGGTCAACAGCGAAGGCATTGGTCCGCTTGCCACAGCCTACGCTGTTTGTAGGCACCAGCACGTAGGAGACCCACACCGGTACCTTAGCCTGCGGGTCATACTCGACCGCATAAGCCTTGCGGCACTGACCTAATGTGCGCTGCTTACGGCCCTTAGGAGCGCCGTAGGGTAGCTGGTCCTTGCATTCGCTTAGCGGCCGAGGTGGCTGCTGGGGAGCCGCTTGTACGGCTCCTACTAACAGCGCGAGCGAGAGGAGCCAAGCCTTCATTGCAGCTTCGGCTCACAAACGGACACTGAGTACTGGTAGCTAGGCGATTCATTGATCGCACAGTACTGACGACCGGTATCAATGGAGCGCCACAGGTTGCAATAGCAAGCTGCTCCGACCTTGACCGAACCGGTCACCTTCGGGTCCAACTTGCCATTGAGGGGCGTAGATGAGTATGTCGGGCGTGTCGCGGCGGTGCCGTTGAGCGGCACGGTGTAGCCGGTGAACATGTCAACGCCTACCAACCTGTAGAGCTCAGCTGGGATGTTGTCAGGGTTATCCTTGACCTTCGCGGTCCACAGCGCGTTGAGCGCGGTCACCGGCGAGGTTGACGCAAGCACGGCTGCCATGTCATTGAAGAAGGTCGAGTTTGAGTAGGTCAGCTTCGAGACCACGACAAACTGAGGCTCGTACATGACCTTGTTGGAGCAATACCACCAAGCCCAAACGCCCGTATCAGACGAGTTAGTTCGGAGCCTAGTGCCCGTACCGATCGGCTTCGGCCAGCACTTCGGCAGGGGCGCTACGGCGGAACCTGATGCTGGCGTGCTCGGCGGGGTTACAGCTCCGGCTTGCTTATAGTAGCAAGCCTTAGCGGCTCCGTGAGCCGGGTCCATGAAGTAGTCATTGGAGCAAGCGATCGACCCTGACAGGCCCTGCTTGACAGTGAACATACCCTCGATGCCATATGACACGTCATACGTACCTGCAAACGGTAACACGCATGTTTCATTTTCGGCTGAACAGTACACGCCGGCGCTGGTTTGCGGCGTTGTTGAGCCTTGGGCTGCGGCGAAGCCTGAGACGGCGAGGAGAGCTATAGCTATGAGATGCTTCATGTTTTTAGGCTAGGTTTTCAAGCTTGTATTTCGTCCTGTACACGAGGGCTTGAACCTCGTCTACCAGGTTGTGAATGAAAGTTTCAGCAGGGCTAAATGCGTGGTGGCCTGCTGCACACACAGCGGTGAGCGCGTCCATGAACAGCCTGATCTCCTCGTCTACAGTGTCAGCGTGCGAGGTCATGCTCTGCACGTCACCCATGACAGGGCCCATGATTCCGTGAACGCCTTGCACAACTTCAGCGATCTCGTCAGCCTTGTCGATCAGCCCTTGGTACAGGTCGCCGAGGGCAACATGCTTTGAGAAGGACTTGGTCCGTAGGTGCAGCTGATGCGCACGGTCCCGAGCGCTGAAGAGGATCGAGATGAAGTCACGAGCGGTCGACGCCAACTCAGCGCCAGCAGGAGTAGGCGGCAGCTCTGGCTCAACTGTAGGCAAAGGCTCTGGGTCAACAGCGGTAGGCGGCAGGATCGCCGAAGCTGACGGGTACTTATGTTGATTGTCACAGATGTCATTACCGTTCGGCCGCTTCTCGCGCGCAACACCCGGAGAGCCGCACTGTGGGCAAAAACCGTAGACAGCTGCGAACGGTTCTGGTTCAGGCAAAGCAGGCGCGTCAAACTGAGTCAAGTCAACGACGGGTTCGCCGTCAGCGAGATGTTGGAGTACGTCTAGGATAGGCATGGAATGTTCCTCTAGACTTACTTATAGTAACCATGACGGCAGCTCATCAACGCCATAGAGGAACATGGGAACATTAGCAATGTCAATCCGTCCAAGAAAGTCCAACCCTGGGAGCTGCATGTTGCCTATGCAAAGCAGCTCTAGCTTGTTGCTAAGCAAGTAATGCCCGAGCAGCCGCATGCTGCGCTCATCGCTCCAGTCTACAGGCTTAGCGCCTTCATATACATTGTGCATGACATGCTCGAACAAACTATAGTCATACGCGTCTGTCATGAAGTTGAAGACGATGTCCGAGAGTAAGCCTTCAAAGGAGACCGAGTAGTCGATGAATTCTAACCCATCCCCTACGTCCATGCCAATTTGGAACGGCGATTCTTCCTCATGCGCCGAGCGATGCACAGCGAGGACACGGTGACAGCCAGGCACCTGGAGCTTGACTCGCAGGATGCCCAGGTGAACTATGGTAGCTTGGAGCGGGCCGAGAGCAAAAACCTCTACAAGCCGCTGCTGCAGCTTGAGGGCCTCGGCCCGTTCGCTCATGCCTTGCCGCCGAAGACCTTCAGCATCTTCTCTTCGGAAGGTGCATCGAGCTTGGTGCCGTCGGCCTTGACCACGTCATGGAAGGTGGTCGGGAACTGATAGAAGGTATTGCCCAGCGAGGTGCGGTTGATGATGACCTTGTTGCGCACCGTAAAGCTCGAGCCGTCAGCAAACTTGACCACCATCTCGGAGGTCAGCGTGCCGGCGCCGTTGTGCAGCTTGACCGGCGAGCTGGGCAGCACGTCGATGCTGGTCAGGTTGCCCTTGGCGTCCAACAGGGCAGACAGCTTGAGGGCGTTCTTGTGCAAGAACTTCTCCTCGATTATCTTGCGCTGAATAGCAGCCTCGTGCTTCGGAAAAGCATCTGCGTTGGCAGTACGCTTCAGCTCGGTGTACACGCGCTTGTCGTCCCAGCCCTTGGCCTTGAAGTCGTACGTCTTGTTGAAGACCATTGAGTCGATGGGGTTTTTGAAAGGCTTGACCTCGGTTTGGCCCTTGCACGCAGCGTCAAGGCCAGCCAGCACGCGCTCGAACCAAGCCTGCACTTGCTTCTCGAAGTCATCGAGCGGCGGCGTGATGCTCTTCAGCAGGTTGGTGCGCACCGTGGCCACAGCGTGAGCCGAACCCATGCGCGAAGCGAACTCATTCGCCGCATTCAAGTTTGGGCGGCGCCCCTTGATGACCTTGCTTTGGGTGGCCTTGAAGGCGTCCATGCAGTAGCTATAGGCATCACCGAGCCGGCGGAGCTGCGCAATTGCGGCTTTGCTTTCGGCATCATTCAGGACCTTTTCCATCGCGTCGAGGGTCCTGATTGCTTTCTTGTAGTTCGTGCCGTTGATGTGGTGCTCGGGGTAGATGTCGGCGTCATTGAGCACCTTCTGGTTCGGCTGTTGATAGCCAAACCACGGAGCGGCGTAGTCGACCTTTTCCCAAGCCGTGTCGAAGATGCGGTTGACGGCGTCCTTGGCTTCGACATGAACCGTGTTGTACACAGCGTCGGCCTTGGCGCCGTCCTCGAAGGCCTTGATGGGAGCTTCGTAGTAGCGCTCGAACTTCCTGACATCGATCAGGTCATGGACCGTGTCCAGCTTCGCGATGATGTCAAAGCCTGTGTGGGCGTTTTCAGCGATGAAGGTCTTGAGTTCGGCCATGTTGCGCTCCTAAGTATCCGTACCGTGAATAGTATGATTGTATACTTACGGTCTGACCGTGTAAACCAGCTATCGTTCTTTGACGAAGAAGACAGCAATTTTACCCGAGACAGGAGTTTCAGCGCAAATCGTCCAACCGTGCTCTTCGGCGTCAGCCTCGATGTCATCTGACTTCTTGTACACGACTTCGCACATTTCATGCACCGAAGCCTCGTCTGTCTCAATGTACCTTCGCAGCACCGCTTCGAGATTCTTGCCGCTGGTATGCTCAGCTCCTACAATGTTACCCAGGCTTTCGATCAGCGCGCTGCTCAAAGCATCGACGCACAGCTTGACAGTCGTCGAGCGTGGTGTCAAAGAAGAACTCACGAGAAAGCCTGCTAAGACCGTCACGGCTGCTAACCTCAAACCTGAGCTTAGGCGCGTCACGGCGAGTCAATGAGCTTAGCTGGTCATCATAGAAGAACATGCTTGTAGCCACGCCTGGGGTGCTAGGCATGTCGCCTGCCCACACCAAGAGCGTAGGGCATCCGTGATGCTGGGTGAGCCTTGTCTCGTGCTTCGGGTGCTTGTCAAGGTACGCTTGCTGCACCTCGAGCAAGAAGCGCCGATGATCATTGAGCACTTCACTGAGGCGCATAGAGGAACCACTTTAAGTCGGTAGTAGTCGCCATGGCGAGCTGCTTTGGCCTAGGAGCCTTTCGGAGCACCTCGTCATTGAACTTGTTTAGCGCGTCACTGCCGCCAAGAACGTCCTTGTCAGGCTTGCGAATAGCCATGCAAACAACCTCCTTGCCCTTAAGAGCCGCATCGCCTATCATGACCTCTTGCTCGCCTGTCAGCCTTGGCGCATAGTGAAACGGAGTGAAGTCATCGCTGTCAGGCATATTGTTGATGCCCTTATACTTTGCCTTCTCCGCATACCACTTTGCTCGCTCTCCCAAAGCAACCTTCTCGCTAATGCCTACACGCCGGCAGCACTCCCGCTTGATAACTTCACCGATGTCAGGATCGCTTAAGGATTTGAAGCTTGTCCCAGTGTCGCCGCGGATGAACAAGTGGCTCCTGCCAAGCCCTTCAATGCCCACAGAGATGTCATCAGCGCCTTCGCGCTTGAAGTCCACGTCGGCGAAATTGTCATTGCTGTGCTGCCAAGCAGGAAACGTTAAGCGCAGGATGCCTACATCGCTGGTAGGGCGGAGGATAAGCTTAGCATTCACTTCAAAGTCGCAAGCGTCAATGATGGTTTGCTGAAGCTCGAGCGCGTCACGCCGACTAGCCGATTCTAGCAAACTGCTCAGCCTCACGCTTCGTCCTCGCCAACCGCTTTTGCTACGGTCTTGAGCTGCTCAGCAAACAGGGTCTGCATGAGCGAATTACGGTCCGCAACGATGATGTTGTTCTGCACGCTGTTAGGAGCGCCGTCGGTGAGCTTCTGCTTCTCCAGCCTCGCCTTGATCCGCTTGTGCTTGGCGTCTACTCGAGCGCTGACCGTGCTCAAAGCGATGTTGAGGAACTGTGCTGCGACTTCAGAGTTGCGCGCTGAGAACTTTGGGTCAACCTGCTGGGCGAGCGCTGACTGCTGGTAGAAGGCCTGCATTGCAGCTGTGTGCACCTCGCCGAGCTGGGCGTCAACCTGTAGGTCCTCGATCCGCTCTTCGCGCTCGAAGTCAATCTTTGCAAGCTCTGTCGTAGGCCGCTCTACAACCTCACCCGATGTTGGGTCGATGAGCGCGCTTGTTTGCTCGGGCGCCTCATGAATAGCCTGCATGGTCGAGCCAGGCTCAATGTCGAGGAAGTCCTCAATCGGGTGGGAGATTGTAGAAGGTGCGGTGCTCATGCGTGGGTGTCTGCTAAAGCCTGCCGAAAGTCATCACCTGAAGTGATAATCCTTGACCGGGAAAATGATTGGCTATTTAACTGAAACCTGTAGTCGTTTTGTTTGAGCGGACCAAATGAAAGCAGCAAGCTCAAATTCGCCTTTGCTCCTTGTATACAAGGAGCAAAGGCGAAGCCTGATGACACGCTTGCTGAGATGGGCATGCGATTGTTGCTTCATGAAGCTATTTATGTCACTTTCGGAACAATTCCTGCTCTGTCGCGACGCGGAAACGGATGCCATGGCTCTCGCACACAGCCTTAGCGGCGGCCCACTTGGCCATGTTGACAGCGATCGCTATCTGGTCATACAGCGATGACTTCTTGGTCATCTTGGACTGCTTCATCGGCTTGATCTCGATCACCTCTGTAATGAGGTTACCTTGCCTGTCCTTGTACTTGATGATGAAGTCAGGGATGTAGTCGCAAACTTTCCCCTTAATCGGGTTGAAGTACTTGACACGAAACTCCTCAGACCCCCAAGAGATGATGTTTGGGTTCATGTCACAGACCTGCATGAACTTGAGCTCCCAGCTCGACAGGAACCTGATCTTCCGCGGGTCACCCATGTACTTCTCAGGATGCTTCGGGGTATATAATCCACGTGCCATACGGATATTTATGATGAACAAGTACGAACGTGCATCAAGATGTGCAGTCGAACTTACCAGCGCCTCAAGGAAGAATGGTGTGTTCGCAATAGACAGCAAATTCATACAGCTGAATCAATTGCTAAAATTAGCCTAGCCAATAAAGGTCGTAAACGGCCATTTACAGCTGAGCATTTGGCAAATATGAGACTATCTGCTATAAATCGATTTCCTAATAAGCGCAGAACACCGCTTAGCGAAGAAGAATTACAAGCAAAAAGAGAGCAGAAAAGAGCTCATCGTTCAGCTTTAATGAAAAATCCATCAGAAGCTCAATCAAAGCAATTAGCTGATTGGCAGAAGGCTGGATTACTAGCTAGGCAAGCTAAGGCGAAACCAAAACCTAAGGCTTGTGAATTTAGCGACCCTGAAGAAACCAGGCGTAAGATGAGCGAAGCTCGTAAAGCCTACTGGGCTAAACGCCGAGAGCTTAACCAGACCTCGTGGTCTTAATCGGCGAGAACAAGGATGTGAAGCCTGAAACCTTGCTAGTGAGCGAGGAGACCGCAGAAGTGTTGAAATTGGCGCCGGTCTTGATAGAGGTCAGCGTATCGCTGATGTCGCGGCTGATGGTCGAGTCAGCTGAGCCTACCACGTTCTTAAACGAAGCGGTGAGGCCGGTTGCATCAGGTAGGACGCCTTGCAAGGCCTTAGGCAGCTGTTGCAGCTGCGTAACGCCTGCCGCTACGACTTGACTTACCGTGTCTGAGAACCGGCTCAAGCCCAAGCCGCCGATCATGCTGCCGCCGCTCGCTGACTGTGCGACTTGCCTGACGCCTTCGCCGAAGGACGTAGCGCCTGCGTTAGGGAACCCTGACGTGCCGCCACCCTTGAGGATGTCGGTGTTGCCCCAGGTGTAGAGGCCTTCACCGTTCGAGCCTTCAGGGCCGACGGCGTAAGTGTTCATCGCCAAGGAATCATAGGAGAACTGCAACGTCAGCAGCGAGCCTGCATTGTCTTCCATGTTCAGCTCGTCGAAAGAGAAGCTCTCGATCCGAGGGTTGATGAACTTGAACTCGTTGGTGTAGAGGCCGTTGGCGAAGATCTGGTTGATGATGATCGCCTTGCCGCCTGAGTAGCCTCGCTTGTAAGGCTTGGTGCTTGACGCATCACCGAAGCCGCTGTTGATGCCTGACTTGCCGCCCGCCTGGCCGGACATGCTCAGCATGTACTTGACGAAGAAGTCATTGACTGAGTTGCCTACCTCGTCCAGCAGGGTCATGCTGATAGGCTGGAAGACGGTCTTGGTCAGGACACGAGAGCGGAAGTTGTAGTAGTTGACATCGACATGCTCGAAGGTGATGTTCGGCTTGTCGCACCGGTGCACGTAGTAGAAGAAGTCGCTGTTGCCCATGCCCTCAAAGCCAACGAACTTGACCTTGAAGATGAACTTGAACTTAGGATGGTGGGCTACTAGGTCATCCGCATAGTGCAGCGCGGTCCACTCGCCTTGTTTCGGTGTAAACTTGACGCCGCCTGGGCTTGGGTTGGTCCGAAAGATCGGCGGGATGTTGCTCTCGATGATGTCACGGAGAGCGCCGCCGATGCCCAAGGAGGGCAGGCCATTGTTAGCCGAGCCGAAGTCTGTGATGGCCTTGGTTAGGCCGAGAGCGGCGCCGATAGCGCCGTTGGTGTCAGGCGTGACGCCGACCGCCCCGAGGGCCTGTTCAAGAAGTGAGGACATCGGCTATTTACACGCCGACGGCCCTACACGAATTAGCCGTTGATGATCAGCTCGTCAACCAGGATGAAGATGCTTTCGTCAGCCGAAGACGGGTTGTTGTCAATTCGGCCGCGCCAGCTCGCCTTCATGCAAGACGATGAGCTCGAGCGAGCCGTTTTCGCTTTTGCCAAGCTTGAAGGTGTACGAGTCAGGCATTAGCGTGATGAGCTGAGCTTGAACATCAAGCAGCAGCATGCGGTCGCTAAGTATCTCAGTAGTCATGAATCAGAATAGTATCACGGGCTCAATCCCGTGTAAACTGGCTCAGCCTGTCTTATAGATTAGCTTGTCATCCGTTTCAAGCTTGAGCTCAAGCTTGTCAAAGTCAGCAAGAGCTTTGCTGACCAGCGTCGGGGAGTAGATGAGGGCTTTGACAAAGACCGAGGTGTCAGGGACGGTTCTATGCCTGCCATGCCTGCCAATGATCGCGCATGCTGGCTCACCCTCAGCGGTGACTGTGCCGTAGATTGTGTACCCCGGCCATCTTCGCGCTCGAGGTACCACATAGCCCGACGCTTCTTACGGGCGCGCCCCGTTGCGTTAACTGCTCTGCTGTAAGCGTGTTCAGCAAGCTTGCCTGCAACGTCTAGCTTAGGATCGCTGAGCTAGGCGACGCTAAACTTGATCGGCTGGCATGCATCTTGGCACGTGACTGTTAAGCCGTGCTTTGTGATTGCAACGTTGAATGCTGGGTCTAGCATGTCAAGCTTAGTTTGAGCGGTCAGCATTGCCCGCTTATCAAGCGCTTCAACAAGCTGCTGCTCTAACAGCTGCATGTTACTTGCGCTTGAAGTCATGGCTAAGCATCACAAGCATGTCCTGAACCATGCGCAGGATCTTCTCATTTACGACCTTGCCGAAGTTAACACCGCGCAGCACCGATGCGTTACCCTTGCTGACAAACTTCAGCTTCGCCTTCGAAGAGACGCTGTGCTCGTCATACATGCGCAGCAGCTCCTTGACTACGTCACTGTCCTTCTCGATACCGAGCGGCGTCAAGGAGTTGAGCTCATACTCAAACTGAGAGTTGCTGTTGTCAAAGGACAGCTTCAGCATGTTGCCGTTCTTGTCCTCCAGCGTTGACTCGGCGTTGATGATGCCGTAGTGCTTGCCTGACGAGTACGCGCCCTCCTGCCTGAAGAGGAGCTTGCAGATCTTGTCGATGAAGGGGCGTGACTCCTCCACAGCTTTGTTGTTGGGTTCGAGCAGCTCGAGCAGCAGGTAGAATGACATGTTAGTCCTTGAGTGAGGGGCGTGACCCGCTCTTGATAGCAGTTGACGCAAATTTGCCGCGCTGCACGGCGTCATTGATTGCGTCAATGTTGGTGTCGAGGTGGCTCATATAGAGCATGCCCTTACCCTTCTGATAGCCCTCATAGTCATCGGACATGCAGAACGGGTCAATGATGACCGGCTGTGACCCACGCAGCATTAGGTTGCTTGCATGGAGGTCAAGGTCGATGTCAACCTCATTGTTGAAGAGCACTTGCCGAAGAGCTTGGGCTACCTTGAACAGGTCAGCAGATGAGGCTAGCAAGTGGTCAAGCACCTTGGCGGCAGCTATTGCTTCAGGTGACGGGTCCTTCATCCGATGAGTGAAGATCTCTACGTCACGATGCGCATGTTCGGGTGTGAAGCCTGAGATCGAGACCTTCGTAGCAACAAACGTCTTGAGAAATACCGTCAAGGCCCCTGTGAAGTCGTGAGCGGCGGGGGAGCGCTTAGGCATCGGCGTCAAGCGTTCCATCTTGACGATCTTAAGGAAGCCGTCAACGGTGTCTGGCCGTTTGAAGAAGATCGGCAGACGATGAATGCGGCCAAACTTAGGAACGAAGACGTTGCTCTGCATCGAGCTAGCGACACGGTAGAAGGCTTCATAGCCAGGGTCATTGGTCCAGACCTTGTACACAGCGTCGCCCGCTTTAGGAATGACGACTACGCTAAACGCGCCGGTGTCATTGATGTACGCATGCTGCTTGAGCTGGTCCATCAACTCGTAGAAGTCTTTGTCCAGGTACTGCTTGTAGCCGTGAAGCTCATTGAGGATCATAAGTGGTGTATTTAGCCATGTTAGCTGTGTACATCAGCTTCCATTTATAGTATAATAGGCCGTACCTTTTGGAGCAGTACATGAAACATATCCTCACAGCCCTGGCCCTCGCGGCCTTCGCTGCAGCCTCAGCTGCTGCAGCACCCGTCCCTCTGGGCACGTTGAACCCGAGCTCTTCGTTCAGCCACACCGTGGCCGGCGAGTTCCACGACAGCTACACCTTCACCCTCGCTTCAAACTCGATCGTCGGCTCGTCTGTCACAAACGTCGCGATCGACTTCGTCGGCTTCAAGTTCGGCGACATCACGGACTTCTCAGCAACGCTCAACGGCATTGACCTGGTCTTGAACTCGGTCACCGGCACAGGGCCAGGCTACACGATCAGCACGCAAGTGCTCGCCGGCAGCACAACGTTGGCCGCAGGTAACTACTTGCTGAATGTCAACGGCGTAGCTCACGGCTTGAATGCCAGCTACGGCGGCAACGTCGTTGCAACGCCGGTTCCCGAGCCGAGCGCCTACTTGCTGCTGGTTGCTGGTCTCGGCGCAATCGCCTTCGTCCGTCGCCGTCAATGACCAAGCTGCTGAAGTACTGGGTATGGGCCGTAGGCCTAGGCTTAGGAGTACCCACGCTGTTCGTCATCGCTTCGATGATGGATGATCATGCTCAGAGCAACCATCGAAAGTGGTGACAAGAACACTGGGAAGGCTCAGGCTACCCTGCATGGTATGAGTCAGGCGTGGGTTGCAAGAGTACTTTAGGCCTGCGAAAGACTGAGGCCCCCGGCGCTTCACAGCGCCGGGGGCCTCGTTACTCACTCCCATACGTGGTGGATGAGCTTAATCGTAGTACGACCAGTAGGTGGTCGGGCGCCAGAAGCATACAGCACCAGCTAGCTGGTTTACAAGTTGCTGAAGAGTCAAGCCACTCAGATCGCTGTTGGTCACGTAAACATCGATGAATTCATCTCTGGCGCTTACATGGTCAAAGCTGCCATGCTTGATCCAATCTTGCACGCCGCCGGAAACGTCTGCATTGGCTTTCAGAGAAGTCAATTTCAACCAGCTTTGCTGGTTGATTGTCAGCCAAATACCTGATCTTCAGCTTGACGACATTAGCTGTCGAATAAGCCATGGCTTATTACTGAACCAGACCGCCGATAGCCGAGCCGGTGACGGAAGGCAGCAGCACTTGACGAGCGTGGTCGAAACGAACGGTCAGGTTGATCATGACCTTTTCACCTGTCGAGACATCGAGATCCGTCCAGTCCACGGCTTGCAAGAAGCAGCCTTCATACTTCCAGGTTTCGGTGACCGCTTCGTTACCATCTAGCATCTCAAGCATCATGCCGAACTTGTAGCCGAAGGCGGTTGCCTCGGTGTTCAGCCATGGGCCCGAAGCGCCGATCAAGCGTTGCTGACGTTCCAGCTGCGTCTGTACAGCGTTTGCCGCCTTGTTTGTGACGTCATCTTCGACGGTCATCTGGCAGTAGTCGAAGCTGTGCTTACCCGCGATGTATGCGCGCGAGTTATAGCGGTCGAGCTGGATGTCTTCGAAAGAGAGGCTTGGACGAGTCCAAGTCACAACCTGCATTGACAGGTCATTAGGCACGCCAGCTTGAGCGCCCAGTGAGCCTCCCAGGCCTGAGAAGATAGCGCGCCAGCGGTTCTTGTGCTTTGGATGCAGGATACCGGTGCCGATGCCCGCGATACCAACTTGTGAGAGCGTTCCCATTTGTTTAGGTTCCCTTAAGGGTTGTTACCCTATATTTACCAACTAGGCATCACAATTTGCCTTCGCCCACTTCTTCTCGCCTTCGTCAGGCTTGTAGTCTCGCTTAAACTTGATTTGAAGCTTCAGCTCCTTGTCTTCAGTGACAAGCTTTGTCTCGAGCTTGTCGCTATCATCCAGGTCATCCAAGACAAGCTGTTGAAGCTTCAACAAGCTATGCCGAAGGCCGGAATCTCAAAATCGAACACCTCAGCAAGCTTCACAGTTGTTCCACGTCAATCGAGATAACAGCCTCTACAACCGCAATGCGCTTGTCTGACCGCAGCTGAGGATCAAAGAATAAACGGCTCTCAATCTTGAAGAAGCCATTGTAGTCAGGATCACCTGGGTTGAAGTCGCGCACGATGAAACAGTCGTCGCCCGCCTCATAGCCGACACACAAGATAGCATGCGTAGTAGGTTCATACTCGGAATTATCAAGCATGTCTTGGTTTGGGAACGGGATGATGCCGTTCTTCACCTTCTCAACCATGTCTTGCGTAGCACCTAGCTCGCGATAGTGAGCCCAGTACCAATGATCGCTGTCATTCCTCTTACCGTCACGCAAGATTTTTGCAGCAAGGTAATAGGAGTCAGACCAACGAATTGACACGATCAGGGGCAGCTCCTTTGCTAAAGCTGTTTTAGCTTCAGCCATGCCATTGACAAAGTCATAGGTAAATTCAATGTTGAACTTATCCTTCAGCACCTCAACCACTTCGTTCGGGTGGATGTCAGCACCTGAGCCGTCCCAATCATTGTGAGCAAAGAACTCATACAGATCTTTCTCGGAAATGTGAACATGCTTCAGCTTGAAGGCTTCAACGAGAGCCTTCAGCAAGCAATGAAACTCACCATGACTGTGCTCGTGCTCGAACGCGTCGAGGAAGACGATCAGGTCATCCCGCACAATGTGCTTTTCAAGCAGGTCACGGATCTTCATGGCTTAGCAGGTGGCTGGACATGGCACTCAGGATCGGTGCTCGGGTCGTAGTGTTCAGTTAGGGATGCGTGCGGAACGTCATCAGGATATTCTATGTCGCCGTCAACGATGTCCGAACGCACGATCACCTGTCCGATGAGTTGGTTGGGGTCAAACGGGGCTAGCTCGCCGTCCTCACCTACTTCGAGGATCTTGGTCCCACCTTCGCTGTCCATGTTTGCAAAGTTGAGCGTAATCGTGTTGATCAGGCCCTGCTTGACTTCAGCTGGCGGGCTAATCCAAGTCTCAAAGGTGAAGCTGAGGTTCCAGACGATGATGCGACGATCGGTGCCTGCTGGGTAGTTCTCCTCGTTGCCGATGGAGTCCAGGATGACCCGCGTGATCTTTGCCCAGTCAAACGGCGAGTCATTGAACTGAACCTGCATCTCATAGTCAAAGATGATCAGAATCTGCTCGATGATCTGATAAGCCTGGTCGGTGTTGGAGGCGTAAATCGACAGCTCGTAGGTCAGGTTGTACGGCGTCGGCATGGTCCGCTTGATGAACTTGACATCCTGCGGAAAGACGCCACCCTGCTCGAGATATGACTTACGGTCATGAGTGCCGTGACCGTGCTTACGCTCAGGCGCCATCTCGATGCCGGTCAGGTAGCAGGACATGATCGGGAGAGTGTGCAAGGCGTTTTGCGTGTTGCGCGTCGCAATAGCCGCGGCTACCCGATCCGACGAGCCGTAACGGATCGGCACTACCAGCTCGTCAATCTCGCCGCACGCATTTTGTCCTGTGCGGACACGCATGTTGGCGAAGATATTGGCGAAGACGATGGTCGCCTTCTTGAGCTGCTGATTGTAGTAGTAGCTATTGAGCATGCGGCTATTTAGGCCGCATAGCTCAACGGTTAAATTAAACGTCAATGTGAATCCCAGACATTGAACCCGCCACGGTCAGTGGTCAGGCCCAAGTCTCGCTTCATGTACGTAATGACAGCGTGGTTGAGCGCGCCGGCCATGGCCGTACTTATGGTCGGGGAGGTGACCCAAGACAAACATGATCGCTCCCTTCAAGGCCGCAACCTTTTGAGCAGACGCGTCATGATCCTTGAGTGCACGGGCGATGTTTCGGATGAAACCTTCAAACCCGGTCAGCTTGTCATGCCCCAAGTCCGCGACGTGCTTCGGGTTGACGCGCTTGAAGTCGGAGTCGAGCTCGTGCACGAGCTCGACGGCGTCTGTCACGAACGCTTGGTCATGCGCATGTGAGGCCAAGAAGTCACACAGGTCATGAAAGAATTGCTTCGGCTCAACGGCTGCAAGGTACTCTGTGAACTCAGCGTTGTCGCTCAGCGACGACAACGAATGGTCATAAAGCTGTTGCCACCCGTCAAAGTGGGGAACAGGCTCTTCGGTCAGGAACTTTTTTGAATGACATACTGTCCTCACATGTGCGATGCGTTGTTGGAAATTTCCTTCATCGTAGTGCAAAACTTCGAGAAGGTCTCTTTGCTGTCCAAGAGGAGCCAGACATGCTTGCGGTACGAGTTGTACAAGTCGCGGAAGTGGGTTAGGTTCTCACCCCACAGCAAATCACCGTCTGAGACTACAAGGCAATTATACCCTCTAGAAGCCAGCTTTTTGATCTGGCTGGCGAGGCTTGAGCTGAAAACTGTACCGCCGGACTTGTGATTCGACAGCACATGTTGCAGCTTTGACTTACCTAGAGGGCCAGGCTTACCGCTGTCAATGTCGGTGATGTTGTTGGCGTGGCCATGCTTACCAGGCGAGCACTCATAGATGTCGTAGTCGCCGCTGAAGATGAAGAGGTAGAAGTCGTCCTGAACGCCTGTCAGGCCTTGCCGTTGGACAAGCAGCTTGTCCAAGTTAGCCATGACGGTGTGAATGACATAGGACATCGAGCCTGACGAGTCGATGATGACAGCCAGCTTGATCTTCTTCTTGTTCGGGTTCTTAACATCACCAGGCTTGATAGCGCCGCGGTTTGTCTTGATGACCTGCTGCATCGTGCCAATGGCTCGATGGCTGACCTTTTGGTAAGACTGGTCAAGCGTGAACGTGGTCTCGCCGATCATCTTCTTCAGCAGCGCGTCCCACTTGTAACGTGGGTTGGCTTGCGTGTAGTCAATCGGAGTCTTCTCGCCCTTTGAGTTGCCCACGGCGCGGTCTTCAGGCGGCTTGTTCTCGTAGTCAGGCGGCGGGGAGTCATCCTCGTCGGCCTGCTTATCCTTAACCTTCTTGTTCCACTTGTCAACGTCTTCGGGCTTCAGCTTGCGTTCAGCGGCCTTCTCGGTGCCGTCGGTGTTGCTACCCCCTTCAGAGTGGTCATCACCCATCCGGTCAAGCGTGTCGCCGAGCTCCTTCTTGCACTTGTCCTTCAGCTTAGCGAACTCGTTCTTGACCAGGTTGTACATCTCCTGGTACGAGCCTTGCTTGTGGAAGTTGACATATGAGCTAAACAAGCCCATCGGCAGCTGGGTGAAACCTTGCTGCACGAGCCGGTGGTTGGTGCGGAAGTCGCCCACCCAGTTGATCAGCATGTTAGACGCGTCGGGAATCACTTTCCGATAGTGGAAGTCCGAGTACGTATAGTGCATGAACTCGTGACGAATCAGGAACTCGATGTACTCATACTCGTCAGGAATCTCGCCGCCGTTGGAGACGTACTTCTTGCCGTAGCGGTTATCCTTAGGCTTGAGCTGCTTCAGATGGGCGAAGTCGATCAGGCTCTGGCAAAACTTGACGTTGAAGATGAACGTGCCGTCTGAGGTAGCAGCAGCGGTGTCGATGCCGCCGAAGCGCTTCTCGTTCTTCTCATTTAAGCCGTCGCCGACCAGCTTGATCTCGGGGTGATGAATGACGTGGAAGTCAATCATGTTCCGCAACGGGAAGAACGAACGGGACTCAGCCTTGATCTTGCTAATCAACTTGCTGAAGATGATCGGGCTGAACTTTGGAGCCGTCTTGACCGGCGGCGCACGCTTAACAAAGTGCGGCGAGACGGTCAACCTACGGATGATCTCCTCGATGTCAACGTCCTTATCCTCGATGGGATTGTCGCTGACAACGTCCTTCTTGCCCCCCTTCTTCCGCTCTTCCTCCGTTGGCGCTGCATCTTCGCCTTCAGGAGGCTTGTTCTCTTTCGGCGGAGGGCCCTTGCGGTCCCAGAACTTGTCAAACAAGATCGTCTCGATCATGTTGTCAGCCGCCGCTTCGTAAAGCACCGGTGAAATCTGAGCGACACAGTCGATTTGCTTGAGGCGCTCAGCTACCTCATCCTTGATCGCTTGAATCTTGTCTGGGTCGCCGCCGGTGACGTGGTCAATGATCTGCTTGATGTGCGGATCATTGAACGTTGTCTTGAGCAGCGGGACTTCAACCTTATGAGACTGAACGACGATGTCGTCATCAGCCTCGTTGAGCTTGCGCCGCGCCATTACTTTACGCCTTTGCTTAGCAGCTGCTTGATGTACTTCGTCATGCGCTGATTGATGTCGCCCAGGGCGTCATACTCATCATCGCTGATGGCATCGCTGCCGAGGAAGGTCAGCAGAGCTTCCTTCAGCGGTGGGATGAACTCTCGTGACAAGCCGTGGATCATGATAGCGTGGACGAGCTCTCGCAAGAAGTACTCGAAGTGAGAAACCTTCGGGCCGTTCGCGATGTGCTTGATCGTGATCTTGTCATCGGCCAGCTCGCGCATCAGGTGGGTCGCGTCGATCAGGAACTTCTGATCGTGGGCGCCACGATTCGAGAGGAACTCGTTCAAGTCCTGCTTGAAGATGCCCGGATCGATGTTCTGGATGTAGTTCGTGAAGGCGATGTTGTTGGCCAGCACGAAGTCCGTGTCACGGAAGGTCTTCTCAGCGATGTCCTCGAAGGTCATGACCTTCGCTTTCTTGCTAATGAGGTCGAGACGGTCAGCCTCAGGGGCGGTCATGAACCACTCCTCCAAGTCATTCCAGAAGTCAGGCGAGCGGATGCCGTGCTTGTCTTCGATGATGAAGCTGAGCTTCTGCTTAAACGCCTCGTAGACCTTCTGCTTCAGCTTGTGCGCCATCTTGTCAACGGCTGCAGCGTCGTCGGTATCATGCGCTTCGCGCTTGAAACGGGACACTTTCGGGTCCATGTTGTGGCAAACACCCGAGTACATGTCCTCGAACTCGCGCGGCGACACGTAGATGTTGCTGCTGCCTAGGTTCAAGTGGAACTCAGTGTTGTCGCCGTCATGCTTGCCCTCATTGCGAGCGTCCTTGAACTTGTCGTAGAAGGCCGACGTGATCTCGAAGACAGCCTTGGCGATCTCTGGGTTCTTCAGCACCTTGGCAAGCTTCGGCTCAGTCTTTGTCTTGAGGAAGGTGACCGTCTGGTTCCAGCTAGCTCCAGCCGGGATGATGTCCAGGACGTCGCGCATGTGCTTGGTTAGCTCAGTCGTGCCTTGGTCATTCGGGTTGATAGCGGCGACCACGATCGAGCCTTTAGGCAGCTCGAGCGAGCCTTCATGACCAGGCTCACCCACGAACGTCTTGTCGAGGAGAATCCGACGCAGCGCGTTGAAGACCTTGGTAGAGGTCCGGTTCAGCTCATCGAAGAAGATCAGGTACTTGTGCTCACGGCCTTCGAACTCTTTCCAGTCGATGTCCGGGTCAGAGCCTTCAGAACGCTTAGCGCCCGCGCCGTGCTCTTGAGAGCCCAGGTGATACTCCTTCAGGTGCTCCTTGAGCCAGCCTTCGCCTTCTTTGATCTTGTTCTTGATGATTTTGTAGAGGCCAGGCTCGGAGAACTTGACAGACAGCGAGCCCTTTTCATTCTCGTCCGACAGCGGCAAGCCGATGATGTCTTCTGGTGAAAGGGTATCGGTTGGAATCATGACAGGCACCAAGCCGAGCTCGAGAGCAACGTCGATGATGTGCGAGGTCTTGCCGATGCCAGGCAAGCCAGAGATGACTGGCACGTAGCTGCGATGCTCAGCCAGCTTCATCTTGACTTCGAGCTGGTGCTTCAGCACGTCGCGCCAGTGCTCAACCGGGTGCAGGCCCTTTTGGCCGCCGCCGACCGACCAGCTCGACTCGACTTCGATGCCTGACTGGTCTTTGATCAGCTCAGCGACAGCCGTAGCGACCTTCTGTGCAAGCTGTGACTTGGCGCCGGTCGTGTAGTTACGGAAGTTGGTGTGAACCTGGCTCATCAGCACCTTGGCGTCCTTCTCGCTCTTGACAGGCATGCTGGCGTTGATGAGCAGCAACAGCTGTTCCCACCGGCGTGGCGATGTCCGAACGTCAGCGTTGGCGTCATCGTGCGAGAGGTCAGCGTCATCAAGCGCGTCAAAGAACTTGTCGACGAGCTGCATGTTCAGCTTAACGCGCGGGTTGTCTTGGAACTTCTTGACGAACCAAGAGAACCACTCCGCCTTGCCAGGATTGTCAAACTCAAGCTTGCTGTAGTCTTGGTTGAGCGCGATTCCTTCCACGCCCTCGTCGTTCATGTTTGACGCATAAACCACGTAGCAGGTCTTCGGCAGCTGATGCAAGCCAAGGTTGCCGTTCAGGATGCCCCGCAAGATATTGCGGATAGACATCGAGGTTTCGCGGTAGTACTCGTCCAGGAACAAGATGCAGTTGAAGTGCTCACGCAGCTCCTGCACCTCTTCTGAGAAGGTGTCATCCGTGCCGCCGAGCGCTTCGTGTAGGTGCTTGATAGCCGGAGAGCGCTTGATCGAAGCAAGCACCTGGGACTCAGGCACAATCTTGGAGTGCATGACCTGGTTATACAGGTCGGAGTCAGCCAGCTTAACGTCGAACTTGGCCTTGTGAGCCTCGATCTTGCCTTCGGTGCTCGTGTTCGACTCAGGGTGATAGACGATGAACGGGATGTTGATGATGTGCTCTTCAACCAAGTGCGGAGTTTCAATCAGCACAAGCTTGATGCCGGCGAGCTGTGCCAGCTGGCGCACGAATGAGGTCTTACCCACACCAGGGTCGCCGGCAAGCAGCAAGCCGCCCTTGACCGTCTGGTGCATCTTGGCCTTCATGTCAGCAAACACCGACTCAAGGTAGTCTAGCCGCTTTTCAGGAACGACAGACGAGACAGAGAACTTTTTACCTTGCGCCATTGTTTACTCCAACCCGACAATACGATTATACAACTCTTTGTTGTCTCGAGCGATTAAACTCAACATGTGCTTGAAGCGATCAGACGCCGGGAAGATGACGGACTCGACCGGGTCGGGTGCCGGAGCGTCTTCAACGACAGGCACGACCTTAGGCTGGGTGATGGGCTCACGCACCGCATCAATGTCAAGAAATTTGCTGATCTTCATGTGGCTTTACGCTGTAGTGATAGTGACGGTGTTGCCTTGCTTGGCATTGAACTCGCGGGCCGCATCGCGGTAGGCTTCGAGCTCAGGATGTTCAGCCTTGAAGGCGCGAAATGCCTCCTTGGTCTCCCATTCCTCAACGGTTGTAAGAGTCAGGCCATCCTCCGACACGCTCACATGGTCCCGAGAGATAAAACCAGGCGCGACTTTCTTGAGCTCGATCAAGGCCAAAGCTTGCTTGCGCAGCTTGTTAGACAGCGGTAGGTCCTTAACGAACTTGCCTGCTGAAGTTGACTTGACCGTAACGGTAGTGAGTGTGTAGGACATGATTGCCTCCGGAGCTATTTAGGAAACCGAAAGCTCGTGCATGAAGAGCTTAACGGCCTTCTTCCACTTCATAGGCGCCCGGTTATAGAGCGTGTCGAAGAAGTTGCTGGTATCAGCAGGGTTCATCCACTCTGGCGGGTCAGCCGCGAGCACGTATGCGTCGGTTAGGGCGCGCTCGGTGTAACCTGGGATGGTCTTGTACTTTGCTTGCAGGTGCTTCAAGCGCCCGACCGCCGACTTGATCAGCGGGTCAAACTCGATGTCACTCAGGTTGTAGTCGTCAGACTCAGCTTCGTAGTCTGAGTGCATGCGCGTCTGCTTGCCATGCTTGTAGTGCAATGATTGGTACTGCACTAGGTGGGTCAGCTCATGCTCAAGCATCTTGATGAGCATCGGGACCTTGGACAGCGAAGCTTTTAGCGAGTCAAGCGTGCCGATTGACGGGCCTGTCATCCGTAAGTTGAACGGGGACAAGCGGATGAACGGGCCGTCATCCTCGTCATACATGCCCCCGCTGCGACCGAGCTTCTCATCCTTATCAAAGATCAGCCGCATGGCTACCGTGATGTCCACGGGGACGCCGTAGAAGGTCTCATCAATGACGAAGCTTCGAGTGCGAAACCGTTGGTGGCCGTTCTCAATGTCAGCAAGCGTTAGCTTAACGCCGTGACGAGTCTCGACCGCTCTAATAAGCCGTGTAGCATCAGATAAGTCAGAGCCGGTCATCCGCTTCGTGATGACCCGCTCGACATAGGCAAAGTACCACTCAAGCATCACAGTCCGCATCTCAGCAGTAACGGATGGAAGCTTGATCATGCCTTCAGTTAGCCTCATAGCTTCTTGTCCAGGTTAACCTTGTTCGGCGAAGCGAGCACCTTGTCGATGGTCCGCTTGTGCGACGAGTACTTGTCACGCGTGTTGACTTCGATCACGTTCCAGCGGGAGCCGTTCCACTTCAGCAGCCGATCAGGCGGTCGCAGGCTAGCAGGGAGGTTTGTGTAGGTCTGACGGTGGAAATGGCCTGCTGTGATCGTGTTGCCTGGCGGCAGGGCGTCGCCCGACGTGAACGCTTGACCATCAGCAGGTAAGGCGTCTTGCACATACGGGTCACGCCCGTCATAGGAGCCAGGCGGCTTGCCCATAGCCTTGCCTGACATGATGTTAGCCGGGTCACCGCCGACTTGAGGCACGTCATCCTTGCTCTTCTGGATGATAGCTTCAGTCGACTTATAGGCTTGGTCATTCTGCAGCGCGCCCAGCAAGAAGTCGTCATCGGCTTGCGCTTGGTTGATCTTGCCTGGTGTGCCTAGCAGGTCACGATGCTCGACCGATGGCATGATCGGCTGGGCATAGAATTTGAACAGCTGCGGTTTCCAGTTGAATGCATAGCCTTCGGTCGCCCAGGCTGTGTCTGTCACCTCGAGCCACTTACGTACAGGCTTCAAGAAGGCGTCATACTGTACCTCGCCGGGCAGCTCGACCACGTCACCGACCACGATCGGGCGTCCTAGCTTCTGGACCATGACGGCGAAGCTGCAAGTGAAGATGTAGGTCTGTGGCAAGCTGATGCCGAACTTTGCTAGCTCAGACTGCACGTCAAGCAGGTCATATTGACACTTGAGGAGAGTAGACTGACGGTTGTAGGACCTGTCACGGTTCTCCATCAGGAAGAAGTCCTGAATGTTGTCAATGCTGGTAGCTGTAGCCTCAAGCAGGTGTAGCTCGATGACCTCCCACTGAGAGTTGGTCGAAACACCGTTGAAGAAGATTGGCACCAGGCGCCACTGGTTGTACATTGCATTCGATGGCACGCCTACAGTGACTAGGTCACTAGTGTCAGGCAAGGAAACGATTCCTACACGCTTCCACTCGAGACCGTCATCGCTCGCTTCCACTCGAGCTTTCGTAGCACGGTTTTCGGCGACCACACCCTGCCTGATCTTGAACGAGCCTACCTGCTTTCGAACAGGCTCAGGTGTGAAGTACCGCTCTTGCGGCGCGCCCAGCTTGTCCCACGCCTTCTTCGTGCCGAATGAGAAGCCGATGAATGCGGGCGCGCTAATGACATCAGCACCTTGCTGAACAGAGCGCCACGAAGCGTCATTGACGTTGAAGGTGTCGAGCGCGTTGTAGCCTGACGGCGCGCCCGAGGACAGCGGATAGCCTGCCGACGTGACCATGTCAACGGTTGAGCCTTGACTGTGAACGCCAAGCATCGGGAAAACATTGACGGGGCCAGCGGCCATCTCCAGCGCTTCAGCCTGGAGGCTGGCGATGTAGTTGGCTTCGTTGTCAGCGCACTCTGATGTCGAGTAGTCAACCGTGCCGATGCAGACCTCAGGCGGCTTGTATACGGCAGGCGCCGTGTCGTATGCGAACTTTGGGTTCGGCGGACTGCAGTCAAGCGGTGCTGGGCCTGTAGGTGTAATCTCATCAGCCATTAGTCGTCTCCAATGTTTGCAGCTTCATGCGTATGTCCTATGCAGCCAAGCGACAATGTCTGACATGGTCATATAGCCGCCATGGCTGTGGACTTCCCAGTTGACATACTCGTGGCCTTTAACATTATGATGAGAGCCCTCAGCGATGTAATAACCGATCACCTTATCAGCATGCGGCGTGTCCATCTCACTCGCTTCTTTCGTGCACGAGATAATGACGCACGGTATGTTTGTGTTGGTAGTCGTGAACTGGACTTTCGTGTCCCAGTCATCATCGACCAGCAGCTGTTGCATTTCAAGTGCCTGCTTACGCAAGTAGGAGGGCGAGTTTGGCTTAGGCACGACTTGCACCAGCACAGCTTCTAGCACGCGTTGAAGCTTCATGGCTGCACCGGCTCTAAGTCGGCGTCAAAGGTGAACGCCATCTTGATGTAGTTACGCATCGCCTTGTACGGCACCTTGACATAGCCTTTAAACAGGTACAGCGAGCGAATGTCTCGCAGGATTACCTCTTTAGAGCCTTCGTCAACGCCTACAGCAAGCAGCGCGTGATAATAGCTGCTGTGCGGGTCACGAACGCCACGGCGATCAATGAATTTTTGATGAAACTTCCCCTCATTAGAGTGGTGATTAGCACCATTGCTAAACCGCCCGTATGAATTGTAAGGGACAATTACAGGGTGACCTTCCTTAACCGCGCTCACGATCTCTTCAACCGATGTATAGTGGTCAAAGCTAAGCTTTAGCTTATAGGGCTTATCTTTGATTACCAGCTTGAACCCGTCATAAGCGTCGAACAGCTGTTGCGGCGTAACACCGTAAGCGTCAACCTTGTAGCGCGCCTGACGATCAAGCTTCTTGTTGTAAGCGGTAGCAAAGATCTTCAGCAAATCCGTGAGCGGAACTTGAGTTCGGGCGCTTAACACGTACGCGACTTGAGCTGTCATACAACGTTGGTCGAACGGAATTGCTCGGAGCTCGGAGCCAAAGTCACGCTTGATCAAGTCGACCAGGACAGTTAGCTGACCGTTGACGTGCACGTTGACTGGGCGCTCAAGCAGGGGGCGGATATGCATGCTTAGCCGATCACGAAAGGCATGTGGAAGTTATCGGGGCCATTCTGACCGACTTCGTAGTTCTTGACCTGGTTGACGCAGTCCTCTTGCAAGCGTTGGCCTTCAGACATCAGCATGTCAGCGTTCAAGGACAAACCGCCACCAGGGCCTGGAAGGCTCGAGAACTTGCCGCGAATGTGCGCCAGCATAAACATGAGCTCAGACTCGGCCCACTGCTGAATCCACTGCTGAGTCCACCGATCGATGAGCAGCTCCTGCTCGGTCTTTTCCATCGAGCACTCTACCAGCACTTTCTCCATGTGGCCGAAGGTACGGTAGGTGGTCAGCTCGCGGCGCGCCTCGCGCCAGTTGAATGCGATGTCACCCGCAAACAGCTGGGTGTAGGTCTCAGACAGCGAGTGGATTAGGTGGATCGAGACCAGGTCATAGCCGACGCCTGGCGAGTAGAACTGGTTGAGGAACTGCTGCGCATATAGGTTGTCGGGGCCAAAGTTGACCAAGCCAAGCATGTTGAGGCGGTGGATCTTCAGCACGTCTACAATGCCATCTAGGCCTTTGGTCGGGTCGTTCAGGTAGTACAGCTGCTGACCTGGGACGATCGTCAAGAAGAAGTACTGCTTGTAGTAAGCCGAATCCACGCGGCGGCGCAGCTCTTGCAGTGCGTTGTTGAGCGCGATGTCAAACTGCTCTTCGTCAAGCTCGACACAGACCTTTGGGTAACCGAGCTGACGCTTCAGGATGTCCTTGATTGTATCGCGAGGACCTGGCTCACCGTTGTCACCGATGTTGATGCGCTGGTAAGTCGGAACGCCCTTCTTCGGCTCCTCCGACTCGACCCATGCAGTGCCAGACCAGCACTTCAAGCGCCGATCACGGGAGTTATAGAAGAAGTCACCCTGCTTCGGGTAGCCGGTAGGCAAGCCCTTAGTTAGTGGCACTGACTTCACGGTGACAGTGTACGTGTCACCTGGGATGTATGCAGTTGGGCCTGCTTCAATCAGGAAGCTGATGTAACCGTTGCTGTACGGAACGCCTACGATAGCCGACGGCTTGATGCTCAGCGTCGAGCCTGTCACCGTGAAGATAGTCGGTGAGACGGCCATGATCGTCCACACCTGCTCTTCGATCGCGGTGGTGCCTACAGCTGATGAGTGGATGCCACCGTCGCCCAAGCCAGAGTACTCAGCTGAGTAGATCTGCAGCTGAGCTGTTGGATCAACCTCGCCGGTGATGACCGTATGAGCGGTAGACGGCAGCCATGCGGTGCCGTTCCACGCAAACATCATCCGCTGGGTCGGGTCGTAGTAGACCTGGCCAGGCTCAGGGTTGTCAGGCGGGCCGTAGATGTTCTCTACGTGCGGAGCCCAAGCTGAGCTAAGCTGCGTGTCTGGATATGACCTAACGCCGATGCCATAGTAGGTGTAGACATTCGTTGCGAGGTGGACCGCGACATAGACCGGGTCATTCTCGGGCAGGTTTGTGATCGTAACCTCATTCGAGACCATGTCGTCATAGTAAGCGCCGACAACGTGGGCAGAGCCAACACGATCAGCAGGCACGTTGAAGTCAGCTGATGCGCTGTAACGCACGCTGTCAGTCGGAAAGTTGGACGGGTTGAGCTCAGTGAGCGATGCCAGCACGATCGCGCCAGCGTAGACGTACGGCTTCTCAGGCACGTTCCATGAGATCTTGACCGATGTCGAGCTCAAGCGCGTTAGCCGGACTTGCAGCTCGCGGCCTTCAGCGTCAACGTAGTTCGTCAGTGAGTTTACGGCTGTCATGCCCTTTCCCCCTATCTAGATAAACTATTTATGACGGCTAACTAAATAGACACGACCAGGAGAAGGTTACATGAAGCTATTCGGATTGCTGCAAGACGACACCCCACAACAACTCGACGAGCACTTGGGCAACTTAGACGCGGTTGACAAGGAGCTTGCCACTACCTTGGTCAGGCGCGCCAGGTCGCCAGGAGCCACGATCGGGCGCGGCTTCAAGAGGAGCGAGTATAAGACTCGGCCCGGCGTTCCAGCGGGCAAGGCTGAAGAATGGAAGGACGGCGTTGACCGTACGACAAATACTGTCTACAGCAAGATCGGCCGAGGCTCAGCCGTTGACCCGGCTAAGCTTAAGTTTGACGCCGCCGCTGCTGAGTTCTCTCATGATGATGTCGGCGCTCTCATTTACATGCTCGACGGTAAGCAGGTGTTCATCATTACCCTTCAGGACGCGATCAGCACAGGCGCTCGCAAACCTGGCTACAAGGAATCGCTAGCATTCGCTTGGCGAGGCACGTCTGAGTTCTTCCGTAGCTTCAAGTCCGACGCCCCGTTCTTCCCTGGCACGAAGAAGACCTTCATGTCTGAGTTCGTGAGGATCACCAAGAGCGGCCCAAAGGCGGGAACGCTTCAAGAGGTGAAGAAGGTCGAAGAGTTGTTGCGGCTCTTCGCTCAACATCAATGGGCTATGGCCAACCCGGCGGCTAAGGTGATGGCTAAGGACGACAAGTTCCCTGAGCTCGACCTGCTGATCATCAAGTTTGACAAAGAACGCGAGCAGAAGCATGCTGACCGAGTTGAGGCGCGCAAGGATATGGTGCCGGTTCCTAAGACGCTTGGCATTGCCAGGTCGATCACCCACACGTCAGTGCTGATCTCAAGCCACAACGCTTACATCCAGAAGCTGGTGGGCCAGTTAAAGTACAAGGCTAATGCGCTACGCAACAAGCGCGCTGCAGGCTTTGATAACACGGCTGACATGCTCGAGCACGTCATCAGGGAGGGCTACGTAAAGAAGCTCAACTTCATGGGGAAAACCTACAACCTGACAGACAGCCGGATCAGCCTTGACGACCTGATGAAGAGGGAGCGCGGCACGGGCGACACCTACGTCGAGTACAAGTGCGAGACTGCTCTTAGCTACGGTGACCCAAAGATCAAGGCGGCGAACGATGAGTACGAGGAGCTTGTCAAGCAGGTCTCGAGTCAGCATGACCAAGAGCTCCCTTCATGGGTCAAGGACGAGGACGAGGCTGATGACGAGAAGCGCGCCGAAAGCCGCTACAAGCTTGCGTGGGCTAAGGAGAAGGTCAAGGGCCAGGCCACAGACATCTTCCTCAAGCACGGAGCCTGGCCTAGCAAGATGACGATCCGCCTCGTGCTTGAAGGTGGCCGCATCACGCCGTTCAAGATCGACATGAACTTTAGCATGTGGGGCTGAGCATGAAAAAGCCGACCCTAAGGTCGGCTTGTTGGTGCAGGTCGCTTAAGCGGCCTTGAGGCCGGCTGAGTTGTTGGCTTGCTCGAGGAACCAGGCCTTGGCGATGTTGTTGACCGCCTTGGTCACCTCCTTCACCTCGAAGCCGTTGCCGACAATAGTGTCGGTCTCTTCCTTGACGATGTCCGTGCCCACCCACTTAAGGAACGGGCCCATGTTGCGAATATCGAACACGTCCTCGCAGTGCATCGTCTCCTGCAAGAAAGCGACGGCCTTCTCGAGACGGTGCTCCGTGGTCACGGCTTGAGCAAGCTCCTTGATCGAGTTGAGCCGCTCGATGTCCACGGCGGCCACGGTGGTGACCTTCGTGTCCGAGTGCTTCTCACCCTTGACCTTGAAGACCAGGTCGGAGATGCGCAGGCCGCCGACGTCCTGACCGCCGACGCAGGTCCAGACGATGCCTTCGCCGACGCCCGAGACGTTGTGCGCCGAGCCGAATGGGCAGAGCTCCTCCACCTCGGTGGTCAGGCGAACCAGCTCGTTCTGAGCCGCAGCCGGATTGGCCATGTCAATGGTCAGCTGCCAGGTACGGTACTTCTCGATGCACTTGACCGTGCTGCCGTTGGTCGCAGCAGCTGCTGAATCATAGATCGACTCGACCTCCCAGGGCATCAGCCAAAGCGAACGCTCGCTCTCGAGACTGATGAGCCGCACGCCGAAGATGACGAACTGCTTCGGCAGCTGGTTGAGCGCAACGCCCTTCTGGATGTTGCCGCCGCACCACTCGCCGTAGATACCGACCAGGCACTTGAACGGTGTCTCGTAGTCACGGCTGAAGAAGGACGCCTTGGCCAGCGATGCGAACCTCAGCAGGAACTGACGCACGTCATCGTTGCCGTGGACGTAGGCGGCAAAGCCAGCGTTGTCATCGCCCGGTGTCAGGACGTTAGACCGGGACTGGCAGTAGAAGCTGGCGTCTTCGCCGACAATGACGGACACGTTCATGCCGTGCAGCTTGATCGTGCCGTGGAAGCTGAGCTTCGGCAGGCCGATGTTGCTGAAGGTGCAACGGTCCTTGACGGTCCGGATGACGCCGCGAAACTGGTCGATGTTTGGGAAGGAGTAGTGCGTGTTCATGCTTTGGGGAACCTTTGCGAGATGATGTCGAAGAGGGTGCTCAGGCCTTGGCCAGGCTTCATCGTGATGAAGCCGTCATTGCCGTACTTGGCCTTGAGCATGTTCTCCATCGAGTGGTTGGCGAACGTGGTCCACTGAATGATCAGGTCATAGTAGCCCTTGTCGGCGAGCGCCTTCAAGTTCTGGCCATTGTTGTTCTCGATGATCAGCCAGGGAAAGCGTTGCTGCAGCTGCCCGCGCTGAGCGTCCAGGCCGCCGAGGATCAGCACCGTAGGCTTGCGGCCTTTGGGCGGCTTAAACGTGTCAATGCGGGCCTCGATGCTCTTGACAGCGGCGTCCAGGCAGGCCTCGAACGTGCGCGTCAGCGTCGAAAGCTTCGTGTCCAGCTGCTCGAGGATCAACTGCACGGTAGCCAGCTGCCGGTCATCCGCTTCCTTGATGAGCTTGGCCAGCAGCTCAGCCATGACCTTGTCCATGTGTTCCTTGGGGACAACGAGCATGGTCGGGCGCTGCAACGTAGGGGGCATGACCCCCTCGGGCGCCGGCTTGAAGACCGGCTCTTCAGCGTGCGGATCCTCATCGCCCCTGAGGCGAGGCTTGACGACCGTCAACTTGGGCTTGGCGAGCCGCTTCTTGGCAGCAACCTTGGGCTTCTTCTCCTTGCGGAACAGGCCCATGTTGTCCTGGGCAAACTGCTGCAGCATGTCGATGACCGGGTAGACATTGATCAGCGAGCGGCGGCGCTTCTCGTCGAGCAGCTGGCAGGCACGCTCCAACGCGGCCTTCTTGTTGCCGTCAACGTTCAGCTCGAGCAGGTAGGCCTTCCAGACCTTGACCTTCTCGTCGGGTGTCCAGTCAACGCGCTTACGAGCACCAAACTGAGCTTCGACCGCCTTCAACAGGCTGTAGTTGACCTTTGCAGGTGCAGCTTTCCGGGGTGTTGCCATCATGCTTCCTTCGGTTGAAGTTTCTTTGCCGCTTTCTTCTTTGCGGCCTTGTGCTCTCGACAGGCCTTCTCCGCCTTGGAGTAATCGAGATCGATTGTCGCCTTAGGCAGCTGTGCCATGGCGCGCATTGAGCCCTGCCACACGTAGCCGTGCGGCTGGGACTGAGACTGGGAGAAGAAGTCCTTCCAGTTTTGGTCGAGGTGGGCCACTTCGTGCGGCACGACCGTATTCAAGAAGGCCTGCACGTTGTCCCGGAACACGGTCATGCTCAGAGCGATGTGCTGCTCGGTGATGATCCTGAGGCCATGACCATCCAGTATTGTCACAGTTGTAGCCAAGCCCGCATACTTTGGATGTTCGAACTCAAGCTCGAACGTCATCGGGACCGGGACCGGAATGCGAGCGCCTCGGGCGTTGTACTGCTTCGCTATGGCATTCGCAACTGTCTGTGCTAGGTGCTTGAGGCGGTCATCGCTGGCCATAAAGTATCCCTGTTGTGTTGAGATGGATTATACACCATCTAAAGGCTCAGTTAAGCAAAAATCAACCTCACCCACGACACAACTTCCTTGAGGCCAGCGCCCAAGATGAAAACCATGAAGGCGCCGCAACTGAGCTCCATGCAAGAACTCACGTCATTGCTTTGAGCGAGTATGCATGCTGCCCAGCAAGAAAGCTATCACAAACGCGATTCCTGTGATGAGCAGCGTTTGCGTCTCAAAGTAGAGATGATGAAGGCAAGGCCGCCAAAGAAGATGATGGGCACCATGTCAGGCCGCCAGCTTCTCAGGAGCCTTGAGGCCCCATGCTTCGCGCGTGAAGTCCCAGAGCTTCGTTGGGTCAACGCGCCTACGGCGCGAGTGCTCCTTGCCGAAGAGCAAGCCCGGTAGCGACGACGACAGGCCGTTGCCATGGCCTACCGTAAAGCCGCGGATGGTCTTGACCAGCACTTGCTGGAACCCGGTGTCATTGTCCGTGCGTAGGGAGAGCACCACGTCGGACAGGGCGCGCCTGACCTCGAGGTCATCATCGACCAAAGCATTGCGAATGAAGGTCTTACGGCGGATGTCGCAGTAATACTTGATCCGCTCAAGCCTGGTCCCAGGTCGTTGAGCTAGTTCCATTTAAGGGATCCTACAAAAGTCTACATGTAGAATCTTAAACCAAAAGAGACTCAAATGTAAACCAGCACAGTATGCCAGTTGCTTATTACAAAATTACCAAGTTGATGAGGCGCAATGCACCTCAGGTCCAGGAGTCACGCATGAAAAAGCCGCCCGAAGGCGGCTTTTGAAGAGGCGTTTATGCCTTTAGATCGAAGTACCCGTTGCAACAACCCGGATTGGGATGTAGATGAACTCGACCGACTTCGGCGGCTTGACGAGGATGTCAACCCACAGCTCGTTACGGTCAATGCGAGTCGGCGTGTTATTGCTGTCATCGCAGACTACCAGGTAATCATACAGGCCACGGCGGACCATGATGTCATTCAGGTAGTCATCGATCATCGTCTTGATCGAGTCGCGCGTGATGCGGTCATTCAGCTCAAACAGGTAAGCCATCGAGGCCTTGCGGATCTCGCGCTTCAGCTTTTGCAGCAGCAGCATGACGTTGACCCGGTCAAGCGCCGATGTCAGGCTGTAGGAGGTCTTCTGACCGAAGACCACGAAGCCACGACCCGGGAAGTACGGGATGATGTTGACGTTCTTCTGATACTCATAGAGTACGTCGCGTTGGCCTTGGTTCAGCGGAGACTGAACGAAGGTTGTCGGCGTACCCAACGTGCCGGTGACGTAACCGACATTCGAGATACCAGTCAGCACGCCCCGGCGGAAGCCTGCAGGTGGGTACCAAACTTCAGCAACGTTCGCTGTGTAGGCGAAGGTCTTGAGCGCAGCGCCCGAAGCCGAAGCCAGCACGTCAACGCCGTCGAGGTTGGAGGCCAAGACGTGCGGGTAGTAGTACGCAACGTTCTGCGAGCGGAAGCGCGCCGAAGTCATTGACCACGTTGCCGTATCCTCTGGGCTCTTGTTCATCGGCGTGTCAGCGATGATGAACGCCTCTTCGTTGATGGACAGGTTCAGGTTCAACAGCTCGTCGATGACCTCTGGGTAGCCAGGGCACAGGATGATGTTGTACTCGTAGTAGTCCGAACGCACGTCAGAGTTCGTGTTGATCTCAGCGGCCAGAGCCGTGACAATCGTAACGCGCTTGGCAGCGTCATTGGCGCCCAGCGGGTTTGCGGCTGTCGAAGACGTGACTACGACCGTGAAGACATCGCCTGCCGAGAACGGAGTAGAACCCGCATTGATCGTGAAGGAGATGATGCCGTTGTTGTAAGGCGTACCTACAATGGCTGTCGGTTGACCGCCTGACACAAAACCAGAGACCGAGAAGTTCGTCGAGCTGGTAGCCGTGACGGTCCAAGTTTCAGCGTGACCAGTTGTCTGGTTCACAGCGACCGAAGTCATTGCACCGTTACCCGCACCGGTGAAGGTTGGGGAGCCTGGGGTCAGAGTTACGACCGGTGCATCAGCCAGGTCAACGTCGGCGCGCACGACATAAGCGCGGTTGCCAACGGACAGATACTGGTTGAGCGCAAAGAGGCCGTACTCATTGCGAGCGTCACCGTGCAGCTGAGCGCCGGTGTTGTCCGCACGGAAGTATGGAACACCGTAGGTGTCCACAGACTGGTTCAGGGATGTGATGGTTCGAACGACGCTGGATTCCTTGGCGCCAGGTGCATCCGTCGTACCGTCGGCCTTCTTCTTGTCCTCGCGCGTTGCGACGAAGAACAACGGCACGCAAGGCGCAGAAGCGGCGACGTAGAACGACTCGTCGATGATGGTAACGCTAACGCCTGGTGAGACGAGAGTTGGCATGGTAGGGTGTCTCCTGTCAATTTCTTAGACTGTGTATTTATGACGAGATAGCCAGGGAGATGCCTCTTCCGAAGTTTTCCTCACATAGGATGTCTCGTGCCTATTTACAAGGAGCTATATCAAGTGTATAATCAAATCAATCGTTCAACAGATACTTAAGGAGAGCATCATGGCAGACATTGGCGCAACGATCACGTATCGTCATTGCAATGACACCTCCGCCAAGCCTGTTCGGTTTCGCTAGTTCAAGCACGACCCGGTTCCCGCTTGGGCAGCCGACGTGCAGGACGAAGTGATCATCGAGCCTGTTGAGCCTGAAAAGCGCCTTGCTACTACAACCACTATGAAGCATCTGCTTGGCAAGGCGGTTGGGCCGCTGGGTACGAAGCAGGCTGCCTTGGCTGCAACAAATGCTTGAGGAGAGCAACATGGAGCTGAAGATCGAAGCGTTGGATTCATCAACGAAGTCGGAGAGCCTGTGCTGTGGGATTCCAAGGCTCCGCTGGAACGCGCTCGTGCCATCCGCATCGCAAAAGAATGCGGCCTGCAACTGCTGTTTGTCGAGGTGACAAAATGAGCCTGCTGAAAGCAACCATCATTCCCGAGTGCGTGCCGCTGCTGGTGCTTGAGCTGGAGAAGCTCAACAAGAAGGCGACAAAGCTGGGCTGCCAGCCGCTGGCTCACACGGTTTCCGACACCTACCTCCGCTCAAACCGCAACAACCAAGTTGACGAGGTCATTGACATCGAGGTGTTCGGCGAGCCGATCAAGCTCAATGGCTGGCGCTTCCTCGGCCGCATCGAAGCGGTTGAAGGCCAGGACAACCTGATCTTCGGGGTGCCCGGCGAGAACGCGCCTGACAGCTACCGCAAGAGCTCAGCCTACCTGTGCGAGCACTGCGGGCAGAACCGCAAGCGCAAGTTCACCTGGCTGCTGCAGCACGATGACGGTGCTTACAAGCAGGTCGGCTCGAGCTGCATGGATGACTTCCTCAGCGCCAAGAGCCCCGAGAAGGCCGTTGCGTGGTGGATGTCCTCTCTGAAGGCCCTGTCTGACTACCTGAATGACCTGGCCAAGCGCGAGCCCACATATCACAACAGCCAACGGCATGACTACAAGCCGGTGACGCTGCTTGCGGCGCTCGCTGTCTCCTACGCTTGCCAGGTGGTGCGTGAGCGTGGCAAGTACGAGTTCTGCTCGGAAGATACCCGTGGCACGACCAATTATGTGTGGGAGCTGATGTTTAACGGCCAGGCCAAGTCAATCGATGACCAAGACCACGAGCTGGCAGACAAGATCATCGCCTATATCCTGGCTCGGCGCTACGACTCGGACTACTTCAAGAACCTCTCGATCATGCTGATCGCCAACGAGGTTGAAGCTCGCCACCTGAACTACGTCGTCTCGAGCGTCTACACCTACCACAAGGCTCATGGCTCGCTGCCTGGCAAGGCGAAGACACTCAACGAGTTCTACGGCGTTGTCGGTGACCGCGCTCGAGACCTGGAGCTGACCGTCACGCTCGTGCATCCGATCACCAGCAATTACTACCATGACACCTATGACTATTTGGTGATCATGAGGGACATCGAAGGTCGGACCTTCAAGTGGAAGAAGACCTCGGCAGGTAACCTCCTACACAAGGAGGACAGCGTCAAGGTGACCGGCACGATCGTCGAGCACGACACGTACAAGGGCGTCAAGCAAACGGTGCTGTCCCGCTGCAAGGTTGAAGTTCTCGTGGAGACCGTATATGAGCACGCCCGACAACGCAGTGCAACGTGCGCTGAAGCTCCAGCAAGCGTTGGTCGAGTTTGACGCTGACCTCGATATCAAGCTGGCCCGCAAGCATCACACGATCAAGCGCGAGCTGATCACCAATACAGGGACGGTCAAGCATGACGAAGAGACCGTAAAGCTTGTGATAGCGAGAAGCGAGCGCGACTCAGCTGAAATCTACGTGGGCGCAGGGGCCGTGTACGGAGCCGGCGATGGTTGGTTTGGCATCTTTGACTCACCAATCATCAGCTTTGAGAAGCTGGTACCGCTGATTGTAGGACAGCTACCCTTTGTCTTTGCGGAGCATGAGAAGCAGCGCAAGGCAATGGCCAGGATGCTGACTGGTAAGAAGCTCTCAGCCTGGAAATCAGCCTGGAAATGAGTAAGCCACCCAATCGGGTGGCTTACAAAAAGCCGGGGGCTTAGGGGAAGGTTAGAAAAGTTGCTGGCCGTTCAATGTGTGGCGGGCGCCAACAGCTTGACGGCAGCCTTGGCGGCGCGGCTGACGGCGACCGGGATCTTCGACTGTACCTGCGGAACCGCGATCGGGGCGCCGGCGGCCGTTGCTGCCTTCTGGGCGCGCTGTTGCTGACGGCGCGGGGTGCGTTCAGCCGCCACGATCTTCGTGACCACGCCGTTGTCATCGACGTAGGCGATGTTGTTAATCGACAGCTCGGTGAGCACCTTGACGTCGCCGCGGCGGAGATGGTATTCGACGTAGTCGGCATGCTTCGAGGTCGCTACCCGCTCGTTGTTCACCACGCAGGCGAACTTGTCCCCGTCCTTCATGATGAAGGCGGTCTGGGCGGGTGCAGGTGCGGCTGCGGCTGTGGAAACGGGGGTGGTTGCGGTGTTCATTTGGTACTACTCCAGAGGTGTTGGTGGAAGTGAACTCGTTGTTTGGCGGTTGCCGTTGCTGTTCACGGGTTTGAATTTAATCCCATACTCGAGCTTTGTAAACTACCAAGTTACACTCTTTAACCTCTTACCAATGTTTGAAACATCAATTGTATGATATATATCACGGTTTTAGACATCTTGACATCTTTTTGGAACATTGTTCACCGTGTCAATTGCCATTCCTGGGCTGGCTTCCAGCCGCCCGGCCAGGTAAATACATCCGCTAACCTTTTTGCGGAGACCCCCTCACCATGGCAATTGCTAAGAAACAGTTCGACTTCGCCGTTCGCGGCCGCGTCGTTGCAATCAACTCGGCAGGCGCCCTGGCCCTGTCCAACCTGCAAGTCGTCATCGAGGGTTTCGCTCTCGAAGGCGTCGAGTATGACCTGACGACCAATTCGACAGCCGGTTCAGGCGACGAGCTCGTCACGTTCCCGACCGTGATCGTTGACAACCTCACGCCAGCGAACACCACCACTGTTGCAGCTACCGCTGCTGCTATCAAGGCTGCCATCGGCGCCCTGAAGACAATCAGCTAATCCTAGCAGGTTAGCGACGAGGCCGCTCGATGAGCGGCCTTTTCTTTGCGTGTTTACTATCTGTTGCCGAGCGGTTATGATGGCGACATGAACATCTTCATGCTAGCAGATGACCCAGCGTTAGCAGCCCAACAACACGCTGACAAGCATGTGGTCGAGATGGTCCTTGAATCAGCACAGATGCTAAGCACTCACAGGCTGCTCAATGGCAGCTACGTCGAGCACAAGGGAAAGCGGATCTTGAAGCTGGCAGGCGAGGATGCTGTCTTTAACTTAGATACTCAGCGCCTTACCATCGCAAATCGTATATGCTATGTTGCGACGCACGTCAACCACCCGTGCGCCTTCTGGGTTAGACGTAGCAAGGCTCTATCAGTTAATGATAGAGCTCGATATCGAGCGGCAGTGCCGTTTTACACCAGGCGTAGGGAAAACAGTCAGAGAACTAGGTGAGTTCCTTGCAAAGGCGCCTAAAGGTCTTGATGACATCGGGTTCACCGAACCCGCTCAGGCGATGCCCGAGGAGCTACGAGGCTCGAATGCTGTCGAAGCCTACCGTAGGTACTATGTCAAGTGCAAGCAGCACTTGGCCAAGTGGACCAAGCGCGAACAGCCTACTTGGTTTTCAGTCGCCTAGGACTTCGTTGTCATCGGGGTCATCAAGGTTGAAGACGCCGAAAGAACGGTCGAGACCTGGCACCTCAGCATTGATGAGGTTCCGTGACTTGCCGTCTTTGCCAGGCTCAGTACGGCCCTTGAACTGGATCTTGGACGCATAGTCAGGATGCGCCTTCTTAACGCCAGCCTTCCAAGCCTCTAGCTTGGCGGTCTCGTCGTTCTCGAGGAGGGTGGTAAAGATGCTCATGCATCTATTTACCAGGGCTTATGGCCAGCTACCCATCTCTCTTTTGAAGTCACGGGATGTCCCAGCCGCCAAAGGTGACTTCGTCGCCGTTCAGGAAGTTACGGTCGCTAGGAGAAATGATCCGCACCGAGTGCACGGTCGTGCTAGGCACCTTGAGAGCCCCAATGGCCTCATCGCTCGATAGCAGAAGCTGTTGAACCTCAAGCAGGAAACGCTTATACGACAGCATAGAACTTATCGAAGACCAGTTCGCTATAGGTATTGGTGTTATCCAACGTGTCCCGAGCGCGGGCACGACGATAGACAATGTGGGTCACCGCAATGCCGATCGAGCTCATGTTCTCCTCAAACAGCTCTGACCCAATTGCTGCTGAGATCGGGCTGGGCAGCCTGGTCACACGTTCGCGGTTGCCGTCTCGGCCTATGCTAACAGTGATGGACTTTCCGATATGCCTAAAGTACAAGCGGCCGAGGGCCGGGTCATGATAGATGAGGCAAGGCTCATCCTGTTCCCGTTTAAGCCTAGTCTTGCAATCATCGATGTTGTCGATGAGCGCAGCTTGCAGCTTGAGGAAGAATGGGATGCTAGCGTGCGCCATGTACGGATTTTATTCAGTCCGCCGATGCATGTAAACTAGCTAAGCGCGTCTTCAATCGCCCGAACTTGCCGATCTTGCCGATCTTTATACTCGGCTTCTTGCCAAGCAGAAGGAGGAGCAGCTGTGATGGCAAGCTTGTGAAGCGGATCTTCCCAACGCTTAAATGTCGGCTTAGGAGGCTTAGGTGTCAGGAGACTAACCATCTTGAAGATGTTGTTCCTTTCATACTCAACATCAGCTGACTTTAACGCCTTAGGCTTCTTGAAGGCTGCTAACTTATTGAATGCCATGACGAAGATCCGTTATGAGAGGCGGATCTTAAAACACAGCCTTTCGCAGCTTACATTTTCCATGAGTAGAAAACTTCAAGCAAGAAAAAGGCCACCCGCGGGTGGCCTGAGTTGGCTTGAGCCGTAAACAACACCGCCTTGCGACGGCTTCCTGGATTACAGGAACGTGAGGTTGTTGACGACGATCTTGCCGTAGTAGTCGGCCGAGTTCGCCAGGGAGGAAGCGCTCGAAGTGAACGTTGCCTTGCCGTAGCGGGTCATGACCGCGATTTGGTTGTTGTAGGTCTGTGGATCCACAACGGTGTTGCTGGTCATCAGCGGGATGTACGGGCAGTAGAAGTAACCTGCGTCCGTTTCGCCGTTGCCGCCCTTGTAGCCGATCAGAACGATCTGCGACGAAGCGCCTGCGCCACCTGGGACTGCCGAAGCAGCTGCCACAGTACCGAACGATGCATCGAACAGGAAGGAGTAAACCTTGATCGCGCCGTTCAGTGTACCAACCAGCTTGGTGTTGTTCGGACCTTCGAACGAGCCAGAAACGGCAGGTGCGAAGACGGACTTTGCAGCGGACTGCAGCACCGACACGATTTGCGGGTTGACCACAGCGAAGTTCGCCATGCCGCGACGTGTCTTAGCGCCGATGTCGTTTGCCACCTTGTTGATCAGCACGCCGAGAACAGCGTGGCGGTCACCGATGTAGTGCGGGGTGCCCGTGAAGGAACCAGCCATATCGAACAGCTCAGTCGTACCAGCCAGACGGATCAGGTCGGTAACGATTTCGTTATCGATTTCGTGCACGATTTCGGCAGACAGAGCCTGCGTGATCTCAGCTTCGAGGTCGAGACCGTGCTGCGAGGACAGGTCCTGCATAGCTTCGATCGACCACTTAGCTTGCAGCTTGCGGGTCTTGGCTTCAACAGCCTGACGCAGCACTTGGATGCCCATGGAACGGCCTGGGAAGGCTTCCATGTCGATGACATCGCCGGCGTTGCCAGACAGTGGGGAGCTAGACAGCGAGAACGCGCCAGCCGGTGTGAACGCGCCGCCGTTTGCAACGCCAGAAGCGTTGTACAGGCCGCCCGAAGCACCAGGAGTCACGCCACCGGAGTAGAAGCGACGCATCTTGCCAGCGTACGGTGCCGAAGCAGACGTATTGCCGAAAGCTTCGTCATCAACTGCGATGTCGCCAGCCGTGGTTTCAGCCGTGGTTGCTGCGTTCTTGTAAACGTAGCGCATGGAGAAGATCAGACCGGTTGGGCCAGTCAGCGGTTGAACGCCAACGATTTCGGTACCGATGGTGCCAGGGATGATCCGGCGGATCATAGGCATCATGATCTTCTGGAAGTTAGCGACGTTGCCGGTCGAAACGACGTCAGCGCCAGCAGTTTCCAGGAGGTACTTGCGCTGGTTTTCCAGCGCGAGGTCGACGATACGCGTCTTGGTCGGGTCAAGGTTTTCGAGCAGAGCGGACTTGGCTTCGCCCCAAACCTTTGCTTCTTTCAGAAATTGCATTTGAGTGTCTCCAGGGAGTAGGGTTATGCCATGCCAGCAAGCTTACGCTGACGCGAAAGCCAAGCTGCGGCGGTTGGGTCTGTGATTGCATCGACTTTCTGAACTTGTTCAGTTTCGCCTTCGTTACCGGTGACAACCTTGCTTTCGGTCAGTTGTACAACAGCTTCCGGCTTTGCAGTCACCGGGGTAGCCACAGTCGATTCCTTCAGAACGCGTGCGAGGTAAACCTTGTACGCTTCGTCCAGCTTCTCAGTGGATACATTGTTGAGGATGAGCTTCATCTGCTCGCGGGTGGAACCCGTCAGCGGAGTGAGCAGCTCGTCCAGCTTGCTTTGGCGGGCTTCAGCGACGCGTTGGCGTTCGATGTCAGCCAGGCGCTTGGTAGCGTCTGCAAGCTTGTCTTGTGCTTCAGTGAGTTCACGTTCAGTCTTCGAAGTGTCTTCCTTGAAGATCTTCTTGTACTCAACGCCGAACGCTTCAACGATCTTGCGACCGAGTTCGAGCTTCTTGACCTCAGCGATGTCTTCCTTGAGCTCTTCGAACTCCGCGTCAACGCGGGACTCGAGGAAGAGGTCGAGCTTGTCAACAAGCATCTCCATCTCTTCGCCGAAGCGGACAGCAAGCTGTTCCTTCTCTTCAACGAGCTTTTCGGCAAACTCAACTTCGAGGTCACGGAACTGTTCGATGTCGCCCTTGAGTTCGTCAAATTCGCCCTTGATGGTTTCGTCGAGCTTAATGTTCAGGCTTTCAACGAGTTCTTCACGGGCCTTGACAAACTCCTCCGTCAGGCGTGCGTTGACTTCAGTCTCGAGCTTGGCGCGTTCCTCGGCCAGGAAAGTGTCGGTGGCAGTCTTGAACTGCTCCGCCAACGTGGCCTTGGTTTCTTCGCTCAGCAAGTCTGACTCAAGCAGCTTTTTGAGGATTTCATCCATTCGTGTTGTCTCCGGTTTAGAGTTGCTGTCAAATCAATCTTTGACAGAGGATATTTACTAGCATTCTGAAAAATATGCTACTTTTTGATGATAAAAAAGGCCGAAGCATCGCCGTTATGATGCTTCGGCCCTTGATTGCGCCCTCTTGGAAGGGCTGGTTTAGCGAGCTTTTGTCGCTAAGCCGCTTCAGTGTTACTCAGTTTTAGGAGCTTCAGCGGCCTTAACAGGCTCAGCCTTAACCTCTTCAACTGCCACAGCCTTGACAACTTTTTCAGGCTGCTTAACGGCTGGCAGCGGCTTGCCATGCATGCCGCAAGCGTGGAGGACTTCGTTCTCCCACTTAGCAACTTCAACAACGTCCTTCTTGTCCAGCTTGGCGAAGTTGTCCGTCAGGCGTTTTGCTTCAGCTTGCCATGCATCGCCGGCAAAACCGTGGGCGAGCATACGCGCTTGCCAGTCATGGCCAACTACGAGCCAGAGGTTATCATATCCAGTGCGTTTTACGTCCAACATTTATTGCTCCTCAATCGGCTTTGCCGTGTAGAAAGTGATCGGCGCTGCGTCATCATTCGGGCCCACAAGGGACACAACGAAGTCGCCGCGCTTCATCAAGCGCTTGATGCCGATACGGCCAGTGAGGGTGAAGCCTGCACGCTTGACACGCTCCAGGGTAACTTCGCCGTCCGTTGAGATGCCCAGGGCACGTGCGGCACGCTTGAACTCGCGCTCAGAGCCTGAGGTGACGCCGTAGACGGCAGCACGTTCATGCTCACGACCGAAGATTGCGTAGACGCGCTTCGTCTCGCGACGAAGGTCTTGATTCTCGGTTTGTTCGAGGTTTGTGTAGATGTCAAACTTCGGACGGAAGAAGAACGCTGTCTTATTCGGCGCGAGGCTTGTATCACCTTCAGGAGGAGCTACAGCTGCATCATCTGCAGCAATTTCAGGCTCCTTCTTTACCTTAGGTTTAGCCTTCGACTCCGTGAGGATGACGAGGGACTTCAAAAGTTCGAGTTCCATGATTACTTCCTGAGCTGTTGGCCAGTGAGCTTTTCGAAGAAGAAGGCGAGCTCCTTCGCGAAGTACTTCTGGGCGTCATTGCTGTGGACCATCGCTTCAGCGAGGGTCATGATCTTCTTATTTTCTGTCAGCGCTTCCATGACATGGCCAGGGAATGCATTCGGTGCGGACGGAGTTGCAACTACGTCAACGGTTACTAGCGAGAAGCCTGACACGCGGCCTTCGACCACGTTACCCGAGCCGCGCGAGGAGACGCCCAGCTTGCCGCCAGCGTTCAAGATAGCCTTAACGATCTGACCCTTCGGGTGACCTTCGATGATGCGTGCCTTGCCGATCGCGTTTGCGCCGTCCATCTTCATCTCGGTGATGATGTGCGACACGTTGTTGAGGTCGATCGTCAGGTTGTCGGGGTGGTTCAGCTCGCCGTAGACCGTCTGGCCTTCAGCGATACGCTGGTTGATCGAGTTCACCGAAGCGGCGATCTCCTCCAGCGGGTACACACGACCGTTGCCGTTGACGAGGTCAGCTTGCATGAAGATGCCGCTGAGGTAGGAGGACTTCGTAGAGTCATGCTCCTCGACAATCAGCCGTGCGTTCGACGGGTGGATGCTTTCGATGAGAACGAGCTTGTCAGACATTGGGATCCCTTGGGGAGTAACTGTGCTATTTACCGAGCAAAATGCTAGTGAAGGCTAATCCGTGAAGAGCTTCATCCTTCCCACTCTTCGACCCACACCATGGTGTCTTCAAGTGAGGTAAAGCTAGCTGTTCGGTCACCTGACTTATCAGCATGATTAGCTATCCACTCACCGTCATACTCAAACTCAAAGCGTACTTCAAATGTCGATGGGTGGATGCGCTTCTCAGCGATTAGCAAAATCGTCCCGTCGCCGTCATTGATGATGAAGCTGTATTTGTAGCCTTTTAAGCTTTTAACCAACTCATGCTTCAGGTCAAGTAGGGCAGCCACTGATAGCAAGGCCGCTTCGGGATGGTCAGCAAAGTCAACCTCGTAGACGAGCTTAGGCTGAGCTGAGGTGATAGTACGGCTCTCAAAGTTGAATGTTACTTTGACGTCGCCCTTTTTCATTGTCAATGCACCCTTTGACAAGCTAATCTCCCAGCTGTCATCATGCAAGTCATCCACAACAGCTTGTTGAACAGTGAGCATATCCTTCGAGGTAACGGTTTGCTCAAGCAGGTTAGTCAGCTTCATACTATCTTCTCGAGCTTCTTGACCATGTCATCATAGCCCTCAAAGTCATGGCCTTGGAGAAACTTATTTTGAGGCATCTTATCAAATGGCAACAGCATGTAATTCATATGCACGTTCTTATAGCTGTCATAACCAAGCATCACGATGATCGGAGGCTCGCTGCCGTGTGCTTCATGATGGAAGTTCTCCATCTTCGAGCCAGCTGAATACAGTGTCACGTTATGCCTTGCGCACAGCTCAGCTTTCTCATCATTTGTGAGCTGCTTAAAGCCATGCGCGAGCAGCCACGCCTTCATCTTAGGAATAGCCATTCGCTCATTGATGATCTCGACTACACCGTGAATGAACAGCGGATGGTTAATGCTGCATTTCTGAGCGTAAAATCTGACATGCTCCGGGTCCTTCATGTCGAGCTTCATCGGCTGCTTCAGGGAAGGGTGTCGAATTAGGATCTTGTCGCTGCTAACCTGCACGTTGAAGTCATCATCAAGCTGATCAACCAACTCTTGCTGGAACTTCAAGAGCTGTTGCCGGGGGACAGCTCCTTCGAGCAGGTTAGATAGCTTCATCCTAAGGTCTTCTTCATGTCATCGACGGATGGCAGGTCAGCGCCTGCTTCTGCTTCGTCATCCGGAGCTTCCTCTTCGCCGCCTTCTTCAGCTTCCTCCTCCGGCGCGGCTTCGTCTTCAGCCGGCTCTTGTTCCTCTGGGGCTACCTGCTGCTTCGAGGCCGCTACGTGGTTGTCCCACGACTCGTCAACCTTCGGCTCAGGGCGATGCTCGATCCAGTTCTTGTCGTACATCATGCGGATGATGGTCAGGCGCTCGTCGATGTCATCGGCAGGCAGGCCAAGCTCCTTCTTGAGAATCTCTTCGTTCATTTGGATCTCGTCTTCTGACCAACCCAGGTAGCGCGACAGCTTAACGCGCCCGGCGATGAACTCAACGTCCTTGATATTGTTGAAGTTGGACATCAACTTCTCATCGACTTCGGCCTGCTTGTACACGTCGAAGTTTTGCGGGTCGGTGAGCTCAATCTTGAACAGGTTCGAGTCGACACGGATGCCTGCTGACTTGAGGTAAGCCTTGAACTCGCGGTCGTAGGACGGGCATAGGTTGCGCTGCAGCCGCTGCACGTACTTGAAGAAGTTGCGCTCCTCCATGTAGGCGACGCCGACCTTACCGTCCTGCACCTGCGAGCCGTTGTCATCCGAACCGCGCATGTAGCTCGATGGGATCCGCAGGCCTTGCAGGAAGATGTTCTGGAAGTAGTTCAGGTCCTTGATCTCGCCGAGGTTCTCACCGCCGGAGAGCGTGTCAACCTTTGAGCCTCGGCCGTCGGCCGTTTGCATGAAGAAGTAATCTTCGACCATGGACATCGGGTTGTAGACGCTGTCGATCTTCTCTTGACCGCCCGACTCGTTAGGCATGCGCTTCTGCTTGATCTCGTTTTTGATCGCTTCGAGGTAGGCCTTAGCGCGCTGGGGCGGCATGTTGCCCACGTCAATCGAGAAGACGCGACGTTCAGGGGCTCGCACGATTCGGTAGATGATGACCGAGTCTTGCAGCAAGCTCAAGTGGCGGAACGCCTTGATGACCGGAAAGAGGACGGACTCGCCGAACGGTCCATTGTCGCCGATGCCCGAAGACAGCGAGAAGTGGACCATGCCTGCAGCAGGCACGATCTCAGCGTCACCGAAGGAGTTCTTGTCAGAGCTGTCGCCCTTACGCACTTGGTAAAACTGGGGCTTGCCCGTTTCCTTGTCCAAGTGGATGCCGATCACGTCGGACGGGTCAACATACTCCCACAGTTTGAAGTCAGAGGTTTTGCGGAAGAAGCAGTCGCCGAACTTGACCGTCATGCGAGCGATGTCAAAGCTTAGCTTATACAGGTTCTGCATGTCACACCAGTGCCGCAGGGCAGCGCGCACGGTCACAACGATGTTCTCAGGCACCTCCTCATTGGCCTCAGACTGATACGTAATCTTGAAAGGGAGGTTGGTCTTTGTGTCCTCGCTCGTCATCTCAGCCGCAATCTGATCAAGCGCGCGAGAGACGAACACGTCGCCGTCCATGTTCTTGTACTGCGAGTACTTTTGGAAGCGGCTACCCGCACCCTTCATGACCTTGCTATACCAGCTGAAGTTGCTGTAGAGCTTGAAGTCGTCAGGGTCACCAACGTAGCTGGTCTTCGGTGCGGAGGGCTTGACAATCCTCCAGAAGTCTACAAATTGACCAGCCATTATTTTGCTCCCTTGCAATTTGCAAAGTGATAACGAGACATGTTAGGGCCTCGACCGCTTATACCGCAAGGGCATACACGTGTTGAGTAAAACTCACCTGAGGCCTTCTTATCGGCCCAGTATTGGGATTTGCTATGAGACATATGCGCCTTATACTCATCGGTATGTAACCGACCTTGACCAGCTTCAGCGATCTTACGCTTATGCTCAGCCGAGAGAATCTTTTTCTTAGTCCTTGCTGCCCAACCAGCAGAAATGTTCTTTCGACGCTCAACATCAAGCACCGGATCTCGTTGCATTATGCTATGCTGCTGTCGAGCAAACTCAAATAACCGTGCATTCACATATCGCTCATGATCAGGGCTAAAGCATTTCATTTTGGCTAAGGCAAGTACCATCTTGTACTTATCCTTCCCTTCGGTCATCTTCACAAGCAAGGCGTGACAGATAAAATGCTCACGTGTTGTTAAGCTAACCACATTACTCTGGTCATCAGTCCCGCCCAATGATTTGGGAAGCACATGATGACGTTCAGCATAGCCATCTAAAATGCGATGTCGAGCTGAATCGATGATAGCATTGTAGCAACGGCTATACTTATTTATCCACGATCAATGGAGCTATTTAGGCGCCGCTTAAGGCGCTACATTTGCTCCGGCTTGTGGGTCCATCTGGTAGCCACGGCGTGAGCCAGGTGACTTACCGAGGAGGTTGACCAGCGAGCTAAGCAGGGAGGTATGCTTTTGCAGCTCATCTAGCGTCGGGTTGTTGCTTGAAACCTGGCGCGAGCCGGTCATGACTGGAGCCGACGACGTGCCGCTTACAGGCGCGGAAGCCGGTACAGGCGTAGTGACGGTAGCCTGACCTGGCGTGACCAACGGCATGTTGCCTGCTTGTACTTGGGCTAAGTACTGCATCGTCCGGTTTGAACGATCCTCTACGCCGTTGAAGCCACCGTTGATCGACTTAGTCAACCCGTTGAAGTCACCATTGGCGGCGAGGTCGGCTGATGAACCACCCTCGCGGTCCTTCGTCACATACCATGCGGCGATCTGTGCGGCGATCTGTGGATCAGACGCCATGTCTGGGTTGCCCACGAGGTCAATTCCGAGCGCTTTTGAGGCCTGCTCATAGTTCGACTTACCCGTCAGCTGTATGAACCCACGACCGCGAAACTTGTAGCCGTCACCTGACGTTGTGTTACCCAGGTCCGTGCGCCCTTCATACTTGCTAAAGTAGGAGGCAGCGCCGCCTTCAAACAGCTTGCTGAAGCCGCCCGACTCGTGCGAGAGCTGACCCATCAACATCGCTTGCTGACGAGGATCGGTGATGCCCTTGTCGGCGAGCGCCTTCAGCATCAGAGCTTCGTTTGTCTTATTTGTCGCACTGCTTTGAGTCGGTGTGGCTGCGGCTGGCGGTGCAGAGACTTGCGGCACTGATGTCGGCGTGGCGCCTCGGCCTTGGCTCTTTAGCCAAGCGCTCTCCTTGTCGATACGGCCTGCTTGAGCAGAGTTGGTGATGTTCTCAAGCCCGAAGAACGAGCCAACCTTCTCAATGCCACGACCCGTACCTGACTGCATCTTCTCCCACGCAGTCATCTGGTTCCAGTTGGCGTCATCCTGGGTTTCATCAATCTTGTTATCACCGACACCAGCCAAACCTAAGACCTTGTCAAGGCCGAAGGCCATGACCCAGCGCATCACGCCGCCTAGGACGTTCTTAAGCAAGCCTCCTACACCTGTAGAGAAGGACGTTGCCGACTTTAACATCTTACCTGCTACGTTCTGCACAGCGCCGCGCACGGTTGAGCTGGTAGCAAGCATCGCAGCGCCAAACGCTGAGACAGCTGACGTGAACGGGTTGCCCATCACGGCTGTTACACCGTCAACAGCGTCTCGCAGCCGGCCAAATGCCTTACCTAGCTCGGTCGTCTCGCCGTTGGCGCCTGACAGCGTATTGCTATATGACGCAGCCGCGAGTTTGTCTTGGCCAGCCTTTGACTGGTCGAAGCCTCGAGCTTGAGCGCTATTTGCATCCTTACCTAAGCCCATGTACTTTTCGAGCTCTTTACCCGCTGCGGCTGCTCGGTCAACGAATACATTGCCCTTAAAGCTCGCGTCTGTACCATCCGCGTCACGCTGGGCAGTAATGATGTCTCGCATCTTGGCCATCGACTTAAACAGCTCGACGTTGTTAACCATGTAAGTGCTTTGATCTTGCGTGCTCATTTTTTGGAGCCGCTCCATCTCACCTGATGACACAAAGTCCATCAACTTTTTAGAGATGTCAGGGTCGGTGCCTTGAACGGCCTGCGCGCCCGATGCAATTGCTTGTCGAGCCGCAGCGCGCTCCATCTGTGCATCAGCCTGCCTGTTCTGCTGAGGATTAAATGTTGCGTCGACCCGCTTGGTCATCTCTACGATCTGGTCATTGTTCAGACCCATCAACTTCAGCGTTTGGGTCCGAGTCATGATCTCTTGCATTTGCAAACCGATCGTCTTCGTGTCGCCGCTGATCAGCCGTGCTTGCAAGCCTTCGCTCTTCAGCTGTTGCTCATAGAGGTTAGCGAACTCTTCAGCTGTATCGCCGAACGCGCCGTTGAACAGCTTGAACTGCTTGTTCAAAGCCTTGATGTTTGAGGTATAGGCGTCCGAAACATCTTTGTTGGCGCTCATCATGCCAAAGCCGGCTTTTGAGAAGCCTGAGAGGATCACAGCCGCAGCCTTCTTGCCCTCCTTGCCCAAGTACTCGAGCCCAACGGATGACGCCGACAAGACCGACTCAAACTTAGCAATGCCTTCAGCGCCGCCGCCCATGACAGCGATCATGTCACGGTTTGCGCTAACCAACCCTTCAAACTCTTCAGCCGTCATCCGTAGCTTAAGAGCTGAAATGTTCATCTGAGCCATTGAACCGACAAGGCCCTTGTTAGCTAGACGGATGCTTTGACCCCAAAGCTCACCCACAGCCTTCTTGGCCAGGTCGAGCGCGATGCTGAACTTGCCAAAGCCGCCGATGCTGTCCTGCACCTTTGAGTGCATACCCTCGAGAGCCTTGCCGATGCGAGCCGACGGCTTTGCGAGGTCTTGGGACGCGCGGATGATGGCAGCCTTGTTGGCCTTAGCCTCAGCGACCAACGCATCAATATTCTTTGACGCAACTCCGGCTGAGATACCTAGATCGTTGAGCTGATTCCTGAAGACGCTGTGGGCCCTTGATGCGGCCTTGACCGTTGCGCTGCGAGACTTAGCTTCAGCAGCAGTATTGCCGTTGGCGGCCTTGATAGCTTGCTTATGCTTGTGCTTGATCTCATTCAGGCTCTTCTTGTAAGCCTCTTGAGCCTTGACAAGCGAGTCACCCTTTTGCTCAAGCCGGTCAATGACTTTGGCTAGCTCGCGAGGCGAATGCTTGTGAGCCTTGATCTGCTCCTTGATCGAGTCTTCTAACAGGCCTGACTGCTTAGCTAGGGCCGTCAGAGCGCTCGCTGTCTTGTCCAAGACGACATTGCTCGCCTCGTCCATGTTCTTCTCAAGCCTGGCTGTAGCGCGTGCCAGACGCGTAGCCTCCGTCGCGGCCGCCCTAAGGCCTCGCGTCAGGTTTTCTACATCTTTTAGCGCGCTGTCTTTGTTGTCGGCCACTGAGTGGACTCCAGGAGGTGATAAATAGCTTTGACTATTTATTATGAACACCGAGATAGACGCTAAGACCCTCAAGACGCTAGGCATCATGCTGAAGTCATCTGGCTTGCTCGAAGCCGCTTATGAGCGGTACCGCGCCATCCCGCTGCTGCCGCTGTCTACCAACATGCAGATGCTTGTGCTCGACCTTGACAACCTTCCTGTCAAGCCGATCCCGTTCAAGGAGGTCTTCCTTCGGTGGATGATGCAGGCCAACGAGTCACGCATGATCAACGGTGATGAACCGCTCATGACTTACGAGCTCGCTCGCATGTGCCCCATTTGGAAGCTGATCAAGATGCCTATCAAGTCGCTAGCGATGACTCGAGACAAGGTCATGAAGCCTCCCAAGATTCAAACTGTCAGGCAGCAGTCGCAGCCAGGCAGCATCAATAAAGCATCCTCAAAAAAACGCAAATGACAAATCCTCTCCTAAGCAAAGTCAAGCTCCCAGGTCGCGTCTTCGCGCTGCCGTCAATGGGCGTCTTCTACGGGCCTGGCGTGCTCGCCGAGTCCGTTAAGAACGGCGAAGTGCACGTGTCACCCATGTCAGCATTGATGGAGATGAAGGTTCGCTCAGCTGACTTGCTCTACTCAGGCAAGATCATCAAGGACATCTGCGCCGAATGCGCACCCGAGATCCTGAAGCCTGGCTTGCTGATCAGCAAGGACGTGGACGCGCTGTTCACCTTCCTACGAGTCGCTACCTACGGCCCAGTCATGCAGCTCAGCACGCAGCATGACTGCGAGAACGCTAAGCAGCACTCGTACGAGCTAAACATCGAGCATCTGCTGTCACAGCCTAACAATGGCGTGCTTAAGCACAAGGACACCCTCTACAAGGTTACCCTGTCAAACGAGCAGGTGGTCAACATCAAGCCGAACACCTATGAGGACTCGCTGCGCATCATGCACATGCGCATGGAGATGGATCGAGCTGAGAATGACGGTCATAAGCCGTCAGATGATGACCTCGAGCGAGTAGCTATTGATGACCTGCTAAATGTGATCGAGAGTGTCCAAAATGACGCCACGTCAACGCCGATCACTGACAGGTCTAAGCTGGTTGAGTGGCTTCGCTGCGTGTCCAAGAAGCTCCTCAATGAGCTGATGGCTGGCATCAGCCGAACGGACAGCTGGGGCTACGACTACACCGCTAAGCTGGTATGCAAGGACTGCGGTGAGACATTCCCTCACCCGCTCGACCTGAACCCAATTTCTTTCTTCTACGGGTGATTGGCTCCGGTGACCAACAGGTCATCACCCGAGTGTTCAAGTCCTTCGAGACTGAGAATGAAGCGTTGGTTAAATCGCTCACGTCAATGGGTTACTACTTCCGTGGCCACTACACACGTAATGACGTGTGGGCCATGTCGCCGATGGAACGTGACCGTGCGGTTGAGTTCTTGAATGACCGGTTCAAGGAGGTCAATGACCTCATTAAGAAGCAGGTCCCTGTCTTCTGGTAAGGTAAAACACGAAGCTGAGCCAGCTTCGTGACCGTCTTTTTGTAAGTTCTTGTTTCACCGTGGTCCGTGATGATGTACAATCATCATATCGGCAATCGGTAAACTTAAGGACTCGCAATGAAGACACTCTACACTTCGCAGCACGACTACATCCGCGTTACTGTTGTGTCAGCCGCTGGCCATCGGCTGAACTTGACCCGCAGCTTCAGCGGCGGGAAGATTTCAGCAAGCCAAAAGAACGTCAAAGACGCCGACGCGCTCGCTCTCGATCAGGCTTTCGAAGCAGGCAAGGTCAAGGGCACGGCAATCAACGCCTTCCTCAACATGCCCAACAAGGGCGTGAGCCCGCTGAAGTGGATGGAAGCTACCAAGGCTTGCGGCGAGACCGCTACCGACATGGTTGACTTCCTGGCCAAGCTGCCCGTCGCTCTTGTGGCTAGCGTGCAAGCATGAGCCCCGAGCACATTGAAACATTGGTCATGGTCGAGACCCTTTTCAAGTGGCCGACGGAGGAGCGCAAGCGAGGTGACACAAGCACCGCAACGGCCTACTACAAGATCTTCTCGCATCTGGCAGTCAACCCACACGTGTGACAAGGAGGCTGACACGATAGCCGAAGTCACGCTTGAACTTTTCCAAAGATACAAACGATGACAGCACAGCTCTACACACGCTTGGCCAACATACCCCTTGAGCCTGTCTTAGACGCGATCAAGGAGCACATGGGCCTCAGGAAGGGGCGCGTGCTCTTCGAAGGGTACAGCATCGGCGTGGTCTCGCTCCGCATGCGTACGTTTGGGCGTGACCGTGCACGGCTCTGCTGTGTTAAGTGCGGCTTGCAAGCCACGCACTTTGGCGTCGAGCGCCAAACGAACAATCCGGGCAATGACAACCCGCACGCCAACCTCTACGGCGTTCACCCTGAAACGCAAGAGGAGGTCCTGTTCACTCATGACCACACCCTCGCTCGCTCGCTCGGCGGCAGGGATGACCTGACCAACACCACAACGATGTGCTATCCTTGCAACCAGGAGAAGAGCATCGGTGAACGGGAGATTCTCGATGAGCGCCGAGCGCAAAAGCTCCTTAAGCTGCAACAGCACCTACTGACATCAAGCTGAGCCAGAAGAACGGGCAGCTCTACCTTCACACCAATGCGGGCAAGGTCACGTGGAGCTCAAACGACGTGATCCCGACCTCCAGTACTAAGCAACAGCTGACGGAAGGCTTAGGAGGCCCATACCTCATCATATGCTTAGAACGAAGGTGTTGGCGGTTGCCAAGCCATGTGTCCTATTGCATTTAGATGCAGGTTTGTGCGCCCATAAATAGTACCGTCCGGGGGATGTAGACAGCAGGCACACCCATGGTTCCCACCCCTTAACCGTTGGGATTCCATGACGAGTGTTACAGTTGGTCAGGAGCCATCACCCTCCTGCCTTGCAACGAGTTATCAGCCGCGGAGTACCGCTATCTGCAAAGATGACTTAGGCATAGCTGTTTATCGGGCATGCTCGTACATGCTCCATCCCCGGGCCTCTAACACAGGGAAAGGCGAATCTGGGACGCCTCAGCCCGCTCCTCTTTTCTGAAGTTCAACCAAAGAGCGGCGTCATACTAGGTGCTTCGGGACCTTACCATTATGAGCTTTATGAAGAGCCGCTGATTGCGGACTCGGTTTGCCAAAGGCCCTGCTTCACTCGCGCGTAGGCAAATGCTTCAAAGGCCTCTTTAAGTGGCGTGGACGTGTAGTCGCCGACATGGCGACGTAGCATGCAGTATTTGTAGCCAGGCTTGACGCCTGTCACACCCGTGATGATGTACTCATGCTCGATGCGGGCCTTAGAGCCTACAATGAGCGAGAGCGTCATGTGGAGAGCTCGTTTCGGGCCAACCCAAACATGGCTGACTTGCTTGTACGACGTGTCAAGCGTGCGGCAGGCGATGTCAATGATCTCATTGTCGTGAGCCATTACAATCGCCTGGGCTAGAGCGTCTTTCCGCTCTAAGTCGATGATCACTCTTCGGTTTCGATGAAGGTGGGTTCGGCGACGGGCAGCAGCTTCTGCTGTACAGGCAAGCCAGCGGTCGCGACTGGGAAGTTGGTCAACGGCTTGCTGTTGACGCCTGAGGCCTTGCCCTGCATCGCGCGCTTGATGACCTTGTAGACCGCGCGTCCGGAGCCAGGCTTAAGGGTCAGCTGACCCAGGGAGACGGTGATCTCCTTCTCCTCGCCGGTCTTCAGCTCAACGAGCTGCTTCTTCCGCCGATTCTCGTTCTCGACATAGACGTGCTCCGTCCAGCTGTCCTTATCGCCGGTTTGAGCTTGGAGGGTATTGAGGAGCTTGCGCGCCTTCTTGGCTGCCTTGTGGCCCATATCGTTTGTCCAGGTAGTTTGTGATTGCGGGGGTCGTATGCATCAACGATCATGAGGATGATGCGGCGCCCGACGAGGAACCGCAGGAAGAGATGAGAATTCCAACGGCCAGCGTATTCATCTCGTGTATAGTATATCAGCAGGTCCTCGGGTGGCTATTTACCAGTTGGATCCGCCCATGCATCCTTAATCCCTGCTGGCTTCTTTGCTCTAATCTCTGGATCTCCCCCACGTGGCCCTTTGGGCGTCTGACATGCGCTGTAGCGTGATCTCTGAGAGATTTGAAGCACCATCACCTCCATCAGTGTGATTGAATAGCGTTCCTGTGTTTAAGTCAGCGCGACCATAGACAGCTACCAAAATCTTTCAATGACTTGAGCTGTAGCATCATCCTTGACAGTCTATATTGTCGGTGTCATGCTGTAGCCTTCTCTTAATGAGATTGTGAAGCATGACATTATGAGACCACTTAAGATGATCAAATAGTCTATGAGGAAGCCCTTTACCGATAGCGAGGCGTATCGGTCTTGGGATCAATGTACATGTAGACTACAGCTTTGCTTTCCACCAATTAAGATCCTTTAAGGCTTCATTCATCAGACAAAATTTCACATCGTCGATCTGTACAACGCGAGAAACAGTTTTGGGAGGGTCGCATTCAAACCCAACGTATGTATCTGTGAAGTTGAATTTGCAAATAAGCAATGGCTCGCGGTCTGGGATCTTAGCAGCGTCTCTCTTAGCTTGTGCCCACCATGTCAATAGCTGAGGATTTTTGAACAATGTCGCAAACGCATCCTGTGACTGATAAAACTTGCACTCGACGGTGAATCGGAACTTCCAGCCCTCTGCCTTGGCTATGTCCTCCTCATTGACTGGGAAGATGTCGCCGACAAAGGCCGACAGCATGTGCTGGCTGTAGAGCTGGGTTTGCCAGGAGTTCCTGCCGCCGACGATCGCGCCGCTCGACTGTGTCCGCTTGAAGTTCAGCGGCGCGAAGGTAGTTGAGAGGAGCTTCGCCATGGTCAGCTCGAAGCCCGCGCCTTTAGCGCGACCGTTGACGGCCTTCTTGCGAGCGGGCTTCAGCTCGTTGATTTGTGTATCAGTCATTGAGCTTATTTAGCAGTCACAAAATCTCAAGCACGTGTCGCTTGTCACAGATGACGATCAGGTGCTTATAGCCCTGCTTGACGCAGGCGTCCTGCTTGGCAAAGGTCAGGTCCCGCTCTCGATTGAAGGTATAGACGCTCTTGACTTCGAGGAGCAGGTTCAGGCTAGGCACGTAGATGTCGGGATAGTACCGTGCTCGCCGCGCCCCTTTGAAGTAGAGGATACGGGGCATGTTGCTTCGGCTGACCATAATGTCAGCCTCGTTGAGCTTCATCTCGAACAACAGTCTGAGAGCCACGTCCTCATAGCCCTGGTATCGAAGCATGTTGCCGCTGGGCGTGGTGAACGTCTTGAGCTTAACGCTGGCGCGCTGATGACGCTCGAACACAGCGGAGTCCTGCATAGGATGAGGCACCCCGTACCTTGCAAGGCAGGTCCTACGCATCTTTGACTTGACTTCGGGTATCTCACCTACATTGTCAATTCCGTAGCGCCTGCGGCAGGTTTCGCGCATCCTGGCCTTGACCTCCTCGCTCTTAGCGTGGCAGCCACCGGGACAGTACTGCTTATCCCTTGACCGTTGGCTGAAGTTCTTAGGTATCGAGAGCTGAGCCCCGCACGACTTGCAGGTTGGGTGAGAACGGAGGTCGTTGACCACCCAGTAGATGCGGTCTCTCAGCTCGAGAGACTTGCACTCTGAGGTGGCCGCAAAGCAAGCGGTTACAAAGTCAGGAGGCGTGGGAGCCTTGGGCTGAAACCTGCCACGCGAGTCAAAGAGCTTGAGCTCCTCAATCTGCCGGCGAAGCACAGCATATGCGTTTTCAACGCTCATGCACCTATTTACACGGTGGCCCAAGGGTGTACAATCCGTAGGATGACTAGGATCGAACTGTTTGCTCTTGAGCAATGGCTCGTTGCTGAGCTACCCGACTGTGTTCAGGTCAAGCTCTGGCGAGGTTTGATTGAGCCATGCTTGGAGGTCAGGCTACCTGACAACACATATGTGTATGTTAGCTCGACAACTGACGCCACCATCTCATGGCGAGCTGTCGGTGGCTATCAGTATTGGAGAATGAGCACCCGAGCGCAGTTTGCAGCCATGATCGTCAAGCATGTTGACGCGTACCCTGGCAGCCTTAGTCAACCTGCTTGATCAGCGAGGAGAACCCGCACTCCTTGCGGACGATCAGGTTCCGGTCGCACTTGCCGTCAAACTCGGGGCGGTGCGAGATGATGAAGATGCCGATCTTGTCGTCCCACGCTTTGTGCTTCAGCAGCGAGATCATCGCTGTCACCGCTTGCTCATCGAGCGAGCCGCCGTCGACCTCGTCGGTTAGCAGGACGTTGACCTTGGAGTGCAGGTAAGTTAGCGCGTCCCGGAAGGCGAAGCACAGGCCAAGGTTCAAGCGCTTCTGCTCGCCGTTGGACAGGTTTCCGTGACTAAGCTCTAGACCCATCTTAGCGATCTCGCAAGACATGTCAGGCTGGAAGAGCACAACATGCGGCAGGCCCAACCGCTCGGTGTAGTAGGCGATCCGCTTGTTGAGGAACGGCAGCGTCTTGCTGATGATGCCCTTGCGGATGTAGCTGTTCTTGTCAGTCAGCAGCTTGTGGAGAACCTTCTGGTGCTCCTTCAGCTTGGTCAGCTCGTCAACCTTGGTGGTGTCGAGCTGTACGCCTGGATCATTCTTCAAAGCCGCATGCGCGTCAAGGTGGGGATTGACCTCATCCTTTAGCTTGTCGATCTTGTCAGCAAGCGTGCCTGCCATCGACGCGGCGTTGACGTGGTCCTTGTAGGTCTTGTAGGTCAGGACGGCTTGGTAGTCAGCCAGCTCTCCAGCTAGGCTGACCTTGCTCTCCCGCATCGCTTCAAGGTCCAGCTCCATGTTGCCGGCGACATTGTCGCGTTGGGTTTCAAACATGACCTGAGAGTCTACTTCAAGCTGCAACCCGTTAGACAAGGTAGCTAGAGCGATGGTAGCGGAGTCGAGATTGACCTGCAGCTCAGCGATCTTACTCGCAGCGTCCTCGAACTTTTGCAAGCAGTACGGGCACTTGGCGTCAGCGAGGTGACCCAGCTCAGCCTCATACTTAGCCTTCTCGCTCTTCAAAGCGGCGAGGTCGCGCCGCATGACTGCGATCTTGCTGCTGCCTGGGTAAGTTTTAGCTCGCTCGGCCCGAATCAGAGCCGCATGCTGGCTAATTGCGCTGTCGATAGGCGCGATCTTCTCTTGCAGCTCCTTGATCATAGCATGGATCTGCTCCTCGGCGTCAAAGTCAACCGACATCAGAGTTTCAAGCTTGACCTCCTGCGCTCGGATATCCGCGACGTGCTGGATGTTCCAGTCTGAGACGCGCTTCTCTGCGGCGGCGATCATCTGCTGGTGCCGTTCGGCGTGCTTCTTCTGCTGCTCGATCAAGGCTAAGTTGATCTTCAGCTCGCTCTCGGTCGCTGACATGAGCAGCTTCAAAGCTTCAGCCTTGCGCGACAGCAGGGTGATCCGCAGGAGCTCCTCGATCAGCGAGCGCTGCTCGGGTCCTGACAGGCTCAGGAAAGGAGTTGAGCTGCCGTTGAAGAGGATGATCTGACTAAAGAGGTTGTAGGAGAAGCCGATCAGCTCTTCAGCTGCCAGGTTGAAGTTGGCGACCGAGTCAGGCGTGATGTCGACGCCGTTCTTCCACATCCCGACGCCGGCGTTATACCCACGCCGGCGCTCTAGCTTATACTTGTCAACGCCCACTGTTAGGTTGAGCCCCGCCTCCATCGTGATGGTCTTGGCGTTGTTGATGTTGTTGATCAGCTTGTCCTTCTTCACATCATCACGAGGGATCTTATCGTAGACGATGTAGGACAGCACGTTCATGATCGTGGTCTTGCCGGCGCCGGACGAGCCACCTTCATCGGCGTTCTCGCCGACAATCAAGGTGGTACCTGGTCGTGTCAGATCGACCGTCGTCATGACGTTGCCGAAGGACATGAAATTCTTCCACCACATGTCCTCGAACGTAACCTTGCTCATGCCTAGATCCTGTCAAACACCGTTGGTTGAATGAATGTCGTCAGCGTCGCCGCTAAAGGTGCTCTTGTTGTGCTCTTGGCTCCACTCATTGTGAGCGCGAATCGTCTCATTTAGCTGCTCAATGTCGACATCGACATGCTGCAACGTGAAGCCGGTAGCGAGCAGACCATCATAACCGATAGTTGCCACAACGTCTGTTTTTTGTGTGAAGTCAGGCTTGGGCACCTGTGCGGCTTTACGAGTTTCACGGCGTGCGGTAATAGCTGTCTGCAGTTCGTACCGATCTTGCCCTTGATACTCGGTGGCTTGCATGAAGTCAAGCAGCTCAAAACGGTCCCGGGTCCACTCATCGAGCGGGCGAAGGTAGATGCTGTGAACGAACGGGAAGACATGCTGATAGATGACGTAGCGTTGCCCGTCAGCCGTACTCTTGCCCACGCCGGTGGTCTTGTACAAGCCGCCGTCCTTGTGCTTGTAGAAGGCGCCTTCTTGGTAGAAGGCTGTGTTGAGGTCTAATGCTGAGGTACCGTTAAACATTTCCGCTCCATGTGTGCCAATGCTATGCTGGCTGATGTTGAGAACTTCGGTTTCGAAGTCAAGGTTGACCGTTAGGCTCTCACCTGGCTCGATGACAGCTCCTTGCTTGACCTGGTCAGGCGCAAGCGAGCTTTGAATCTTGACTACCAGCACGTACTGTGCTCCTGCCGGTACCCCGAACGTTTAGCTTCGTAACGATTCGGAGCGTCAGCTGTCACGATTTGAGCATCCTCATTCATGCTGTTGCGTCCTTGTCTGTTGTTTCGATCTTGAGGCTCTTGTAGATCTCAAGCAACAGCTTGAGGTCATACTTGCCTTTGGCGGCACCGTCATCAATGGCGGCTTCAAGCTGGGAGGTCACGAGCTCGTCAACACTGTCAAACTTGAGGTCATGCACTTCGGTCACCTTGGATGAGTCGCCTTCGACCAAGCCTTGCTTTGCCTCTCGGTCCTCTTCGAGGACCAAGTCGCGCAGGTTGTGGGCCTCGATCAACGCTTCGCGGAGCTCTTGCGCCTCTGTGTAGCTGATGTCGATGTCCACCACGCACTTGACGCGCGTCTTTGCTTTCGGGGACCACTTGTTGGCGATCACGTCACCCAGCTTGACCTTCAAGTACTTTGGGCAGTCTTCCCAGTCCTTGAATTCAACTTTGTCGGCGGCTACATCATAAACTGCCATGCCACGAGCGTCATCGCCTGCATCACCGAAATTAGTCGGAAATGTGTTACCGATGTAGCAAATATTGTCGATGACTTGTCGTTTATGGAAGTGGCCTGAGAAGATCTTTTTCGGTTTACTAACGAGCCGCCTGTCCTGACCGCGCTCCATGATTGTGCTATGACCAGTCAACACAAAATCATTGAACTCAAAATGACCGTAGACGGTTTCATGCGCATTGATAATATCAGCAAGCGCGAGAAATTCATGGTCAAACAGATACGGCAAGAATAGCTGTTTGCCATTTAGGCTAATAGCATCTTCGACAATGGTGACATTTCTAACCGAGCTGAATACGCTGAGCGAGTGGATGTCACGAGTCGTGCGTCGGTAAAGATCATGGTTCCCGGTGATGAACATGATCGGGATTCCAAGTTTATCTAACTTTTGCAAGCCTTCAGCGGACATCGACAGCGTTTGCACATTGATCGCTGAACGATTTTCAAACCAGTCACCTAGAAATGCGATGTGAGAAATATCACTTGGGAGTGATTTGATAAACCAATCGACATAGTCTAGGTTATCCTGGTTATGTTGAACCGAATTTGAACGTACGCCCCAGTGAATGTCCGTGAACATTGCAATCTTGGTCGCGTCAGGTCCACTGATTTTCTGAAGCATGAGAATATATTGCTTATGGATAACTACTATGTCTACGTCTATCTTGACCCGCGCAAGCCTATCAGCGATGATCCTAACGGCTTAACACATGAGCCGTTTTACGTAGGTAAAGGTGTACGGCGACGAATGTATGATCACATGACAGAGTTAGAATGGTATTTGACTGAACCTTCAATGGCTGAATGCAAGGCAAGACGCTCAAATCTTATCAAGCTAAACAAGCTACGAAAGCTTCATGTGTTAGGTCTTAGGCCTATCATAGTGCAACTACATACCAAGCTTGCAAGTTTAGCCGCAGAGGAGAAAGAGGTAGAACTGATAGCATTTTACCGTCGTTCTATTGATGGTGGCATTTTATCAAACCTAACACCAGGTGGCGCTGGCCGACGAGATGTGCTTTCAGCTGGTCCGTTCAACTCGTTCTATGGGAAAACTCACTCGGACGAGTTCAGAGTAAAAATGTCAAAGTTGCATAAAGGCAAAGTCATTTCTCAAGCTCAACGCGACGCAATTAGCTTAGCTGTAAAAGGTAAACCGAAGCCTCATCACATGAAAGAAGCATTGCGTGCAACGCTTGTTCGCCGGAATCTAGATGATCCATTACATCCATCCGTTGAAGCAAAACGACTCGCCCGCTCAAAGCTTTGGGAAGTAACCTCGCCTAATGGAGAGGTTACCATCGTGCGTTCGCTAAGACGTTTCTGCGAAGAACAAGGTCTGCCTGTTAAAACCTTGATGTCTGCGAAAAACCGCGGAGAACCTGTAGCCAGCGGACCTGCTTTAGGTTGGCGTGTTAGGCTGCTTTAGGTTCATCATCATCAAATGTTAGCAGGCTAACTGCAGGTGATTCAGCCGCCATGGCTTCGAGGGCCTTCTCGTCCGCAATCTTCTGCTCGTCGGCAGCGCGGCGGATCTTAGCCTCGGCGATCTCAGCGCTCAGCTCTTGCAGCTCGTTCCTGACCTCAGAGCCTTCGCCTGAGTTCTGACGGTACTCCTCTTGGAAGTTGAAGGACGGGTTCTCACCGATCTCTACCAGCATGGCGTCACGGATGCGACGGTGCTTCTTCTCATTGTTGAGGTAGCCGAGGAACGAGTTGTGGATGCATTGGGTGTAGAACGCAAACGGGTTGGATGAGCGTTCAGGCTTAAACTTCAGCGCATTCTTGCAGAGGTCGGCGAGCGCCTCAGCGATCATGTCATCGATGTACGTGTAGCCTGAGAAGTTCGGCTTCGATGCGTAACGTGTGGTTAGCATGTGGAGCATCGAAGCGAGCTTATTGCTCATCTTGCCCACCTCCTTGCACTTAATGACCTCAACGAGAAGGTCGGCATTCTTAAGGTAAAAGACTTTACCTTCGGTGGGCTGTGTTGCCATGTAATCTGTTTCCTATTGCAAGTAACCAGCCTTATCCCTCAGGCCGTGTTAAGACAAGTTGATCTTACCACCTCTTGCCGTTTAGAGGCATTTTGCCATGCTAGCTGAGTTGGTAAATAGTCCATGCGTATTTATGCCCTCTTGGAACAGCCTCTCGCGCTCAGGCAGACAGCGCTTCGCTTTCAACAGCTGCTCGTTGAAGCGTTGCCGCACCGCGACTTGAAGCTAAGGCCGAGGGCGCGGTACCTGCCTGTCCCAGGCGGGTCGATCATCAAGGCATACATGATTTGGGTTGAGTCTCAAGCACCGCACGTTGACGAAGGCTATGTCCCAGGAATCTACGTCGCTGAATACACGTCAGGTGAAATCGATGTCAAGGATGGACATTGCATGCTAGCTTGCAGACAATTCGACAACGAAGCTAAGTTCATCGACTACGTGATCAAGGACTGTGAGCTGGCGCGCCCTGTAAAGCGAGACGGAAAATGAAGTTGACGGCTCTCTTTGAATCATCACTCGACTTAATGCTGAGGCGGTGGGTGCTACGCTGCCAGCAAGCATTAATTGAACACGGTGACATTGCAACCCGCATCTCACCTGTGACCGCGGGGCGTAATCCAGCCTTTGTTAAGCAGCTAACGCTGATTGACAAAGCTACCGTTGACGCTGTCATGAGCACCGCTTTGTACAATAGTGTCACATATGCAATTAGAGCAGATTCGGTGTACATCATGTCACCGTTCAAGCAGTTTTTGCAAGCCCCCGACGATACTATCTTAGATGATGCTTTTACAAAAACGATGGGCGAAGTAATAGATCGGTTTAACAAGCAATGAAGCTCTCAGTCCTCCTCGAAGAGCGCAAGCTCTTAGCCGTCATCTACGGCGGCCGGTTCCAGCCTTTCCACAAGGGTCACTACTCGGTCTACCGTGAGCTGTGCAAGCAGTTCGGCGAAGGTGCCGTGTGGATCGCGACCTCCAACAAGACCAACTTTGACCCAGGCAACGGTGACATCTCGCCGTTCACCTTTGAGGAGCGGGTCGAGATCATGGTTCAGCTGTTCGGCATCTCGCCTGAGAAGATCATCGAGTGCAAGAACCCTGCTTTCGCTCCGAAGGAGGTGCTTGAGCTCTACAAGGCTCCTACTGTGATGGTCATGGTAGCCGGCGATAAGGACGTAGAGCGCTATGAGTCGTCAAAGTTCTTCGAGCAGTACCCGACCAAGTCAGGCAAGCCGGTGCCCTTTGCGCATGCAGCCGCCGGCTTGAAGACCGGCGAGTCCGATCCTCCAGGCGCCTACTATGTGATCAGCAATGCTCGAGACGGTAACCAGTCCGGCACGACTATCCGTGAAGCTTTCCAGCGCGCCGGCGAGGACGAAGCCAAGCAGGTTGCAGCCTTTAAGAAGTTCTACGGACCTAAGGTCAATGATGACATCCTCGACCTGCTGGTTAGCAAGATCAAGATGATCAAGCCGCCGCCTGAAGAGTCGGCGAAGCAGAAGGTTGAGAAGGACGCGGCATGAGTTATGACCCTGAAGGAGGAGGCGGGGAGTTTGACAACCTGTCCGCTCCTCGCGAGGAGCTGCCTCAACCTAAAGGTTGCTGGATCTACGAGCCTGACAACCATGACGACTACCAGTGCTTGGTGCTTTGGCAGCCTGCACCGGAGCTTGGAGCGAGACAGTGGACTCTCTTCGGCCAGCGAATCTTGATCGGCGTCTACCGTGACGAAGGCCGTTATGGCCTGTCTGAAACGAACGTAGTCTTCAGGCTGCTACCTAGCTTCCGCGTCGTGCCTGTCTCTGTCATCCTTGACATTCTCGAAAGCTCCAACCCTGACCTTAATAGGCACACCGTAGCGTTGACTGACATCGCCTCGGGTTCGGTTAAGCTCGTCTCTGAGATTGACCTCCGCCAGCACGGCGCCGGCGTTGATCACAGACAGCATCGCCAGCAGTTTGACGAGCTTCGCAAGCCGCTACGGCAAGAGTATGACGCCCGTGGAAACGTCATTCTGCCAAAGCTGCGCTTCTCAAAGCATGAAAACGCATCGCTGTACCTCGCCCCACCGTTGGTAGATCAGCATGTCCCACATGCGAGCAACGCGACCCTGCCGGTCTATGACTACTATAGCCGTCTGCTCGCTCCAACTGATGTGTTCTATGATCCCGACAGCGTTGACGGCTTAGGCTACGGCGATGACTATGACGGTCAGTTCGAGCATGACGTGTTCGGCGACTTCGTAGTCGGCGCGCGAGCAAACAACACGCTGATCACTCGTAAGCCGGTCCAGCCGCTTGAAGTTGATCACCACAACACGCCGCTGAAGCGGCCTAGCAGGAGAGGTTGATGGACGACGACATCATCACCGAAAATGAAGAGCCGGTAGTTATTACCGGCAAGCGCTCCAACCTGCCTGACTACAAGATCCGCTTGTCCGGCCCCGGCGGCGACGTGGTGTTTGAAGCTAGCGCGCCGCTGTCTGAGTCACGGCAAGCTGGCTATGAAGGCTACGGCATCATCCACCTGCCCACGGCCTTGGTTAGCTACAAGCAGACCTCGAGCCGGACCTTTGCCATCACAGGCAAGCTCATCTCGCGAACCACGGATGAGGCGACACAGAATGCGCGTAACCTTGACCTGATCCGCCGTTGGATCCTGCCTGACTTTGGGGGCACGGGCGCCACGCCGCCGATCCTGACAATCTATGGCTACCGCAATGACAACATTGACGGGCGGCGCGTCGTCCTCCGTCAGTACGGCTGGAACTTCCCTGAGGAGGTTGACTACATCTTCACTGGAGAGCAGCCGATGCCAATCATCGGCCAGCTTGACGTAACCGTTGAGGAGGTGTACTCGGCAGCAGAGGTGACAGCTGGGGCCTGGCGCCTTAGCTTGGGCGGCGAAGGCGAGTTCTCCAAGAGCCAGAATGAGAGCTCAAGCTCGTTCGAGCTTACGGGCAACGGCTACGGTCGAACTGATCCGCTGCGGACCTCTCTTCCTAGCGCGAGCAACATTACCTCCGTGATGTCGGCTTTAGGGGGTGGCAAGGTCACAGTGCCAGGCGTGATCGCCGGCACGATCGCTCGGACGCTGGGAACAGCCGCCCTAAATAGTCCCGCGGTCAGGGCGATTACAAACAGCTTGCCTCCGGTGCTGAAGAACATCTTCGTGTCAGGCGCCAACGTAGCGGTTAGCGAAGTAGGCAAGACCGTCACCAAAAGCGTGTCAACCGTCACACAACCTAGCTCGACATCAGCCTTCGGCCGTGACACGCCCCTGGTGCCGCCCGGCCCCGTAGGAGATTAAATGGCTGACTATACCGTCAAGGACTCGACATACAACCAACGCAACGGCCGCTATACCCGCGGCGGCGTGACGGAGGTCTCGGCTCGCTTTGTCGAGTGGTGGGAGAGAGTCGACAACGCCCATGACCTCTCGGACGTCATCTACGTGCTCGAAGAGAAGTATGTCGGGCGGCCTGACCTGCTCGCCTTTGCCTTCTACGGCGATACACGTTTAAGCTGGCTCATCATGCAGTACAATGATATCCTCGACCCGCTTGAGTTGGTGACGGGTTATATGTTGCTCATGCCGTCAAAGGACAAGGTTACTTCAGCCTTCGGCGTCACCAAGGTCGGCGGCGTGCCTACAACAGCGGTGGGAAGCATCTAATGTCAGTGCCGGCTAATCCGCTCGATGTGTACGTCACGTACACCTACCACTTCGAGCTGCATGCTCATCCCAGCTGGGATAAGCTGCAGGACCTAACCACGAAGGATGAGAACAAGTCCACCGACAGCTTCACGCCTAACGGCACGTTGCTGATTAACACGCGAAAGGACGCTCATCAGTCAATTGACGACGTGCACTTTGTAGCACAGTCTGAGGCTTCGGCTAAGACCGAAATGCTGATCCCTTACGGCGCGCTATCAATGACAGTCACTGAGCCAGGCGGGTTCTCCTTCATCGAGAAGCTGAGCGCAATGCGCAGTAACTATCAGGTAACAGCCGCTGCCACTGACAGCTTGAAGTTCGTGCTAAAGATCTTCTTTGTCGGTCGAAAGGTTGACAACACGATCGAGACTATCACGGCTAAGCTGATTCCCATGGTCATGCAGCCCAATGTAACGGCTACCTTCTCAGAGATGGGTGGCAAGTATGGCCTGACCTTTACGACGGCAGCGACGCTAGGCTTGACAGATGACCCGTTCTCCGGCGCGGCGATGAACTACGCTTACACGAAGCGCGCTGTCTCCTTTAGCGCAGGCACGGTTGAGGAGGCATTGAGCAATCTCGAGAAGAGGCTCAATGAGGGCTACGGCCAGATCTATAAGACCGAAGGCACCACGGATCAAGGCCGCCCGCTCGTCTACAAGATCACATGGGACCCGGATATCAAGGGTGCGATCGAGACGCTTAACAAGAACTCAAATGCGCCGGGTGAGAAGAGCCAGTTTACCTCGAACCCTCAGCTGCAGATTGGCTCCTTTATCCAAAAGATCCTGCAAGCCTCTCCCAAGCTACAGCAGAAGATCGGCGAATCAAAGCCAGGCCTCCAAAAGGAGGGCCATCCGAACATCTTCATCCCGTTGATTCAGCCTCGTGTCGTTTACAAGGATGACCAGGTGCTGATCCACTATCACATCGCTGTCAACAAGGGTGGCATGCAGAAGTCGTGGGTGTTTGACTACTACTTTGCTGAAGCCGGCAAAAATGTCGACATCACCTCATACGAGGTCAAGTTCCAAAATGTAGGAGCGTGGACTCCCGTCAAGATTGAAAGCGGCTTTGACTACACGTTCAACCAGAGCGCGAACATGCCCAAGGATCGGCCTCGTGTTTACAGCGAGAGCATCGTTACAGATGACACGACGCAGAACGGCACCACAGTCGAAGTCCAACGCTCGACTCTTGGCTTTCAAAAGAATGATGTACGGATGCCGCCCCGTGTCACGGCTAATGACCGAATCGGCTACACAAATGCGCCTTATAGCGCCACGCCGTCTTATCGGCTCGCGTCCGACGCCATCGGCGACTTCCAAACCTCGATCTCGTTCCAACAGCAGTTTGAGATTCGAGGTAACCTTGACCTCCTTGACTGTACGGCTTACTATCCGGACGGCAGCGTAGTCGGCGACCTGTACGGTGGAAAGAACGTGTGGGTCAAGGTTAACATCTGGATGTTGGACCCTCGAGCACCGGGTGGCAAGCGCCAATTTTACTACACCAACTACTACAAAGTCATCACGGTTGAAAATGTCTTCTCAGGCGGACAGTTCAAGCAGCATTTGACGGTGGCAGCGGTTCCTGAAGCAGAGAACAAATGAAAGAGATCAACCACGGCGCCTCAGGCATTCCGGGCTACGGCAAGCAGTACGGCATGACCTTAGGCATTGTCAAGAATAACGCTGACCCTGCTCAGCAAGGACGGCTGCAAATTTACGTGCCCGCCTATGACGCAAACAGCTTTAATGTCGCTGACTTGCCTTGGGCTACATACGTGTCGCCGTTCGGCGGCGTGACAGCCAACTTTGCTGTGGGGCCAGAGGGGGAGACCCTACCAGGCATCTCAGCCTACGGCTTCTGGGCGATCCCGAAGAACAGCGCCCAGGTGCTGGTCGGTTGCATTGACGGCAACCCTGACAACCGGTTTTGGGTCGGTTGCGTCTACATTCCTGAGCACAACCGGACCTTGCCTGCAGGCATTGACGGCGTTACGTCTGAGATTGACGAATCGGGTGTCTACCCGCAAAAGGACTTCCCGCACGCGCAAGAGAAGCTTCAGAAGGCAGGCTTGTGGAAGGGGTCAACCCACTTCAAAACGCGAGGCGGCTATGAGCGATCTGTCAGCCACCCATCTAACAAGAACAACAACAAGCCTACGGACAACGGCTATGCGCCTAAGCCTCTCGAGCCAGCTAAAGCTGACTCACAGGCCGTCTCGCTAACCTCGCCTGGCCGGCACATGTTCGTGATGTCGGACGTAGATGAGCATTGCCGTATCAGGCTGAAAACCACTAACGGCTCTCAAATCATCCTCGACGACACTAATGAGCGGATCTACATCTCGACGGCTGAAGGTAAGAACTACATCGAGCTCGACGAAGGTAACGGCAAGATCTACGTCTACTCCGACTCGAAGGTCAGCATTCGAGCCAAGAATGACCTCAACTTGTACTCCGACGAGAACATCAACATCGTCGCGAACAAGCGCGTCCACATCAAGAGCGAGGAGCGCTCGGTTCACGTGACCGCCAAGTGCGATGTGACATTAAAGTCTACAAACGCCGACGTGTTGATCGCTGCAAGCCGTGACCTCAAGCTAAAGACCTTCAACGGCCCTCAAGCGGGCGCTCTCGGAGCTGAGACTGTCCAGACAAGCAACCCGCTCGACGTGATCTATCGTTGGCCTGAGAAGGGCGGGTCGGGTACGAGCAACATCGAGCTTGATTCAGCCGGCAAGGTCCAGTCGGTGAGCCAGCAAGGCACGTTGCTAACGGTGCGCGGCAGCGAGGGCTTCAACGTCAAGTCTTCGGGTTCCGTCAACTTGCAGGGCCCAAGTGTCAACCTGGCGTTCCCGAGCGTCAACTGGCAAAGCGGTGCGAGCATGAACCTCAAGGACACCGACAATAACTCTACCATCGTGGTTACAGGCGGTGCGAGCTCGTCCAGCGCTTACAGCGGTCATAAAGTCCTCTCTGTGCCGTACATGGGCGAGATGCCTCAGCAGGGCAAAGCAGGCGGCATGGTCAAGCCTGAGCATGAGTCATGGGTGCGTGATGAGGACTCAGCCTTTGCTAAGAACGAGCCTCGCAATTTTAAATACATTGGATGAAGCTCGTAGCCATCTTTGAAGATGAACGCCGTACCTTCGTGCTGAAATTTCAGCAGGAGCTGATTGACCTTGGGTGGGAGGTTGATGTCAAGCACCTAGGTGGCAACAAGTTCAAGCTCTCTGTGAGCAGGGATGAGCGGGCTCCTATGCTGCTATACGCCTTCAAGTACAACGAGCGAGAATGCATCGTTAGAAACGTCATCGATGACCGTACTCGAAGCTTCCACTCGGTCTATTTTTACAGCGGCCAAGAGTTTGCTGACTACGCACATGGGCATAACTTATGAGCCAGTACAAGTTCTACCGTGGGTTCAGCACCAAAGGCTACGAGAATGTCGGCAAAGGCTTCACCCTCTACAACGTCGAGCTGATCCAAGAGGACCTCTTCAACGAGTTGTTCACCGTCAAGGGTGAGCGAATCATGCAGCCTGACTTCGGCACGCGCATCCCGTTACTGGTCTTCGAGCCGAACGACACCGTCACCGCGGACATCTTGAAGGAGGACGTGCTGAAGGTCATCAACGGTGACCCCCGCGTGCGGCTGCAAGAGTGCGACATCATCTCGGACATGGACAACCACCGGCTTATCTGCGTGGCTAAGATCCAATACATCGAGTTCAATGTCACTAAGGACTTGAGGATCGAGGTGGGTTCGCGATGAAGCTGCAGTCACTGCTTGAAGAAACTGATCGGTCAGCCATCCTAAAGGCTCAGCAAGAACTCGTCGAGCTCTTGCCTGAGAGTGACATTCGAATCGTCAAGATTGACCCAACGCAAGGCTATTGGAAAGAGGTCAACGATAAGGATGTAGGTCAGCCGCTGTCTAACATGGCCTTATGCATCGACAACAAGATAACCGTCGCGATGTTTTATTGGGACACGAATGCGGCTAGCGGCCGTGGATTTTGCAATGACGTAAATGAGTTTATGACGATGCAGCCATTGGCTAACTGGGTGGAGCAGCAACAAGAGCTTAAAGAGAGCGCCCGGTCAGAAGCGCTAGAATTTCAACAGTACCTCATTGATGAGGACTACGAGACAAAGCTTCAAGCGTCAAAGTGGGTGATGCGGCACAACTACGGGCCAACCGTCATTAAGCATCAAGAGACTGATGTTGAGGGCGGTATCCTGTTGCTCGCAAGAAAAGAGTCGGACAACCATTGGACGACTGCTTACCATTTCCCAGACGATATGAGCATGGGCGTTGCCATGTATGTCGATGATCCAGGCAACAAGCACAAGAAAGTGGCCGGGCATACCAACTTTATCCACAGCGTCACGCTGAAGCCAGGAACAAATCTTAAGCGTTGGGCGATGCCAGCATGAAGCTACTTGAACTGCTCGATACAGGCCCTAGCGCCCATACAACCCTGTCTCGCTTCGCTAAGGAGCTCGAGGCAAAGGGCTTCGAGGCCGAAGTCAAGTCCAGCTCAAAACCCGGAATTATAAACCGCTCGAAGCTTTGCATCGTGGTCAAGGGCTATGGGCTCAGGGACGTGATCAAGCTCTACAAGCCGCTGTTTGGCTGGGAGGACACGAGCACCTACTTCGTTGACTCGAAGCATGAGAAGAAGTTCCGGACCGTGCAGGAGCTTGTGGCTGTGCTGAAGGACAAGTACAAGCGCTTGCCTAAGTGCCTCTCCTACGTGCCGCCCGTGGTCAAGGAGGATGAAGGTGTCGTGCCAATAAAGCGGCGCATCTTGAAGTTTCAGCAGGACCTCGAGAACCTTGACTACGAGACTGTCAGCAACATCATCAAGACCAAAGGTGTTTCCGCAGACGGCGCAACAACAGACAGGTTTGTGTTTGTCCTTGCGCCTGTGGATGATGGTCATCGGTTCTCTACCCTCTACCAGAAAGTCGTCATCATCATTGATGACCAGGACTCGTTGATGGTTCCCGGTCGTCAACCTCGCTCCAAGGTCGAGCAGCTTGTTAACGTAGAGATCTTCCACTGGGGCGAGACGTATGAGGAGCTGCTTAAGCGTGACTGGACGAAGCACTACCCTAAGCGCCCAATCTTCATCGAAGATGAAGCCGTGACTGGCAGGCAAGAGTCGCTTGACAACGCAATTGCCTACCTGACTAAATAAGCCCTATGACTAACACACTCTTGTACGCAGCTGAGAGCTGGGATAAAGTCTATAAGGCTTTTGAGCAGATTAACTTCACCGCGTACGATTTCGATGCGGTCAAGCAGTCCCTGCTTGACTACCTGAAGCTGAACTATCCCGAGAACTTCAATGACTACATTGACAGCTCGGAGCTGGTAGCCATCATCGACCTGTTTGCCTATGTCGCCGAGCAGCACGCTTACCGTGTCGACATGGCTGCACATGAGAACATGCTGCCGACGGCCCGCCGGAAGCAGAATATCCTTCGCCTCGCCAACCTCGTCTCCTACTCAGCGTCACGTAACCTGCCGCTGCGTGGCTTTGTTAAGCTGACGTCTGTTGCATGCTCAGAGAACCTGGTCGACTCGCAAGGCAATAGCCTGACCAACAAGGTTGTCAAGTGGGCTGACCCGAACAATCCGCTGTGGCGTGAGCAGTTCCAGCTCGTCATGAACCGCCTGCTGGCTACTCAGCTTGGCGCGCCGTTTAAGTCGACACAGGTTGATGACATGATCATCCAGCAGTATGAGCTGCTGAACCTGCTCGAAGCTGAAGCCGACGGCACCTCCTTTGAGAACGGCACCCTGCCATTGTCTGTGAACGTCAACGGTCAAGAGCTCAAGTTTGAGCTGGTACCTGCCGACGTGGACGATTCCGGCGTCTTCGAGCGCAGCCCTGACCCGAATCAGCACTTCTCGCTTGTCTACAGCGATGATGGCTACGGTGACTCGTCAGACATGACCGGCTTCCTGATGTACTTGAAGCAAGGCGTCCTGCAGAAGCTGCCGTACACCTTCACCGACCTCCAGCCGAACCGTGTCATCGACGTTGACCTGCCGAATATCAACGACGTTGACGTGTGGCTGCATGAGGTCGACACCGCAGGCAACATCCTCTACGAGTGGGAGCAGGTAGATGCCGTTAACGGCTCGAACCTTGCCTTCAACACGATCAGCAACCAGAAGAAGTTCGAGGTCGAGACGCGCGAGCGTGACCAGATCCGGCTCGTCTTCGGCTCGGGCGACTATGCTGCGATCCCGCTCGGCTCGTTCAACATCTGGACTCGCACGTCTACCAGTGGTAGCCTGACGGTCTCAAAGACCGACATCGTTGACAGCTCGACTACCTTCGTCTACAACTCGAAGCAGGGCCGCCGTGAGACCTGCACGTTGACCTTCTCGTTGACAGCCGCGCTGCAAAACTCGGCCGACTCTGAGGACTTCGAGCATATCAAGCAAGCGGCTCCTGGTAACTTCTACACCCAGGACCGCATGGTCAACGGGCAGGATTACAACAACTTCCTGCTGCAAGACCCGTCTATCCTCAAGCTGAAGGCTGTCAATCGGACCTTTGCCGGTCAGCCGAAGTACATCGAGTGGAATGACGCCTCCACCAAGTACCAGAACATCAAGCTGTTCGGTGATGACGGCCGCATCTTCTTTGACATCGGAGCTGAAGCTACCTCCTACAAGGTATCGGCTCGGACGTTCATCGATCAGGTTCTCGAACCTGCGCTCTCAGAGCCAGGCATCTACAACCTAATCAGCTACGCTTTTAGCCAGTCGTCATTCCCGCTGTCTGACGCTTACATCCGGCCGCGCGTCTCTTTCATCGAGGACTATAGCCTAGGCTTGCAAGAGAAGACGGTCATCCAGGGCGCGCTCGACAGGCACTGGTACGGCGAGCCTGAACGGCTGGTCTACCTGGGCCCTGACCTGACTGAGACCACGCCGCCTCAGTCCGTCTTCGGCGTAGTCAACGCTGACAGCGACAAGCGGGTCTATGACTCAGCCCTGAAGCTCGTTACCTATGCATCGAGCGCGTACAGCTTAGCTCCGTGGCCAGGTGCGGTCTCGAGCGTTCAAAACTTTGTCAGCCGTCAGCGGCGCTTTGGCGTCAAGTTTGTGCCCGACCGTCCGTTCGCTTCGGCGCTCGTCATCAACCCGGCCAACGCTGTCAACGTGACCTCGACTGACTTCCTCACGGCGGCAAACATCTCACAAAGCGGCTTGGAGGATGTGTACACGATCGAAATCATCGATGCTGACGTGGGTACATTCAGCGTTTACAGCAAGAAGCGCGGATTACAGCCGTCAGGCGTTGTAGGCGAAGCTTACTCGAACGGCTATATCAGCTTCGTTCTCGGAATCCCGAACGGCCAGTCAACTACCTTGGTAGTTGGTGACGCCTTCATCATCAAGCTGGAACGCGACTCGTTCACGGTCATGATGCCGACCATCTATAAGAAGAACTTGCTGGGCAAGTTCGAGCTGATCAACGAAGCTTCGCTCTCGGCCAACGCTGAAGCGCTGCCGTATGACGTGTCCGACTCCGTCAAGAGCTGGATCATGATTGTTGAGCGCGTCGACGCGGCTGACGGCTCGCTTGACTCGTGGCGGCTGACTCGTCGTAACTACAAGCTGGCCCTTGAAAGCCCGACTTCAAAGTTCTGGTTCAGCCCAGGCACCTACCTCGTTGACCCTGAGACGAAGAAGCGCGTGTTTGACACCGTTAAGCTGCTGAAGTCCAACATGACCGCGGACGGCACCGCAGCCCTGGGCGTGGACCAAAAGTACATGACTGTCGGCTCGTTCATCAACGCTGACGGTTCTACCAATGACTCAGCGCTGCTGCTAACGCCTACCGTGCTTGACGAAGCCGCTGTAGCTGCGGACGGCAGGCCGTATGCGTCCTTCCTCTTCCTCGACTTCGTTGCGGACAACAGCTACGTGTACTTCACCGCGGACAGCGTGACCGGCAAGCTTACGCCTGCACCGAAGACCGCTTACCTG